ATACATGCTTCGCATACCTTTGTAACAATCCAAATAGTGCGCCCATACCCCTTGACATTCTGTCGCGGGAAGGTTCCGGGGAAGGTTCCACCCAACCTGAAAGCCGTTTTCAAAAGGGCTGAGGGCCCGTCTGCGGGCATGAATTAGCCCCCTAGGCAAACTACCCTAGGGGGCACCTTCACAGCGTCTCAGACGGTCACAGGGGCGTTCCAGCGGGCACGTCCACGGTTGCTCTCAGGCTTAGCGGCCACCGTGCCAGGGTCGGGCAGAACCTTACCGTTCCACATTTCCCGATTGTCGTAACGAGGAATGAGCACATCGGTAAGGGTTTCCTTACCCATGTCAGCGTTGCACTGCCTGCACAGGGGGAGCAGGTTGCAAGGGCAGTACATCCCACCCTCAGCGTCTGCCAGCACGTGCCCCAGGTTGAACGTGTCCATAGCCCTAGGGGTACCTCCCACGTGGGCACGCTCCCCACACCCCACACAGTTGGCCCACGTAGCACCGTCACTGTCACCCGTAAGGGTGGCCAGGTACAGCACCGTAGCGAGCACCTGCCTACGGATACGGGCGTTGACCTGGGTCTCACTCTGGTACTTGCACTGGTGAGTGGTGGTGTTCATGTCCCTGTCTCCCTTGTTCGTTGCTGTGCTTACAGCATACCCGCCCCGGACACCCATGCAACCCCAATTCAGCAAGAATCTTGGAAGCTTTACCTAAGCGTTACCTGTCCGCCCCGGACGACATATGGGGCAAAACGGACATTGGGTACATACCCATACATAGGGGTACATATAGGGCATACCATCCCATACCCACCCATATAGGGCATAGGGTACATATGGGACATCTAGGATATAGGCCCTTTTAAGGGGCGTTACGTACATACCCCACATTTCCCCCGCGCGTGTACGATAGGCACGAAAAATTCCCGGAGACTTTGGGCTTGCATCTGCCCTACCCCTTGTGTAGACTGGTACTACACCAAGCGAGAGGAAGTACACACCATGGACCTTCGTGACCTTCTTGAGCAGGCCGCTGACGCGGGTGTCTTCACCACCATCACGGTTCCCGTTTCCGACGTTCGGGATGCGGACCGTGTGGACGGCTTCGACTGGGACGCCTACCCGCACATGGCCGAACTGGCGTAACACCTAAAAGGGGCATTCATGTTCAGGAAAAGGCCGAAACCGGTACAATTCCACAGTATGTCCCTTTTGCTGGAAAGGGACGGGCTGAAATCGAAAACTTCGGTTTTCAACTCGTCCCTTCTGGCGAATCTCCTCGCACGCTACGAGGAAAGCGGTTTTACCGCAATCGAGGCGACACATTCGAAATACTGCCTTTGTGAGGCAGGAAAGGACGAAAAAGTCGCCATCTGACCTTCGAAAAAACTTCATAGAAAAAATTCACCCCTCTTTTCAAGGATTTTCGCCTAGATTTCCTTAGAAAAGAGGGGTGAATTTGTGGGCGAATTTTTTGTCCGGGCGGGACACTCCTTAAATGAAAAAATATCCTTACAAGCATGTTGAGTCTGTCCTAGGCGTCTGTTAGACTTAGGTCATCACCAAGGAGGAAACATGGCGAAGAAGTCGCTCCGTATGGGTCAGCGTCGTCGGAACAAGCACTGGGTGAACATTTACCTTATCGACCGGGCCTGTGGAGGGTCGGAAGAAGGCGGATGGTGGTTCAACTACGGAGAGAACATCGAGGCATGGCCCTGCCGTTCGGCCAAGCAGGCTGAGAAGCTGGTCAAGTGGGCCAAGGCGCAGAGGCGCTATCAGGGCTCGAATCGTTCCCTGTACAGCGTGAATCACCGTCTGGGCGACACGGTGGAAATCCTCATCGAAAACCGTGAGGGTGCCGACTGGAGCGACTACCGTCCGTGGGAGTAGGATTTGGGCCCTTCGGGGCCCTGTCCGCCCCGGACTAAAAATCTGCGACTAAAAATCTGGACTTTGGGGTTGCGACTCAAAAATTGGCCCTGTAGACTAGAGCTAACGAAAACGGAGGACAGGATGTGTTTCCACAAGTGGTCCGACTGGAAGCAGATGGTGGGAACGTTCGATTCCCCTCTGTTCCCCAGGCTCGGTACCTGGAAGGCGCTGATTCAGGTGCGCCAGTGCTCCAAGTGTGGTAAGGTTCAGCGTAAAGACATCTGAGGAGGCGTCATGACCAACCTTTCGAAGCCCGAGCGCGTTTCGCTGGACAGCCTGACCTACGTCGGTGGGTTCGACTGGGACCACGAGTCCTATCAGTTCAACGAGACGCGAGTGTGGAAGGAAGCCCGAGGACGGTACTACGTGGCCAGCGACTCCGGTTGCTCCTGCCCCATTCCGTTCGAGGACATTGACTACGCCGACCAGGCACACGGTCCGTACAACAAGACCGAACTTCGTGCATACTTCGAGCGTCAGTTGAAGGCGGAGCGAGGCTACCGGCCTCAGTCCGAACTCCGCCAGGAAATCAGTTCTCTCCTGGCCCAGCTCACCTGACAGAAGGGGCCTCCGGGCCCCTGTCGGGGCCGGACACTTTCATAAAAAGGCTCGGTAGGTGTTGTGGTCTGTCCTTGAGCTGTGTTAGACTCTACTTACACCGAGGGAGAGGAACCCACACAATGCGCACTCAGATGTTCTCTCTGGAAGACGTCAAGGCCATCGCCAAGGACCAGAACAACCACTTCTTCGACCGGGCCACCCTCCGCTTCTTCAACTCCCGCATCTCCGAGATGTGCTACAGCGACTTGCAGGGGAAGACGATGTTCTTCGTCTCCTCCGAGCGCTTCGACGACATGTCTCCCCGACTCTACACCGTTCGCGTGGCCAAGCTGGACGAAAACGGACATCTCACCATCGACACCGTGTCGGAGTTCCAGGAGTACGCGAGCCGTGACGGTGCTCACAGCCGTGCCAAGCGAGAGCGTGCCAAGTTCTTCGCTGAGTCCTTCCCCTCCGAGTGACGGACGGGCCCTCCGGGCCCCTGTCCGGCCCGGACGGACAAAAAGGACATAAATTCAGGGGTTGCGCGATGTCCCTTGGGTCGTGTAGACTTTAGCTATCAGCAAGGGGGAAGGAACCCCCAAGCGAGACTCTGAGGAGCTTCAAATGGCCGTTACCCTCGCCAAGAAGACCGACGTCAACCACAACATCGTCTCCTCCGTCACCATCTCCGAGGGCTTCAAGGTCAAGGGTTCCAAGTCCGTCTACAGCATCCGGCTGGAGACCTGGAAGACCACTCCGGGCAGCGACTCCACCGAGGTCCGCATCGTCATCCGTGACCAGGACGGCAAGTTCCACGGAGCGACCAACTTCAAGCAGAACATCATGCTGGACTTCACCGCTCTCATGAACGGCAACCACAGCAACCGTCGCGCCAAGGCCAAGAAGTAACATCCTCCCACCGGGCCCTTCGGGGCCCGTGTCGGGCCCGGACATTTTCAAGTTGGGGTTGTATCTGTCTCCCACATGCTGTAGAGTTAGAGCATCGAAAGGGAGAAAAACTCCCGGAAGAGAGGATGCACCATGCTGAGCGACGTTCGTGTTGAGCTGTACTTCCACGACCGTGACAAGACGCTGGTGGCCTACATCAAGGACACCACGCCCGATGCCATCAACCTGGCATGGACCGAAGCGGTTCACAACGACATGAAGCTGTTCACCCTCACCGACGCGAACGGCTCCCGCCTTTCGATTCGAGTCAACCGAGTTGAGATGCTGGTTGCCTCTCTCTACAACCTGGGGCGCTGATGTGCATCGAATGTGGCGCTGCCATGGGTGACATGCACCGTGGCAAGTGCAATCCGGACAATCGTGAGGGCTACGCATGGATGGTGATTTTCGAAGACACCTTCCTTGAGTTCGAGCCCGCTCCGGATGCTCATCTGGACGACATGGGAGACTGACAAAGGGCCCTTCGGGGCCTGTCGGCCCCGGACAACTTAGGCAGACTAACGAATATTGGTTGTTGCGCCTGTCCCATCGGTCATGTAGACTTAGAACATCGAGAGGGAGGGAAGCCTCCCAACGAGAGGAGCGGTCATGACGTTCGAGATTCCCGAGGGTTACAGCATCATCTCCGAAGAGGAGTACGCAGATGCGGTTCGTGAGTCCGCTGAGCCGCACAAGTTCGAGACGGCCGGTGTCATCCGTAAGGGTTGGCTGGCCGACATCTGGACGGTCTCCGAGGACGACGAGCCCGAATACCTGGTTGACTGCAACTAGGTCAGGCTGATAGACTCTAGCTAAGCACAAGGGGACAGGCCACAGGGCCTCGCAACGTGAGGTTTTTCCCTTCCTGCCAAAGTCTCTGATAACTGAATACCCCAGCTTACTTCGACTCTCAGGAGTTCACATGATTGCCGGTATCGTTCCCGTCCGTGACGCCCTCTCCCTCCGCGTGGCCATGATTGTCCAGGGGGTGGACATCGAGTTCGGCCCCATCGCCACCCGTGCCCCCTTCCAGCGGTTCGACATCCTGGAGGCGGACGAGACCCGTGCGCGTGCCATCATCGCTCGGTTCCCCCGTGTGCGAGTCGGCAAGCCGGTCAAGAAGTGGAAGGAGGCCGACGCCTCTCTGCTCGGCCGTGCGAAGCTGGTGAGCCAGAAGGACACCAGCGAAGACTGACCCAATGGGGCCCTCCGGGGCCCCATTTGGCCGCCCCGGACAATTTGGCCCGGCACTAGACACAGCCCTTGTACTCATGTAGACTAGACCTATCAAGCCAAGGAGGGCGACATGGCCAAGGTATCTGTTGCGAAGCTGATTGAGTCGGCTATCTTCAATGATGCTGAGGCCAAGGGTCACACCACCTGGCAGATGTTCGAAGAGAAGTTCAACGACCTCTTTGAGGGAAACCCTGAGTTTGTTGAATCTTGCTCCAAGGGCATCCTTGACCCCATCATCTACATGGTGGAGTCGAACACCGTTTTCAACGGACACCACCGAGTTCTTATCGCGTGGTTGCTGAACGTCGAGTTCATCGAGTATACTGAGGACTGGACGGAAGACAGCGAGTCCGGACCCGAACTCTTCTAGGAGTGTCATGTACTTCGTAGAATGGCTTCACTTCTACCTCTACACGCACTACGCTTGGTACCGGGAGGTGTGCGAGAATGCGTGATGGGTATGTGTGGCTCATCGCAGTCCTGTTCATTCTGCTCATTCTCTTCTGACACCGGGCCCCTTCGGGGGTCTGTGTCCGGGCCGGACAAAAATCACCTCAGATTCAGGCTTGCACACAGCCCTAGGCGTCGTGTAGACTTAGGGTATCGAAAGGGGGAAACACCCCCTAGAGAAGGAGAATCACCATGCAGCTCGTCCTCGACACCATCGCCCGTTCCTTCGCCAACACCCCGCTCAAGGCCAGCACCCGGCAGACCCTCGTGAACGAGGCCATCGCCCACCTGGACAGCGAGCAGGCGCAGCGCTTCCTCGACATCGCGTTCGAGCAGGGCGAGTTCGCTCCTTCCGACTCCGAGTGAGTCACCAGTTCAACCCACTTGGCCCCCTCCGTTTGGAGGGGGCCTTTGGCCGCCCCGGACATCGGGCAAAACGGACATTTTGAGGGCTTGTTTACGTAGCCTGTCTCTGATAGACTCGACTTACGTCAACGAAAGGACTGTCATGCTCAAGCGCTCGCACGACCGTAAGACTGCCAATCGTGCAAACGGTGCTGGCACTCAGTCTCTCATCAAAAACGCATTCTCCCTGCCCAGTGGCAAGGCGTATTCCTGCCCTGGCGCGACCGGCGTGTGTGAGACGGTCTGCTATGCCGGTAAGCTGGAAAAGCAATACCCGGCATTCCGTGACCTTGCCCTGCACAATTGGGAATTGCTGAAAGACGCAAGCCTCATTCGAATGGTTTACTTGCTTGCCGAAATGGTGAGTGAGTTCCGAGAGGAATGCGAAAAGCACAACGTTCCCAAGGTATTCCGCTGGCACGCAGATGGTGACATTTTCTCTGCCACCTATGCAGAGGCCATCGAAATGACCTGTGAATCCTTTCCGGATGTGCAATTCTGGATTTACACGCGCTCTTTCGAGTACGTGGGATTCATCTACGGTCTGCCCAATCTCTCTGTGTATCTCAGTGTAGACAGTGAGAACAAGGAAAAGGCGCTGGAAACGCAAAAGGAATATCCGTCTGTGCGTCTTGCCTACCTTGACGAGACTCACGAAAAGGGCAAGGAATTCATGCTTACCGAAACTGGTAAGCCTGGCGCTATCTGCCCTGAGAATGCCAAGCGCATTCCCCTTATCACTAAGGATGGAGGCGCATGTGTGACGTGTGGCCTTTGCATCTTTGGTAAGGCGGATATCCGATTCGCCTCTAAGGTTCCTAAGCGCAGGAAGGCTTAGCCCCTTGCCCCTTCGGGGGCATGTCGGGCCCGGACAACGGGCATATCGGACAAAACGGACATTCTAGGCTGTAGACATGACCCTGTTACGTCCTCTATACTAGAGACATGAAGGGGAGGGAAACCAACCTCTGCACCGGGGCTTGCCTCTCCGCCTTCAATCCGATAGACTGAGTGCACACCGAGGGAAGGAAACCCCATGAACGTCAACATGACCCGTCGCGCGTACGCTGTCTCTCTGGGCCTGGCCAAGGAGTCCCGTGGCCGGATGAGCGCTGCCGCATACGAGGCCATCGCGGAGGCTGAGAAGTCGGGCAAGGTCTTCACCGACACCGACGCCACTCCGCGCAAGGTCGTCAAGGCCGCTCCCAAGGCCGGACAGTTCGATGCGAAGGCGGTCCGTGCGTGGGCCACTTCCAAGGGCATGACCGTTTCGGCCCGTGGTCGTCTCTCCGCTGAGGTGCTGGCCGCTTACAAGGCGGACAACCCGGAGGTCAAGCCCGCTGCGCCCGGCGTCCACGTCAAGGTGACGGGCAAGGATGTCCGTCCGCACGCCAACCCGACCCGTGGGCCCCGTACGGAGTACACCGCTTGGTACGGCAACAAGCGTATCCGTCTCTCGGAGCGCGAGGTGTGCAAGTGCGGTTACAGCCTGTCGCACTGCGGCTGTGGCTCCCCGGTGGTGCTCGGGATGGACGTAGAGGTTCACGCGCGATAGGATAGGAACATGTCAGTCATCATCGAAATCGACACGCCTGATGATGACGCTCACGACAGTGCCTGGCCCTTTGCCACAGCTACGGCTGAGTTCATGGCAAAGGTGCTGGGCCTGTCTGTCAGTGTCTCAGACGGCTACGGTACAACGCAGGATTTTGGGGGAGAGGGTGGCGCGTAGTCCCTTCAAACGAACAAGCATCATCGCACCTGACATGTATGAGGGTGCGCGACTCGTAACACCACGTCCCACATCGTATGAGCGTCTGGCGAATAAGCTCATCGATGAAATGGACAAACGGTCTTTCGACCCCCATGCATTCGCCTACCTCCTTTCTACCTACCCTGAGCCTGTGCAAGCGGTGATGTTTCAATTCATCATCTCTCTGCTCAATGCGTGGGCAGGAAGAACGGAAAGTCGCTCAGATGACGAATTCAATCGTGTGATGGATTCCAAATTCGTCATCGAACAGATACTACTGAAAAGGGGACACACGAACCCTTGACCCTACCGGGCCCTTGACTTCTGGGGCCCGTGTCGGGCCCGGACAAAAATCAGCACACAGGCGGTGTTGACCCTTGTCCCTGTCATCGTGTAGACTTAGAACATCGAAAGGGGGACGGACCCCCTGAGAAACGGAGACTAACATGAGCGCCAACGTCAACCTCGCCGTCTACCTGGTCATGCTGCACGACGAGCAGCCGCACATGAGCTTCGACCAGGCGATGCGTCTGGCCCGTCGCATGATGGACCACCACATCGAGGTCCAGCGGGTGGCCGAGGACAAGGGCTACAACGAGGGCCACAAGAACGGCTACGCCTCCGGCAAGGCCGACGCCGAGCAGCCCACGAGCTGGGAGCTGACCCGTCTCCGGGACATCGAGAAGCGCGTCAAGGCGCAGGGTGAGGAGCTGGTCAAGGACATCGTTCGTGAGGTCGGTTCCCACAAGAAGATTCAGTGCATCAAGCAGCTCCGCGAGAAGACGGGTCTGGGTCTCAAGGACTCCAAGGACATCGTGGACGCCTACGTGGCCAAGCTGAACGGCATGTACCTGGCCGACTGGGAGCGTGCCCTGCTGGACGCGGCCTACTGAGTCTCCTAAGACTCGCACTCTGCCCCCTCTCCGGAGGGGGCTTCGGTGTGTCCGGCCCGGCCAACCGGCAAATCGGACATTATGGACATCGAGCCCGGCAGTGTGGGTAGACATCCACCCTTGCTTACTGCTAGACTAGAGACATCGAAGGGCAGGGAAACCAGCCCTTACACCAATCTGCCTAGGAGGCACAACATGCACGGTCTTGAGATTGGTTCCAAGGGTCAGGTCGCGTTCGCTTCTCGCAACGAGCCCGCGTGGCACAACCTCGGAACCGTGTTCGAGGGAGAGCTGACCACCGACGAGATGCTGTCTCTGGCTCACCTCAAGGGCTGGGACGTCCGTCTGGAGTCGGTCAAGGAAATCATGGGTCTGGTCTCGGACTCCTATGACTTCGTGACCGAGCCGCACATGGTGGTCCGTACCAACCCCTTCACCGGTCGGAACGACGTTCTGGCCACGGTGGGCGAGCGGTACAAGGTCGTCCAGAACGAAGACCTGTTCGGCTTCGGTGACGGCATCCTCGCGGGTGGTGGAACCTGGGAGACTGCCGGTTCCATCAAGGATGGGCGTGTGGTCTTCGGGTCTCTGTCCATCTCTCGTGACATCGTCATCGGTGACGACGACGTGACCAAGCTCTATCTGCTGGTCAACACCTCTCACGATGGTTCCGTGGCCGTTCAGGCGTCCGTCACTCCGGTCCGTGTCGTGTGTCAGAACACGCTAAACTTCGCACTCCGTAACGGTGTGAAGCAGCAGTTCAAGATGCGCCACACGCAGACCATCGAGGGTCGCATGGCTGCCGCGCGTGAGGCCCTGAACATCACCTTCGCGTACGGGGATGAGCTGGAGCGTGAGCTGACCACGCTGGCCGCTGCCAAGTGCACGCGCGACCAGTTCGACAGCATCGTTCAGGCTCTCTACCCCAAGCCCGAGAAGGATGTCAAGGGCAGCATGGTCAAGTGGGAGTCGAAGCGTGACCTGCTCATGGGCATCTTCACCGACACGGCCCCCGGTCCGAAGACCACTCAGTCTCTGGCCGGAACCATGGCCGGTGCCCTGAACGCTCTGACCGAGCGTATCGACTGGTACCGGATGCCCCGTGGTGGCAACGTGGACAACCTGTTCATCGCTGCCAGCGGTTTCGACCCGGTGGTCAACGCCGAAAAGAACCGCATCCGTAAGGCGGTCCTGAGCCTCGCTGCGTAATGCAGTAGGCACGCCAGTCCCCCTAGCCCAGAAGGGTTTAGGGGGATTTTGGCGGCCCCGGACAATCGCCCGGCAGGGTAGACAGTGTCCTTGTAGTCTGCTAGACTCGTATCAACGAAAGGGGAAAGACATGGCGATGGTCATGGCCTTCGGTCCGGAAGAGAACGAAGACTGCGAAGGTTGCTTCGCTCGCAGGGCCATCGGCACCTTCAACCTGAACGATGTTGAGACACCTCTTTGTGGTCACTGCTCGGTTTACCGAAACGCTGACAACACCGAGGTAATCATTCCGAACGAGCCGGTGTAAGGGGAAGCAATGACTCACAGGGTAACCGTAATCGTTCTGGAAGAGGGAGTCCGAAGGGAACTCATCTTCGATAACATTCAGGGAGGCGGAAAGGGAATCGAGTTCGATTCCAAGACTGCAACTCTGACTCTGTGGACGGAGAGGGGTCATCTTCTCAATACCCGATGGGTCGTTCCGTTCGTGTCCCACTACTGCGTGGAAGACGAGCTGGAATGGTGACCTAAAGTGATGTTGACAAGGTAACACTGCCTTGCTAACATAGAAGTATAAAGTGTGTCCCTGGGGGCCCTATCAGTCATTCTGGCGAGGGCTTAATTAGAGGAAGGTCGGCCTCTCCCCAGGGACCTTTCAATTGTCCGCCCCGGACACTTAGCTAACCTAACTAACTAGATGACTACCAATATCGACAACGATTTGTCCGTCATGTCCGACTTTTTCCCCTTTACGATAGCGTCCTAAATTTCCCGGAGATTCCCTTTACGAAGGGGCCGAAAACTCCCGGATTTTGGAGACATATTTGGTTAGAAAAATAAGCCCACACTTTGGTGTGGGCTTTTCCCATATACATGGACAACAAAGCTATGATTCAAGGCCGGTAGTCATAGGTGTCCTTGTACCCCATATACATAGAACAACCTATAATGCGTGTATGCTTACTTAATCCATTTACGAAAGGCTTCTAAGGCTGCCGGGGATTTTTGATGCATCCAATCACAGCCAGATTGGGCAGTGTCTCGTGTATATGGGGAGAATCGACACCAATCCTATCAATCTAAGGCATGTGAGCCTATTCAACCTTAGATTGTGGGGCCCATTTACGATGAATGCCTGATTTTCTGGGCATCTGGGCTGATTCATGGGCTGAATGTGGGCTAGATTGGGGCTGCTTTACGAATGACTGTTAAAATTGCTGGATTTGGGGCAGAATCGGGTCAAAATGTCCGATTTAGGGGCGAAATATCGTGATTTTGCCTTGTTTTGAGTGATTTTTCGGGGCTAATTTCGATGCTTGTGAAGCCTATTTGCCTTGGATTCGAGGGCCAGATGCGTGTTAGACCTAGGAATGTGCCTCCAAATGCTTGTTAAGCCTGCGAGATATCCCGGACTATTACACACTCCCATCACACTACTATATTGTGCACAACCTAATATGCTTTATACACAATAGTTATCCACAGGCAACATCAACATGTGGATAACTTTGGTATTCTGCTATGCTCAAGGCCGTGTCTGACAGACTGATAACTCTCTACTTTATGATTGCAAGGTGGGGTACATCATCATCCTAAATATCTTTCGTGCTCAATAGATGACCCTTGCTTGCTATGCTACATGCCCTTCTGTCTATTGGGTATATGTAGTAGGTGTATATGGTAGTAGTGGTTAGTGTATATGGGGATGATGGGCTTACTGCTGCCGGACCTTTTTCGCTGCGCTGGCAGTCGGCTCTGCCGACTAAAAAGTCAGACAACCATCTGCTGACTAAAAAATCGGCCTAGGCAATTGCGACTAAAAAATTCGGACTCCAGATGCCACCCACTAAAAACGAAAAGGACCAGCCATCATCTGGCCAGTCCTCATCGTCTTCCCACTCTTCCCAGTCTTCGTCAGTCCAGACCTGTTCTCCGAACCACATCTCCAAACCGGGATTCATCTTCAATAACACCTGCATATAGCTCACTATCCTTGTCCATATCGGACGTTGGGTCAAACCGTGTCGCCCATGCTAGCCAGTCTGTATTCTCAAGGATACAGCAAAGGGCACATTGCTTCTGTGACCTTGTTGCTAGCGCTGCTCTAATGTGGTCTGCACAGTGGTGTCTCTTGGCTTTACGATGCTTCTTCATCTGCCGGGCGAGAATCCACCACGCCCATTTCTCTAGCACTTACTCCCCTTTGAATGCTGACTCATCGAGGTCTTCAATGGTCTCGTCGCCAGGGATTTCAAATTCGAATCTGCTGCTTACGTTTGCTTCATTGAAGGAGTCCTTGACGAACTCAGCTTTGAATTCATTGCCGTAGCGGACTACAACCTTGTTTACTTTGGTATCAGTAATTGCCCAGTTGTAGCCCTCCACAGTCCGTCCCCGTTTGAGGGGTTCCTTTACGATTGTATATCTCATAATGCTCTCATGCTAAAGCATGGATTACGAGATTGTCAACTACCGTCAGTCCACCAAATAGATTGAATGGCATGGTTGAGGTACGTCTTCTTCTGCCCATTGAGCAAAAGAGTGAGACTGCCTCCAGTGCTGACAATTTCTACAATCTGGTCAAGATGACTGACAATCTCCTCATGGTCCATGCTTCCCACATCAAGTGGGTCAGAGTAGATGAGTTTGCCAGACATGAGGCTGATATGAATTCGATATCTCTTCATCACAGAGCCTCAAGGTCTCGACGGATTGCCTCATTGCATTCGTCAGAGCCACAGAAATGACCGTGATAGTCAATGTCAAGGCGGTGAGTGGGCGTCTTACACATAAAGCAAACGCCTGGCTCATCAGTGTGCAAGGTTGATGGGTCATACCAATAGGTTCCATCACCATCACGACGAGGGTATTCGCCATGCCTGATATCAACTGCCATGTCTTCTGTCTCTCTGATTCGTCTTACTTGGTTCTCATGGTGGAGAGGATGAACCCCACTGAATTCCGGGTCGATTCGTCGGAAGCTCTCTTCCATCTGTGGACGAATCGCCCTGAATGCCTCAGTAAGGTCCCTAAGAGCCTCAGTCATTGCTTCCCAATCAATCTCTGGGATGTTTACACTGAGCCCTTCATCGGTCGTATGACCAACGTCCTGCCACTCATTCTCCTGCGAGTTTGGCACGATTACCACAATCCTCTAGAATCTTGAGGATTTCAGCGAGAGTGCGACGAGGCTCGTTGTTCCAGTAAATGAAATTGTACTGGCGAGCATCACCATTCTTTCGCCTCACCTCATCATGTAGGTATTGGGCAGCAATCTGCAAGTCATCGTTGTGAGCGTGACCCTTGAGATTGATATAAACCATGGCACCACGCAAACACATGTGACCTTCTGCGTTTTGCAGTACGCCCTGTGTCCAGCCCATCTTCCAGAGGCTCTGACGCATTGCGAAAAGAATCTCTGAGGGAACGAGCTGCCCCTTCTTTCTGCGAATCTTACCGACGCGCACAGAAGGGATTGAGCCAGTGCCAGGGTTGCCCTTTGACTTGTTCTTGGTCAAGTCCCTTACGTAGCCATCAACAAGTCCTTTGAACTTGGATGACACTTCTGCATCAGGCAAATCACGCATACGCCTGATATCGCTGATTACCGTCACAGCTCCTCCACGCTCAGAACATTGTCAAGATTCACGTGCACCTTCTTGCCGTCAGGCTTGGTGTAAATGAGTTCCTTGTTCCGAGGAATGGGAGTCTGCTTTACGAAGGCGATTTCCTGAGAGCTGCCACCAACGTAATGAACTCGAATCTTCTTTACCATATACTCTGGTATTCCTTCCAGAAATAGTAGCCTCTAAGTTCCATGAGAATAGAGCCAAGAACATTCAAGCCCTTACCTTCACACCGGCCCCAGAACTTATCTCCCCAGTGGTTTCCCTCAACAAGCAGGGCGGCACCAGTTTCAATAAGCTTGATTCTGAGGTCATCGTGCTGGTCGAACTTCGCCTTGACCACCTCTCTCATACACGTTACCTTGATGGACTCCCACTTGTCAAGGTCTATGGGGATGCGCCTGCCCATGTTCTTAGCAGTCTGCGGGTCAGCCTGTACCATCTTCTCAAGGTACCTGTACTGCTCTGCCTGGTCACACTTTGCAGCTTTGTACTTGGCACCCTGGAACGCCGCCTCGTTATTTGCAAACGTCAGATTGCCTACTCGTACAGGAATCTCATAGAAGTTTGATAGCCATCTGTGTTCGCCATCAAACCTTACGATTGGTTGTACTGGTGTCATGTTCTCGCCTTTCACTGATTACGTAGAACCATCGACAAATAAAAAGAATGAGGAGGACCCATAGGAGCCCTCCAATCAAAAACAACATTTCACAGCCATCCGAAAAACCAGGCTGCCCGGTGTGATAGGCAGCAGAAGAATACCCTCTTTACGAGTGTATCGAAGCTTACGCTGTCATCGCACGTCGAACCACATTGTTCACACGTCACGTTCCTCATCCTCTTCGGTATCTGGCCAATAGAAGCCAGGGATATCGTAGCGCCTGATGAAAACATAAGACAGCTCTGCCAGACCTATCCCTATAAGACCTAGCAGCAATCCTATTGCGTACATCAGCACCGTTTCCATGGTGCCATGTTACGCTTATCACTTATCAAAGTCAAGTGATACGGCAAAAGCCGCTGATTACTCAGCGGCTAGTTCCCGTTCAAGCGCAAGGACAGTGCGTCCACCAAGAGCACGAACAGGCTTGCCCTCCACAAATTCGTAAACCTGTGGAACAGACATGACCTGCTGTGTATTCTTGATTTCCTCTGCCTTATCGATATCCACATACACGACAGGATAGTCTAGCTTGTCAGCTAGCTTCTCGATGTGTGGCTGTAGTCTCTGACAAGGCACGCACCATTCAGGTGCAGAGAAAACAACGACTGCCTTACGTTCGGTGTATGACTCAAAATCCTTGAGTTCATCTACCTTTACTAGGATTCTCATCCCCTCCAATTCTGTACCGCGCGAATGCTCGGAGCAAGACGCTCGACAGCCTTGGCAATCTGCTCAGGGTCACCGTTTACGTAAATGTTTACGGTCACCTGGACAGAAGGACCGACCTCAGCCTCAAGCTCCTGAACCTGAGAGAACGGAGTAACTACGTCCTGCTCGTGAACGAAGTTGGTTTCGTTGTCCATCTTCTCACCACGGAAGTTACCCTTCACGTACTGAGAGTAGAAGCGACCCTTGCTCAGCGCACTGGCAAAGGCACGGTAGTCGTCCTCATTGAAGCCAATGTACTTGATGACACTTCCACCCCAGAACTGAACGACCAGTTCCTCAGAGTTCTTGTTCCAGTATACACCCTGTAGGGCACTGGAGTTCGTGGCGATAGAATTGCTGTAAATGAAGTCCATGGATGATTCCTCACAAGTGATTGTAAATTGCTTTGCGAAGCCTAAAGTACAGGCTCCTGAGTGGGTTGTTCATTGTTCCTTACCGTCCCATGAAGTACGTATACATCAATGAGACTTCCAGTCTTGATAAAGATGAGCCGACCAAGCTCAAGCCATGAACCATCAGGCTCTTGGTCAAGTCGCTTGGCCATCTGCTGCATCGTCTCAAGGATATCATGTTCGGTTGGGACAGTCGAGACCTCCGCAACCTTCCACGTGTATCCTTTAGCATCAAAGACTTCCTTGATTTCTTTGGCTAGTTCTTTGAATTCCACAGACCTAGCCTCTCAAGGTACATATTGACTGACGCTGTACTCTGCTCAATGATTCCAAAAGCATCTATCGTGTCATCATCCAGAGGAATCTTTGCCTTAGCCAAAGCCTCTTGAAGAATCGCTGATAGAAGTGAGACTGAGATGTTTACATTTCTCACAGCTTCCTCAACGGAATCAATGATTGCAGAATCAGTCGTCAGTACAAAAGACTCTCTTTCTTCCATTACTTTTCGGCGCGATACCGTGCTTCAACGAGAGCGTAAAGCTCAGCAAGATTCTGCTCAGCCTCCGCAAGACGTGCAGGATACACATCCTTGAACTTCTTTGCAGTCTTGAGGTCGTTCAACAGATTGATTTCTGTTCGACGCTCGTTCGCAGTGAAGTCCACTCGTGGCCTACGTGGTTCAGCCACCGTTCCTCCTATTCGATGTCGGCTAGTTCTTGTAGTGTGGGAGGCTTGCCATTAAGACGCTCAAGCATCTCAACACCGGGCCTTCCCTTTCGTACAACCATCTTAGCATCATCAGCGGTCCAAAGTCCATAGACGATGCCAGCAGTGAAGCGAGCAGGAAGGAATCGTCCACCCATTTTTGCTTCATACCTAGCATAGCGTCTGTGCTCAGCAACCGCAAGGCACTGCAACGCAGCAAGTAGGGTGTCAACCTTAACGGTGCCCTCCCAAGCCTCAGACTTGGGGTATCCGTATTTGAAGAAGTCGTCTGGGTCCTCGCCCAGCACCACCTTTGCGTAAAGGCTCATAAGCTTCTTGGTGGCTTCCTCGTCAAGTTCTAGCTTGTCTTGGAAGTCATCGAAGATGTGCTGGTGAGTGAACTGCTTTGACTCCCAGCTTGTGGTGTCATCCGTGATTTCGACTACGAAATCTCCACCGGGCTTTTCAGTGTCATTCTCATGCCTGCCAGGCATTCGCAGTGTCACTCCATCGTAAGGACTGGTAGAAAGAATATGCTTCTTCCCTCCAATTACGTATGGAATAGAATTATTCAATTCTTCAAACTTCATTTGTCTCCTTACATGGCAATAGCCAGGAACTGGTCCTGGCTATGCCTTCTCCAAATATTCGTGAGGATGATACACGAATCGGTCTTTGTAACTTGAGGGCTGGTCCTTTAGGTCCATCAATTGGACCAGACTTTTGTAAGGCAGAACAACGCTGGTTACCGTGGCTGTACAGCCAATCCAGTCTTCCTTACCCTTTGGGGCTCGGAATACCTTTACTCGGTCCCCTTTGTTGACCCGTCGCCCTCGGTGGTCAGTGAAGGAATAATCCGCCACTTCTTGGCCTCCCTGTGCTTCTTCCACATTGCCCAGATGAGCTTACCTCGATTGGGCCCGTCGATACGAGTACGAAAGACAGCTTCACTGCCCTTCTTGTAGATGAGAACAAGCATACCGTTCTCAGCCGAAACGTCTACGTTGTCGTACTCGATGTTGTTCTCTTCATTAAACATGCTCCCCAGGCAGGATTCGAACCTACGTCGCTAGTCCTGATTCAAAGTCAGGCGGCCCCTACCAAACAGAGCAACTGGGGAATGGGTCAGACTAGCTGACCTTTTCGAGATTGCGAGTGGGCCACATGAACGGACTGTATTCGAATCCGTCAGGTCGCTCGGTGATGGGAAGAAGCCAGTTGTGCAGATATCCATCTACGAACTGCTCCTCCTCTTCCGGCCACGGTTCAACCATGGCGAGGAAGCCAATCCACTCACTTCGTTCACTCCGAGACGCCACGATACGAACAACGTCTCCTACGAAGAACCGCTTCTCTGTGTCCATGTCTCTACTCTAGCCAATCTCGTCGGTGAAGTCAAGCAGTCCCCAACCCTGCATCTCAAGTGCTTGCTTGTACTGCTTGCCATGATGTCCACAGAATAGCAGGGCCATGTCACCCTTCTCTGCAATTACAAACGCCTGAGCGTTGCATCTGTCACACCTGTCCTCAGTCTTACGAAGAGGACGCTCCATCACTGCTTCCATCGTCATGCTCCTTACTCTAGCACAGAACCCCTAGCATCGGCTAGGGGTTTGTGTTGTTGTTCTGTTGATTTTGTAGCTGCCGCATGGCCGTCTCAAGCTCACTCTTGACTTTGATAAAGTTGTCCATCAATTCGTAATACTTTCCACGCCACTTGTCTAGGTCGGTTTCAACATTGTTCAGCTCTTGCTTGAGTCCCTGAATTTCAGTTCTCAATTCATTTCTGAGCTGAGCGGCTGTGTCATCCCGAACCTTGCTACGGCTGAGCCAGTGTTCGACAAACTTTAGTCCAACCCCACCCAGCACTGTACCAATCAAGGCTATCCAAGCCGTAGTAATCTCGGGCATTTATTTCAGCAACCTTATCCTAAAGTATAGGAATGCCACAATGAGGGCCAAGGTAAGGCTGAATATCCAAGTCAGAGGAACAAAGCCAATCGCTATCCATCTAAGGATGGTAATGAATGAGTAAGATAGGAACATCATGAACAGACCAATTGACCTGCTTTCGTCCCAATCCCTAAATCCTCCCCATAGTGAAGTCAACGCGCTAAGTGCATAAAAGCCTCCTATGGCCATTCTGACGAGTGTGGAGTCAATCGCCTGACCTAGAGGAGTCGTTGCGTTAGGAACATACCATGGGCCTGCTGTGTACAATCCTGAGACCAGCAAACCGACAGCAATAATCACCTCTACAACCACTAGAGGGTGCTTGAACAATTTGACTAGAGCTGTTGATATCCTGGACATACCTGAATTGTAATCACAGATGAGTTAAAAGTCAATCAATCAAGTCTTCTACTGCATCTGCTACTTCTTGAGCTAGCCATAGCTCGGTTTCTGTGAGGGAAGTGAATTCCTTGACACGGTATCTATCAATGTAGAGACGTAGAAATTTGGCCCTAGAAGCTGCGTCGTAAATTTGCTCTACTGTGGCTTCGGACCTCAAGACCATTTTGATGGTCACCCATATCTCTCTCGTCAATTCCTTGATGTAGTGCGATACTTCTGTGTCGTTCTCAACGTACAACCTATCCTCCCCTCAAGGGGATTTATTGCGGCCGGTAGGGATTCGAACCCCATAGTTCCCTAGATGTGCCTAGTATACCCGGCCTGGAGGCTTAATTCAAATCCTCCTGCTTGATTTCCGTTCCCTCGTATAGCTGGTTTGAGAGCCAGTGATTCACATCCTGACCATTCCGTGCCGCCAAAACGATGAGCCAACGCGGCTCCTTGCCATCATCCTTGCAATCGTTACATAGATTGAAGGTCATGGTTTCGAGTAGTTTTGACTGCACAGAGGTTAGGCTGAACCTCTGACCCCCACAGCTATCACAAACTAGTTCTCTCACTCTACCTCATATCCTATTTCGCCAATGACTTCGACATCATCATGCTCGAAATAATCACTGTCCCAGCTTCCATTGATGAAGTAATCAACCCTACAATGGAACGCTAGGACTTCTTTGATTATTCCAAAGGCAAGACCTTCGTCAGTCTCTACTCGTACTACCTGACTTTCCCGGTGCATCATGGACCTCCAATATACAGTTTACACCAAGGGAACGAATCAACTGAATCAAACGGCTTATTTGTTCTGTGATAAGCAGCTTTTGGTGCTCAGTAAGATTGTCGAAGGTGTTCTTGTATGCCCATAGTGCGAAGTTGGGAACGTCGTGCTGCGTTGCAGGGTATTGCACAAGGTCGCAGGTGAATCCTGTACCAGGTTCAAACTTGAATTCCCTGAACGCTTTCCTGACGTTCTCTACCTGCAAGAGAGCGTATGCGTTCTCTACACTCACGACAACCTCTCCTTGATTCTCTTCCATACCTCTGGAGTTTTATGAGCATTGCGGTAGGTATCTACCTTAGCGCCATTCCAATAAACGCCGCCCCATACTCCAAAGCCATTGTTATCCTTGGCTGCCATTGCACACTGCTTCATGACAGGACAGCGAAGGCACATCTCATCTACATACCGGGCAGAAATCTTGTCCTGCTCGTAAGTCTCAAAGAAGAAAGAAGTGGGAAGACCACGACACAAGGCCAGGTCTTCCCACTCCACTTCCTCTGGACTTATGCCCCTTTGCTCAAGAATGCTTGACATTACGGTTAGGAACCCTCCACTTTCCATCGTTGCCAACCGCAATGCGAGTCTGGAATCCCCAGTTGGCGTTACGGTAAGCACCGTCACGCTTTGACCAACCGGACTGATTCTTGCTCTTACGGAAAAACACCAGGTCCCAGCCCTCCCAGCGTACATCATTCCCAGCCTTCTGCTGAGATTCAACGAACTGGTCCACTGAGTTGTAGTCTAGAACAACAGACATAATCGCTTTCTCTTTTCTTGTTTTGCTGATGACAGAACAGGGAGGCTATTAACCTCCCTGTTCAATTATTAAGTCTATGCTTACTTGCTTGACTTGCGTGCGGTTGCGGTGTCCTTTACTTCCTTCTGCTGCTCAGGTGCCTTATCGGTTGCCTGGTCAGAGGTGACAACACCACCACCGGTTAGCTCATCGTCCTTTGCAGAACGACGGAATGCAGCGTCTTCGAACTTCCATCCACCCTCACGGGCACGACGGGCAGCTAGAGTCTCTACGTCTGAACGGCTCTGGTAATTCTCTAGAGCGGCCTCGTAGTCAACAAAAGCTGAGTCCTTTACGCCTGCATCCTCAGCACGCTTTGCATCCTCGTCCGCTAGTGGGTCAAGGTGTGGAGCAACAACGTCCTGAGAAGTCTTTGGCTCGTACTTGTATTCTGCCATTTTTTGATTTCACCTCCTTCTCCTCAAGTCTGCGCATTCTTGAAGAATTCTCTAAAAGAGTAACACAGACTTGATTATGAAGCGGAGGTTACTGCTCAAGCTCGATGACCTTACCAGTCCTAGTCTGCACTGAATCGTTCTCAGTGTCAAGGACAACACAGTGGTAGAAGTCACCATTCATTTCAAGACCATACACGCTGCTGTAGCCTGTCTGGTGCATGAATGAGTAGTTCTCCATCCATGTGTGGTAGTGTCCGTGAAACCAAATCTTAGGCTTCACGACTCGACCGATTCGATTCATCAACTCTCGATGCATCTGAGAGTCAGGGTCGTTCTTGAGCCGGAATCGGAATGGTGCACATGTGGGAGCGTCATGAGTCAGAAGGTAGTCAGACTGACGACCTGCATTCTCCAAACCCTTTACCACACGCTCAGGAACAGCCTCCTGAGCCCACCAAGACTTACCAAGCTTTCGGTGTGCCTTGTCGATACTGACTGCACCACCAACGGCCTGGAACCACTTTCCATCAACACGCCAGCGCTTTACACGCCCTGTGTAGCGAATGTGGGAACGGATAACCGTCAGACCTGCATAGGTCTTTGGGTTATTCTTCTTCATCCAGTCTAGACGGTCCCAGTTCTCATGGTTTCCGGCCACGAAGTAGACCTTGACGCCATACTTGCGACACTCATCATTCAGAGCGTCAAGATAGTTGAATCCGTCAACCTCGTGCTCCCAGTAGCCAAAGTCACCAACCTGCATGATGACCTTTACGCCATTTTCAGCAGCGAGACGGACAACCTTTCGAGCGTGATTCGTGTCACCATGCCAGTCACCTGCGATGACAATCTTCATGACGCCCTTCCTTTCGTTCGTCGTTGTACTAACTGTAACATCATGTAGATGGCTGTGTCAAGAGATGACGAAAGGCCCCCGAAGGGGCCCCGCATCACTTGCTCTTGGGAATGAATCGGCCATTTGCATCACGCTTCTGACGAAGGTGATTGAAACGGGTATCGACCACTCCAGCCATCGTCTTCACGATGGGGTTGGTGCTCTGCGCAGCCATGTCGGCGTAGTGCTCCTCGGCTTCCGCCCAAAGAGCCTGTCCGCCATCATCGGCAATCGCAGGGTCCATGTCCAGAGGACCATCAACAGGTGCGTCAATGACCTCAAGAACAGTGTATCGGCAGGTACGCAGCTTCTGCCAACCGCAATCGGTAGGAACAGAAACAACGTCACGAGGATTCACCTCGACCTTGAGCACAGCGCCCTGAGCGAACCCAGAAGCGTACTCCCAGGTACCAACATGCAAACCAGCGTGGCATCCCACGGCAGGGTCATGCTGAACCTGGTCACGAGGCATCTCCACGACAGCGCCAATCGGGTTAGGAATGGCACCAGTGTACTCCACATCATTGCTGATTGCAGTACCGTGGCTGATGCTCTCGTAAGAGTCACCAACTACACGAACACCCTTGTAACCGATGAAGTTACCGTTGGGAAGAATCGTGAAGTCATGAATCTTGAGCCAGTCGAAAAGCTGCTCACGACTGTGCTCGTTCTCGTTCGTCTGAATCTTCTCGAAGAAGGCGACGAGAGGACCGAAGTCTTCCTGGCCATTCTCGATGAATCGGACAACCTGCTCGGTCAGGGCAGAATGCACAGGAACGTTGTCCCAGTGAACCTTGCCATTTCGAACAGTGACTCGCTCAGAAAGACGCTCGAAGCGAATCTGAGCAGTACGGCCGATGTCGAAAAGGTCAATGACTGTAGGGTCATCAGCCTCGGCACCAGCCTTGATGCCAGCCCAGTTCGGGTGAGTATCCAGTGCAGAGTACATCTCACCGTTTGCGAAAACGGTGATGACCTCTCCACCAGAGTTGCGAATCAGGCTGTACTGGAGGTTGGACATTTAGTTGTTCTCCTTGGAGTAGAGAGTGTTTGCGTAGAGGTAGAAATGCTCAGCCGCAAGACCGAGCGCGCTGTCAACCGCAGCCAGTAGAGGATACTTTACCTTGGGACTCTCCACCTTGTCAACCGTAGGACGGTCGATGTGCAGTCGAGAGCAAACGCCGACAATTTCGTTGAAGTTGTCGATAGCGTCTGACTTGCGGATGCTCTGTACCACCCTAGTGTACCGCGCAAGCTCAGGGTCGTCAATGCGCTTGGCATCGAGTCGCATCAGCGTACCACGGTCGTAGTAGTCGATGCTCATGCTCAGCTTCTCATCGTCAGAGAGCTTGTCAAAAGCCTTCTTAACCATGGAGGAAACTGCGTCATCAACCTTTACCGCATTTGCGTTCTCACGCAGGAACTTGTCCCAGCGATTCTTGGGAAGACGAACAGCATGTGCATTGCCGTGAAGCCTGACAATCTGGCCAATCACGTCCTCGTACCTGTCGTCACCATTAGACCATACGATGATGGTCTTCGTCTTGTCAAGGTCAGCGATTCGCTGCATCTGCGCATAGCGCTGACCAGAAGACAGGACAGAGAAAGTTTCAACAGACTCTGTACGAGGAACACGAGGCTTCTTTGTAGCAAAAACCTCTTCCCACGTGACAGAGTGCTCGGCCTTAAACCACTTCTGCTCAATGACAGACTTGGTAATGATGAAGCCACCAAGCCTTACATTGTTCTGCTCTGCCCACAGACGCATCTTGGCACGGTGAGCAGTAGAGGGCTCTCCTTCATATCCGCTAATAAGGACGTATCGACTGACCTCATTGAAACGAATGCTGTGATGAAAATTCACAGAATTCCGGCCGTAGTCCTGTCGGTACCGAATGTGAGGCTGAGAAATTTCAGTCGGAATGCGCTCACCCTTGTAGGTGATGGCATCCTGATTGAGGCCAGAAAGCTGACGCCACTTCTCCCACTCAGCACGAGCAGAAGGGTGGTCAGGCTTTGCATCAACGGCAGCCTGAATGGTGTCAACGAAAGCATTCTTGATTTCCTCACGAACACCCTCAAGCGTCTTCAAAGTGTGCTCGGTGTAGTGAAGGTCTTCACGAGAAGGCGTGAAGTTCACAGAACCAATGGCAACCTTGGCAATGATGCCAAAGTTACGGCTGTAGTAATAGCCATTCTGGGGTCGATACAGAGTATGTTCATTGCTGACTCGATAGCCAACATTGCCCATGACAATGTAATCCGTGTTGCTGCCTTCAACAAGGGTGATGTTCTCGCTCAGCTTGAGACCATCAAATCGGGCAGGCTCAACACCATCAATCAGAACGGTGCCAGGCTCCCAGAACTTGAAGAATTCCTTGGCCTTCCATTCGAAATCGTTCTGACGGTGGACAGGAACAGAAATCTCCACACCATTCGGCTCGTCCACCTCCTGAGTGTGAACAACCTGCATGACACCAGAGCCATCCTCAGTACGAGAAATGGCAACGTGAGCCATCTGCCCATCCTTGACAGAACGAACAGTGAACTGCTGAGTGTAGGTCAATGCAGACTTGCATCCCAGGCCAAGCATACCAACCTGCTCATTGGTGGAACGCTTGGTGGAAGCACCGTACTTGGAATAGACATTGCGAATGTCTTCAACAGACAGTCCAACACCGTAGTCTCGAACCTTGAAGAAGGGAGACATTGCATTGGGAAGAGAGACCTCGATGGGCTTACTGACACCAGCCTCAACGTGAGAGTCAAAGGCATTGGTGCTGTATTCCCGAATGACAGCCAGAACAGGGTCTGAATAGAGGTCGGTCAGGATGCTCATGACGTGCGCCATGCTTGCAGCATCAACGCTCATTGCGACGGTCTCACCAGCAAGGTTACCCTTGCGCTCGGCGTAAATAGCAGTAGGCTCCATGATTCATCTCCTTGGTAGTTGTGAGCCGCTTACGTAGTTGAGTCTATCAGAGCCCAGTCGTGTACACAACCCTTGCAACACCGGCCGCTTCGAGAGCAGCATGACATGCATCACAAGGCTTGGAGTGACATGCTCTGCCGGACTTGTTTCGTGCCACGTAAACAGTAGCACCAACAGCGTTCTTGCAGCGTGCCAGCGCCATGCGCTCAGCATGTACCGAGCAAAAACGGGTAATGTGTTCGTGGCTCACGTTGTTCGGGTCATTCTTCAATATGTTCCAGCCACGTGAGAGGACTCGACCTCCCTTTACTACGACAGCTCCATGCCTCTGCTTCATGTTACTCTTCAAACTAAGTTCCATGGCTAGAGACAGAAAAGCCCGGTCTTTGTTAGAAAGACCGGTAAGCTTCTCCTTTGAACATTAGTCCACCTCGTTGAGAGTATATTGTGTGATTTCTGAGAACAGCACTCGCCTTACGTTTTCCCCTCCAGGAGGTTCAAACTTTATGTGGTGTGCTGCCACGTACTCAGGCAGTGAGTCAGGATTGTTTGACGTATACTGACCGATGTTTGTGGCCCAGGTTGTTCGTTCATCACCGTATTCATTTTCCCAGGTGAACTCAACCCGAACCATCACATCGTATCGCTTCATGTCAGTCATGTCAACTCACCTGTAGTTGCTACGGCCACCCTTGGCAAGGTGCAGGCCCTCAGCCATTGCGGCACCGAAGGAAGGCCCATCACCACGACCGTACTTATCACAAAGATACTTTGCACGAGCGGTTGCGTTTCCACCACTTCGCTTGGCAGGTGGAGTAGAGCCATCCAGATTCATTGCTGAATCGAATACACTTCCTCCGAATTGGAGGTCGGCAGGCTTCACCTTGTTCTTACGAGCATACTGCTCGAAATAACGCTTCCACTCCTGAACGAGGTCTTCGAAACAGTCCCACTCCTGAACATTCACCAGGTAGCGAGCAGCACTGTCATTCTTCTTGGCAGCCTCCTCAAGAGCCACGATGGTCTTGATATCCTTGACTGCTGACCAGAATCCCATTACTGTATCTTTTCCCATTCTCCGGCATCGTACCGGTCGAAATCTTCTACATGACCGTTCTCATCTACAATCCGAAACTTACCCTTTTCAAGGGTTGCAATAGTCGCTTTGAGACCAGTCTTCAAGTTCCGGATTCGCATGTCTACACGCATTTCGCTGTATGTCATTGCCGATTTCTTCTATCGTGCTATTAATTGCCTGTGCAGCGAGTGCGAGGAACACTATGTTAAGAATCGTACCCGTCAGAATCAGTGCTGTCAAGGCCCTCGGACCTGTCACGATTCCTAATCTCCTCAATCATGGCCTCAGCATTACATGCCGGGCAAAGTTTGATGTCATTGCCGTTGTACTTGCGCAGGTGGCCAATAAGAATTGGCCTCCCACATCTACAGCGTGCCAGATTCCTTTGCCTTGTACGCACTCACAGCCTCCTTGATTTTTGCAACCAGTCTGATGCTGTCAGCATACTTCTGGTCAAGAGCCTGTACTTCTGGAGTCAATTCATCGAATTCAATCAATGAACGGTGGTCTGGACGGATGTTATTCTTCCAGACTGACCACGCATCGTGAACGTCCTTAAGAGTAACATCCTCTCCCTTTACCAGCACAAGCAAAGCATACACATCAAGCAGCTCTGAGTCCATCCGTGGATGCAGCTCTTTGAGAGCGTCCTTAATCTGCTGTACATAGTTAGTCATTTAGCTCTGCCAATTCTTCTTCTGTGAGTTCAGCAAGATAGTCAGGGTCGGTTTTGTATTCACCATACCCATCAATATCATACTTCACAAGCAAGTTGAAGTAGGAAGACTCGTCCACTGTATCCCAGTCACCATCTCTGATGGTGCGGTACAGCTTCTCAATGACTTCCTTGCGCTTGTCTTCTGGGACATACTCTAGCATGAGGTCTAGAGGTCCGTCAAAGTAGCTTGTTCCTCCTGCCCAGCCCATTACCACCACACCAAAATGCGATAATTGCCAGCAGGAATGTGCCCCTCGTAGCTTAGCCAATTGAGCAGAAGCTGAGCGCCAGGCTCGGCATACTCTTCACGAGGCATACCCTCAGCCTTGAACTTTTCAATAGCTGCCTTGGCCTCTTCGAAGGTGTAGTCATCAATCCATAGTTTGAGTTCGTCACCTTCTTGGACGCCATAGTCTACTTCGACATCGTAATACGTATCTTGAGCGGGGAAGCCCATTGCAGCTCCACCCTCCCATTCTACGCCCCAGAGATTCTTTACAAATTCTTGCAGTTCAAGGTAATGCCACTCAAGCCTTGTTACCTCGACTGGCCCTTCGCCCGTTGCCACGCTTCTCCTTCGGTAGGTTCCTGTCCTTCATAATCTTGCTAACGTCAGTCAGCTCGTCCTGACTGCGCTTCGTTTTGCCCTTTGCATGTAGTAGCAGGGCTAGCAGTAGGGCTTCTCCCGTATGTACATTTCCACTACGGTCCCTCATGTACGCTCGGTCCATCAGTCTGGTTCCGGGCGAAATCCACTTCTTCTTCATTTACACCTCCTCGGTCGTCATAAAGTCCCAGCTCCTCAGTAATAGCAACAAGAAGGCAGAGGCCGCATACACCATCTTCCATGTAGTCGTCCTCTGCCATTCGAGCGCCACACTGAGAACAATTAATCAAAGTCATTTTCATCTCCGCTCTCTGGGCTACCCTTTTCATAAAACCATTTGGCAAACAGCACTAGAAGCAATGCACCATAGGTGTCTGCAACCAAGCTTACTGCCATCTCGTAGACCCAGTGTATCAGGTAGTCTGGCCAGATGGCAACAGATGCGTGCTGTATCAGTTGGTCGGCTCTCCAGTCTGAATAACCAGTGAACCATACAATGACACATTGAACCAGAAAAACAAAGAGGAGAGCTAGCGACAAGCTGTGACGCCTGACGAAGCTCCCCTCTTTTCTGTGCTTATTGATTTCCATATGGTTATTATACTATGCGGAAGGAGGAGGATTCGAACCCCGAACCTTTTACAGCCCAGCAGTTTAGCAAACTACCTGCGAGACCTCTCGCTCACCTTCCATAAAGCCTCAGTTATCGAGGCTCATTCGAATGCTCTGCTCCATAGCCTTGATGAAAGAGACTGTATCTGCCTCTCTCGCCTTTGGAACAAACACTCCTCGTGTATCTACGACCCTTCCATTCTTTGAAAGGTTCAGCTCGTAGTTCACGCCTTCTGTGCCCATGAACGGACCATCTGTCGTCTGTAGCTCCCAGGTATAACCTTCTGGAGCCTCTGATAGTTGATATTCCATGTAGCCCTGACGGGACTCGAACCCGCATTGACCCGGTTTTTGAGACCAGCGCATATACCAAATTCTGCTACAGGGCCAGGGACTGACGAATCAGTCGTTGTCAACGTACCTAAGTTCGTTGATGTTGTTCACACATGCACCTTCTGCCCAAATCTTGTTTGCAGAGATACACTTACTTACCTTCTGATTTTCAAGGTAGGTGTTGGCAACGATTCCGCCAGAGATGGCGAAAACGAAACCAAGGAATCCCAGTAGGACCAGAATCCCTACCTTGACACTATCGCTGTCAAACATTCCATTCTCCAGTTGTACACATGTGACGGATACGGGCCTCGTGAGCTTCCATTTGCTCAAGAGTCGGGTTATTTACCCGAGCGCTCCAATAGAGCGTTTCCTTAGCAGCCTTCTCAAGCCACTCATATGGTGCATCAGGATAGACAAGCTGGTAGCTCGCCATCGCAATTTGCACCGCATCACCTAGCGCCATTTCATTCCTTACCTTGGGAGTACCCACTGAGAGAATTGAACTCACGTCTCTTGCGTGTCGAGCAAGCGCTCTACCATTGAGCTAAGCGGGTTGGGGCCTCAACCTCGAAGCCTTTTAATCATTCCATCACGAAGCACTCGCCACTCTGCCATTGTCTTTGGCGGAAGGTTCTGCTCAGTGTACAGTTTGAGATACTTGTCAGCCTTCTCTCGATTGGCAGGCTTTGCCACCGCTCGAAGAGTATTTATTCGTTCGATACCAGTCAGAACCTCGGTCATGTCAGAGACGAACTGTCGTCCGACTCGTTCCATGTAAGGCATGTCAGGCAATTTATTCTCCTTCTTCCCAGGAAACTTCCTTGAGCTGACTTTCAGGGATGATTAGATTGGGCCCTTCTCGACCATCAATCCTTACTCCCCACTTACCACCGCGCTCTCTTGTGAGAGCCTGACCTTTCTTGCCAGAATAGTCGGTCATGGTCTTCGTGTCAACGAAATATTTGACCTGAATTCTGCTTCCCATCTTCACGTACGCCCACCGGGAGTCGAACCCGGACGCTCATTCGAGCCTGGAGTCTCAGTCCAGTGTGTCTACCATTCCACCATGGGCGCTTGTGCACTTAGTTTATCACTAAGGCACGCACTCTGTCAATCACTCATCCTCTTCGAACAGCAGCTCGCCGTCCTTGACGCAGAGGAAGTCATTGTCATCGTGCTTTGACTTCTTCTTGGTCTTTCCCTTCGTGACACTTCCCAGCGCCAGGCCGTTTCCATAGGTGGGGTTCACCTTTGAAGGCGTGCGAGGAGCAGAAGGAGTCTTCACAGACTTCGGAGCGTCATTCTTCGGAAGCTTCGGAGTCTTGGGAATCTCGACCTTCGGTGCCTTCGGTGCAAGCGGAACCTTAGCAGCGGGAGCCGCAGGCTTAGGCGGAGCAGGCACGCCCGGCTTTGAGAAAGCCATAGGAGCCATTCCGAGCGTATTGTCATTCTCACGCTCGATGGTACCGCCAGCCTTCTTGCATCGGTCCTTGAAGCCGTCACTCGGCTCATTGGTGCAGCCAGTCAGTGCCAGAGCACCGACCACTGAACCAGCGAGGACGACCGGAACCAGGATGTTGGAACGCATTATTTGTTTCGACCCTTCGTCGTTGTTGTTGGTACTAGCTTAGCGTGCCGTCTTGCTCTCGTCAAGGGGCTCGAACAGCCAGCCTTCAACGTACTCATCGAAGTACCGGTCCTTGACGTACATCTTAAGATACTCGTCCATCCACGCCTTGGCAACCTGCTCGTTCTTGAAACCGAACTGGATGTACTCAACGATGCCAACAGACTTATTGTAACTGCCCATCTTTTCGTAATGAGTTACGCCAGCCACAGCCCAAGTCCGAACATCATCTTCTCCCTGACGAGGAAGGGGGCCGTAGGGACGAACCAGAATCTTGAAATAGTTCTCGGGGTTCTTGTAAGTCATGACTACAGCCTACACCACATCAGCCGAAACAACAAGAGGGGCCCGAAGGCCCCTGCTTGTCAGAAATCTCCCGGCGCAACCTGAAAGCAGTCTACGCCCATTGCACGCCACATGTCAACCACCTGCTGCCGGTCGTCAAAGACGGCCACAACGTCGTAGAAGTCACGAATGTGCTTGTCAAACAGCTCTTGCTTGACGATGTTGTCCTTACGCATGTCACCCTCTGCCCTCATGAAGAGGTCAACAAATGGGATGTCGTAGAACTCAAGCCACGCAATTGTCTCATCACGGCATACAGAGTCTCGACCGCTCATTACAACAATCTCGTAGCCTGCCTCAGCAAGCGCCTGAGCAGTCAAAATGACCTGACGACGAGGGTCATCATTACCCACCTTGTTCCACTCAAAAGGAGACCTGTCAGACATCTGGGCAAGGGTGCCGTCAATGTCAAAGAGGAAGACCTTTCGCTTGCCTACCGGCCGAACGTAAGGCTGTACAGACTGAGAGGTTCCCCAGGCATCCTCGATGTGCTTCCGAGTGTACTGACCAGAAGACTTGAGAGACTTGTGCATCCTCTCAATGACGTGCGTAGGAACGTCACGACCACCCTGAGAAGCGCGTCCAGCATTGCGCTCAATGGCAGTCTTGAGGTCTACATCGAACTGCTTTACCGCAACAGGCACACCGTACTTCGCAGCAATCTTTACGAAAGCTGTGATGTACTGGAACCTGATGTTGGTGTCATCGACAACCACAGAGTAGCCAGACTTGAGAAGCATGTCTACCTGCTGGTGCTCAATCTTGGTAACCATGTCCTCATCCACACCAGTCTCCTTACCGAAGAACTGCATACGGATGTCGTCACGGTTTACGCGAGCACGCCGCTCACCTTCCTTGAGCCACTGGTGAGCGAAAGTGGACTTTCCACATCCAGGAACGCCCCGGAGGATGAGAAGCTGAGCCATCTTGTTTCCCTTCGTTGTTGTTAGCTCTACTCTAGTCGATGTCCAGGATGGTGTCAACCCCTAGACGCAACAAAGGGCCCCGAAGGGCCCAGTGTCACTTGTTGTTCATGTTGTACGAACAGTTGTCCGCATGGTACGGAAACTGATACTGGCACTCAGAACACCTGAATGCTTCTTCACCCATCTTCGGGGTCGTCTGCATAGACCCTATCTTGACAGGACTGACAGAGACCTGAGATTTTGGACTCTCTACGAGAGACATCATCTGTGAAGTCTTCCTCTCTTATGGGTTCTCCACACCCTATACCAGGTGTGCATATACCTTCACGTACAGCCTTCTGAGCTGCCGCCTGAAATACATTCCTCATTACTTAGCCAATGAGGAAGCCAAGCAGGAAGAACACAACGGCAAAAGCCGCAGGATGACTGGCAAGCCAGCTCCACACAGCAGCCGCAATGACCTTCGCGTTGGAAACGGCCTCGTCGGCAGTACGAGTAGTGTCAGACAATTTTCCACCTTAGATTGTGCGACCTGTGTCTGTCGCGTGAGATTCATTACTGACCTTCAACTTGTGGCCAGTAGCTTCGTTGATTTCCATTCCGATTCCGATAACGGCAGCCTTTGCTGCCTCACGGCTGGTAGCCGGAATGGTCATCGAAAAAGAGTATTCCCGCCTCTGCTCGTCTACCAGAACGATGCTTACGAAGTAAAGCTTCACTGCGGGTATCCATCCTCACTCTTGGCTGCGGGCTTCAACTGCTTCCAGATTAGCTCACTGATGTCCTTCCCGTCAAGCAGGTTGAACATGTGGCTACGGTAGTGGTCAACTCCGTTGGCCTTCATTGCGAAGTCACGTCGAGTGAACCCCTCGTCCATTGAAGAAAGAAGGTTGTGGAAGATTCCACGGACCTCAATCTCAATGCGCTCGAAGTCACTGAGCAGCTTGCCACCGACATCCTTGACGAACTGGTGAAACTCGTCAGGCAGAGCCTCACAAATCTCCAGAATCGTCTTGCCCTCAGTGAGCTGACTCCATACAGAGCGCTCAGAAAGCATTGAAATGAGTCGGTGAAGCTCAATGTAATCAGCCTGCTTGAGCTTGACCATCTTTTTGCCAGAGCGAATTACAAGCCCCTCTGCGTTGCTACGGTAAGGTGCACCAACAGCATCGTGAATGTTCTTGTAATCGAACACCTCGGTTACCGGCCCCTGCCAATCCAGCAAAGCCGCAGCCTCACGAGGACCGTACACGTAACCGTGCTCCTTGTTGACCGCACCCAGAAGGATAAGGTCGTCCATGTCTCCGTAGTCCAGGACGATTCGGTTGTCAGGGTAGACAATCTCGAAAATGAATGTCCAGTCATGAGGCACGGCAGTGTTCTTGTAACGCTCAAGCCAAAGCTTCGTAGCGTGAATTGCCTGGTCAGAAGCAAAGCTACCACGGGTAGCAAAGCTGTACTCGTGACCGTAAGGCGGCATGTCAGGGTTGTAAGGACGAATTGAGTAAAGGATGCCCATGGAGCCATCCTTCTTGTCCGTCACCTCAACCGGAGCATCCCAGTCGATGTCAGCAGCGTGAGAGTCCCCCATGTTGAAGAACTTCTCGAAAGGACGAGCAATTACATTGTCGTCCTGGTCAATGATAAGACCACGACACGCAAGCGTGCAGGCGTTCCATCGACCCGCAAACTGAGCCTTCTCAGAGTAGTTCAGGATTCGCAGAGGGAGAACCGGATGAGTCTGCACCCGAACAAAACCCTCGTTGACCATCTGGTCAAGCAAGTCCTGAGAGAAAATCTTGGTGAACTTCATCGGTCCTCCTTGTTAGTGCCCTTGATTCGTGAGACCAGCCTATCAGACTTGAACCCGTTGTTCAAGCGGTTGATGTAGGCAGAAGTAAAATCGGCCGGAACAAGACGCCTGCCGATTCGTTCCTCAACGTGCTCTACACAGAGCATACCTTCGTGCCCAAGTCCTGTCAAGGACCAGACCTTCATGTCGAGAAAGAAGTGTTCTCCAATCTTGCCAGTGTCAACACCACAGTCAAGACAAAGCCACTTCTTACGGCTGTTCTTGTTTCCGGCCAATTTATCCACTCACCTTAATGACAAAGATTTTTAGTGGAAGGTCAGGGTTTTCCTCCCTGGCCTTTTCTAGATATGGAACCAGAGTTTTGTGCTCTGGCCAAAATGGTTGATTTGTGTACTTGCCTGTGTAGCAGTTCTTGATAGCTTCTGCTTGGTCACAGGCAATTGCGTACATCTTCATTTGCATCAGTGGAAGTCTTCCCAACGCATGGGAACGAAGTCAAACTCCTCACGCTTCACAGGTCCCCAGATTTCCTTGCCACACTTAACACACTTGTGGCTGTGGCTCCAGGAATACTTGTTGTAAAGCGCGAGAGTGTGCTTCCTTCCCTCAACGCCCTTGCACCACTTGCGCGTGTTCTTCTTCTTGCGACCACGAGTAATGGTGTCGGACTCAGTGTAGTTTCGAGCGCTGCGCTTGAAGTTCTTGGAAAGCTTCCAGTCCTTGTAGCCGCGCTCCTTGCCAGTTGCCATAATAATTCACTCCTTCAAAGTTAGTGACTACACTAACCAGGGTCGTAAATCATTACGCTCCTTCCACTCTTCGAGTTGATAGTTTTCATTATAGTGGACCCCAGTAGGATTCGAACCTACCCCATTGTCTATGTGCTCAACCCGTCGGTTGCATAGACGTGGTACCCAGATAAGGTCCAATGGGCGGTATGCATCCCGGTGACCATCGGTTGCCTCTTGGGGCCAAGTCTTTGAGTGCCAGAGGGAGGAATCGAACCTCCAACCTTTCTACTCTGTCATCCTAGCAGCGCTACTAGGAGGTGTCAAGAGACCGTGCACAATCAAATGAACACTATAGAGAGACTGTTCTTACCAAAGAACTTCCCCGGCATGAGACAACCAGCCTAACACTTGGCTAAGCTGGTTGTCAAGGGGGTCAAACTCAGAGCTGTACTGATGGGCCAGATGGCTCATCTGGTGTTGGCTCTGTTGGCTGCTCTGGAGTAGGCTCCTCGGCTGGCTTTGCAATAGAGTTAAGACGTGCTGTCTCATTGCTGATTTCGTCTGCTGCGCTCTGAGCATTTGCCAGAGCTGCGTCAGTAGCGGCCTTAGCCTCATCTAGCTGACGGTTCTGCTCAACGTCCTCAGCGTCTTCTGCGGCTGCTAGATTAGCTGCTGCTTCACGCTCTGCTGCAAGGGCATCCTGTGCCTCTCTAACGGCATCCGTAAGTGGTCCAACAAGTGCGTCAACACGTGCACTGACACCGCTTACTGCCTCACGGAGGTTTGCAACCTCGGTTGTTAGGTCTGCCATTTGTTCCTCCAATCCCTGCTGGCCTACGCGGATTTCCGTCAGAAGGTCAGTTAGGTATTGGTAGCCCAAATGTTCTACAAAATCCATATTTTCAATCCTCCTGCCTCTGATGGATTAGGCAGTCTTAGTATAGCAGGAGGAAGGTTATGAAGTCTAATTGACTTGCTGTCACGAGAGGACTCGAACCTCTAACCTACCCTGGCCAAGGGCATTGATTCTGCCAATTGAATTACGTGACAATGACCCTTTCGGGCCGGGCTTTTACTTGGAGAACTTGTCCTTAGCGAAGGTCTCGAAGTCCTTCTTCGTGCCGACGACATCCTCCCAGTTACCACGTCCACCGTGCAGACGGAAGTTGGTCTTACGGTTGGGAGCCTTGCTCGTCTCGACCAGACCGACCCACTTGCCCTTGATGAACAGGTTGAAAGTGTCAGCCTTGTCGGTGGAACGAAGCTCGAACGCCTTGGTCTTAGTAGCCATTGTTTTTATCAACTTTCGTAGAGTGAGTAAACGTTTGTGATGGTCAGGTTTTCCTTGTGCTTTCCAAAGAAACGCTGACTCTGAATATCTTCGCCAGGTACAACGATTGGCTTTGGCGCAATCTTCTGCACTGACTTCATCAGTCTATCACCGAAGCCCTGCCGTCTGCAAGAGGCCCTGGTGTAGTAATGAGCAATCATTTGCTCATCCTTGGGAAGAAGCAGCGACCATGCGATGAGTCTATCAGTCTCAGACTCCATAATCAACACGGCCTTTGCATCGCCTCTCTCACCGCGCCGGGCGAACATCAGCTCCTCCTGCATATAGCCACCCCATCTTAGGTTAAGGCTATAGCATTTGCGATATTCTGCCGGGGTGAGATTACGCACCAGTTTGATAACTGTTTTGGTACGCATCCTACTCCTTGGGCTGAAACCCCTCAAACACACCGGGGTTGTTGTTCCAGGGAACCTGTCCCTCTGTGATAAGAATCATGGCACAGACTTCGCCGAAGGTCAAGCCATCATTATCCATGGCTCGTCCAAGAGCCATCTCAAGCGTCCATTCGTCCGCTTCGTACTCTCTCATCGTGACACTCCAGGTCCGTATCTGTCAACCATGCCTTCAAGCCACTCACGACCAACAGGATTGGCAGTGTGAACGTAGACCTCTGTCGGCCAGAAGTCGTTCTCGCACATCCACAGTACCACGGGGCGAGTCGTGTCCTCAAGCCCTGTAACCCTGAACAATCCAAGGTCATGGTCAAGCGAAATGGCCCGTGGTACAATACCACGACGCTTGAGGGCTTTCAACAGAAGAATCGCAACTGTGCTGTTCTTCATTGGTGTCCAACTGTCGTCAGGCTTGGGTCGCTCATCGTCAACCCAAATCTTGTACTCACGAGCCATTTTCACTCCTACTTGACAGAGCCGTAGTAGACTCTGTAATTCTTACCCCAATATGGAGCAATCTTCTCCTCAATTACCTTTTTGCCATAGTATCCACCAGCATTTGCATGGACCATGTACCCCTTCTTGGACACAATGCCCATGTGAAAGACCTTACCACCAGACTTGTACTTGAAAAATACAAGGTCTCCTGGCTGTGCAGCGCTTGCACTGATGTGCTTAGAAGCGTTGTACTGGTCATTAGCTACGCGCTTGACTGTCTTGCCAGCCTTCTTGTATGAATACCAAGAGAGTCCGGAACAATCGAAAGCATTTGGTCCCTCAGCACCGTATTGATATCTATCTCCCTTCTGCGCCTTAGCAACAGCAAGGGCCTTTGACTTCAATGTTGCTGCCTCTGACTGACCGGGCGTTGCCACCACAATAGCAGAGGCGACCAGTATCGCAGCTATCGCTGACTTATACATATAACTCCAATGTTAGTGGAGCCTACGCAACTAGGTATTCATCGGGAATCCTAATTTTGTCCTATTGAGTTGTGCTTGAGCTTTCTTTCTGTTGGAGGAATAGATTCCTCCTAATAGGTCGGTAGGCTCACGTGCATTCAACTGTACTGTATCGAGTGTTCTGTGTCAAGATTCTGTAACAGAACCTTTCTTATCTCTGATTACTTTCATCCACTTGTTCATTAGTGTTTCGTAATCCACGTGGAGATGGCGGGAGTCGAACCCGCGTCCTGATGCTTCAAACAGTAGTCTATACACAGCCATGTGTCAAGGGGTGTTACAAGAAAGTTTGTGGTGGGCTATTCTGTTGCCAGGCCGCCCACTAGCCCCGCTCAGCTACCGTCAGGCAGCAAGAGCGAATGCGAACTTAGAGTTGGCATTTATGGGTTTGAGGCTCTTTAACGACATCTCCTCAATGTCGGGCTGCAAACTAATGTCATCCACCCCAGTCGAAACCAAGGCATCCCCAGGCGATGAGTCACCTATTGGCGTACTCATCAAGGTACTCATATGCTACCTTGTTCCACCGTGCGTCGTCAAGTGCTCTGTGAGCATTGGCTTCTTGCACAGGCAGACCAGGCCGACCTTCATTGTGCCAGCGCTGCTTGATGTCCATCGTATACATAGGATGGCCTTCTGGCAAGTCAATCATCCTGCCAAAGAGCTGGCTGATGACTACGTGGTCATATGAAGGATAGTAGCCCCATAGCTCAGGCTTGTCAAACTCGTACTCGGCATCGTAGTCGAGAACGAAGTCTCTCCATAGTCCAGCAATCACCTCGTTCGGCAGAACGCGAGCATAGTCAGGATGCTGGATGTCCCATGCAAGCCTTCCATCCTTGTTCTGCTTTACCGGCAAATGCTTGATGACGTTCTCGGCCAGCCATGGATTCTGGTTTGCTCTGTTGAGCGTGTAGAGGTTGTTCGTGATGAGATACAGCTCGTTGCCGTCGTCACGTACTGCCCCAAGACTGATGAATCTGATTGGGTGCTTGGGTCCACACTCAAAGAACTCTGTGTCGTAAAAAATCTTCATGAATAAAAGACGTTGATATTGTCTAGAAACCCATCTGGATGAAAGGAGAAGTAGACTCTCTCATCGTTGTTGGGATAGACAGTGATATCTTGGTCTGTTCCTTCCTCTCCAAATGTATCTTCTTCAAAACGAATACCGGCCTCTTTGAGAATTTTCATTATTCTCTCTCTATGAGTTAGGTCGTAATGCAAGTGGCCTCCCTCTCCTTCCCACCGGTCGATTTCGTGCATGTTAAATCACCTTCAACATGAATTAAGGCCCAAGTCTTATTGACTTGGGCCAGTCTCTCCAGCGGGACTCGAACCCACAATTGAGCGTTCGTAGCACTCTGGTTTGTCCAATTAGCCTATGGAGAGATAGCTCTTAACGAGCCTTGTTCTTGCGTGACTTCCACCAAGCTAGGGCCAGTGGAATATATGGCTTAGCCTTTAGAAACAGGGCCTTTAGCCTAAGTGTTAGTGCACTCACAACAACACATCCTTTCGAATCCCCCAGTCAGAATCGAACTGACGATATATCCGTACCAAGGATATGTGTTACCACTAGCACTATGGGGGCATTAAAGGCCGTTCACCTGCAACTAGCTACTAGACCGTCCTGAATTGATAGAGGATGGTTCGGTTGCATTCTCCCCACCATATCTTTCCATTGAGCCACCTGTCGGTTTCGAACCGACCGCCTACGCTTTACAAGAGCGTCGCTCTACACCAAATGAGCTAAGGTGGCATTGTTATTATACCAGAGGGATAGAGGAGAGTCGAACTCCAATATACGAACAGTTTTGCAGACTGTCGGCAGCACCCGCTACATCTACCCCAATGACTACATTACAGCAATCAGAACTCGCTGTCAAGTTGCCGGGCTAGATTGAAAATCAACTGACCAGTCATAAGATGGTCAAGCTTGCCAAGCAACGGATTGTACGTTGCACCAGTGTAGAGAACAAAACTGCTTGTGAGAACGACGAGTTCAGCCTCTCCATTGTAGTATTTAAGTTCGAAGGGAATTTCGTCAATCTCCCCTCCTACTATGAAGGGACCTTCTCCGAAGGAGTAGTGTATCTCTATCTGCATCATGTCACTGGTCAAGTTTCTCTAGATTTTCTGGACAGTAAGCTGCGAATGCGGCTCCTGTCAGATAAGAGGCATCGCTTTCAGTCAGGTTGTAATTACTAATCTTCCTGACAGTTTCAAAGAAGTTTTCCCCGCTACTGGAGACTTCACAAGCTGTGATTGCTAGCGCTACCAACTTTTCGTCACTCATGTCTTGAACGCCAGTAATCTCTTCTCGTACGACTTTGATATAAGCCTTGTCCTTTGTTGTAAGCTTGTTTTCGTCTTCACTAGAACCGCAACCAACAAGAACGAGAAGAAGGCTAGCAACACTGGCCACCTTTCTCATTCTATTCATGTGGGCAAGTAGGGAATCGAACCCTCGCACTCGGTACTTCACACCGAAGCTCTACCAACTGAGCTACATGCCCTTGCGCCAAACCTTTAGGGAGTTTGGAGAGATATCACCATACGGACCTTTTGCCGTACAGCCACCCAAGTTTCCGGGATAGCTTTTTACGAGATTGCTGGTCTCTGCGCGCCGAGTTTCCTGCAATCCTTGCACCCTATGCGAGGCTGCCCATTATCCCTAGCAGCACAGGTGACTAACAAGTGGGAAGGAAGGGACTCGAACCCTCAACCACTGCGACCACAACGCAGCGCTCTAATCCAATTGAGCTACCAACCCCATCGATGTAGGTTTTGACCTACTTGGGGTGACTGGAGGGTACCGCCCCCTCTTACCTAGGTTCACAGCCTAGTACATTACTTTTATGATACAGCCACCATAGGATATCCTTTGCCCCTCGGCTGGGCTTCTTGTTCAGTCTATGCGTCCATAGCCAAGAAGTCAAGCTGTAGGCTTTCAGGTAGGATATAACCCGAGTGCATGTAGACGGATTCGAACCATCGAGGTAGGGCTTTACAGGCCCGCCTAGCTTATCCCTGGCTTACATGCATAGGCAGCTTTTCCAGAGGAGCTGCTACAACCTCTTCTTTCTATTATACTGTACGTGCATGAGGTCAGATTCGAACTGACTCACCCTAGAGAACGGTTTTACAGACCGCCGCGACTCTCCAACTTCGCCGCTCATGCATTGCCCCGAAGGGCTCGCCTTAGTCTATCACGGTCCGATTGGGCGAAGCAAGCGGACCAGTTCGGGGAGTGTTCCCCACAATGCCGAAGTGAGTCTTGAGAACATGGATTGCATGAATCATGCTCCCAAGGTCATCGCCATGGATTGTGTATTCCTCGGTTCCATCAGGACCAAGTTCCAGGATGTCTCGGTAGTAGCTCGGCTGGAGACCATCGAGAGTTTCGATAGCTTCCAGAACTTCTTCCATTGTGAATTCCATCAGTCCTCCACATACCAGAATTCCCACCGATGACTGTTCTTGCCTTTGGTGAAGTGCTTGACTTCCAGCTTTCCCTTTGCTTTCCGAGCCTCTAGCAGTCCTTCTAGACTTTTCTTTACTCTATCCCGTTCAGCAGTCGTGAATGCCGTTCCAACAAGTTCTCGCTTTGCCATTTAACCTCCGAGAGGTCAGTGACCGCGCTTCTTCGCAGTCTTACCCGTGCGAGGAGTCTTACCCTTCATGAGGTCAGCAACTCGCTTCATCTGCTCCGCAACCGTAGGACGCTTGACGGCACCAGGGGTAGAAAGAGGACCAGGCATGTTATTTTCTCCTTGTTGTGTACTGCTTGATTGTTTGTTTGTGTTACGTGGGGGCAGGCCCTGATTCGAACAGGAATTTAGGATTATGAGCCCTACGTGATACCGTTTCACTAACCTGCAAGTAGCAATGGAAGGAATCGAACCTTCGATTTTCCCTTATGAGGGGAACGTGATAGCCGTTTCACCACACTGCCATTATAGTGCTTTAGGGTAAGTCATCAGCTTCTCTGGCTTTCGCCTCCACCTCTTTACCTGTAGCACTACCCTATCATAATCAGCCTCGGACTGGGATTTTAGTCTTTGCTGTTGTGTGGGTACGTTCACTCTACCACACATCCCCGCTTCCCTGAACGCCACCGGGCTTTTTAGGCCAAGTTTGAGCGGGTTTCCCTGATGTTTACTACTCTACATCATCCTGTCGAGTGTGTCAACTCTTGAACTCGACCGGGCCAACATCCATCTTGTGAGAACCGTCAGAATACAGAACCGGACGACGCTCACCACCACGAGAGTAATCTTCAACGTGCTTGATGGCAACCTGTCCCTCTACAGTGAAATCAACAAGCGCGATGGCTACCCAGTAGCTGCCGTGATTGTCGTTATACAGAGGAGCCGTCACAGTCTGACCCTTGCCATCAGTGACAACAGCCTTAGCCCCGAAAGACTTGAAGGAACCAGGACCATTGCTTACAGCAGAGTAGGCAACGATGAGAACGTACGCAATGTTGTCAGTACGCTCAATGACAACAGTCTCCTTGCCAGGAACAAGGGAGTCACCAAGATGACGGATGCCATCTGCTGCCAGGTTGTTCCAATAGACTGCGCCACCAGCATCCTTGCGCATCTTGTTTGCCTTGCCCTTAGTAACATACAGGGCATAAAGCTCAAGGTCTGCACCACGAGCACGACGGGCTGAACTTCCGCCATCCCACTCAAGAGTAGCAGTGACTCGCGTGCCCTTTTCCAGGCTGAAAGCAGAGCTGCCACCCTTACTCAGATTGAGCTTACCGGTAGAGACCGCAGGCGCAGCCTGAGTCGCAGATGCTCCGTCAGACGTAGTGCCCTTGTTGTCCTTCTTACCGAAAAGACCCATTGTGTAACTCCTAGTTACTATAGTTGTTTATTAAAAAGCGGGGAACTTGTTAGTCGTCGTTCCTCTATGAGGTTAGCATACTCAACGTTCCCCGCTTGTGTCAAGGACTGGTCAGCCACTCGCATCCCACCGGCTTGTTTCATCCGCCTAAGCCTTGTCCGCTGTGTCCTTAACAATGACATGCCATCTTGGCTATGTCAAGTGCCCCTTGAGAGAATCGAACTCCCTACGCATGGCTTCGAAGACCATCGCTCTATCCAGTGAGCTAAAAGGGCATGTAGCCAGCTTACTTCTCTGGCTGTAGGATGTCAAGACCAACGTAGTAGGTGCCACCGTGATACTTGTCATCAAATTTTACTGAGGCAGTCTGACCAGACACAAAGACTATCGAGCCATGCTTGTCCTTGTGAACGCCAGCCGTTACGACTACCCTATCATGTGTTTTGTAGGTTGTCATCAACGCCTTCGCTTGAGGTCGTTTGCTCCGAATACCTTCTGTCCACCACTGTCTAGATTGACAGTGACATTCTTGCCTTCTTGCTTTTCAACAGTTCCGGGCTCAGTGTTGTTGTTACGAATCACTCGCTCGCCCTTATTCCATTGCTTCATGTGGTCCAGGTGGGATTCGAACCCACGTCCACAAAGATTAAAAGTCAATTGCACTACCAGACTGTGCGACTGGACCATAAGAGAGCGGCTAGACAGCAAGGCTTTATTATGTGCCTCCGCCTTTTCCTCTCAATTACACCACATTGTTTCACCAGATGGAATCGAACCCCAATGTGATTGAGCGCCCTTGCAATGACGCTTTGTACTCCGAACTGGACTTGAACCAGCGACACGAGGATTAAGAGTCCCCTGCTCTGCCAACTGAGCTACCGGAGCTTGGGTCCCAGGATATCCTGGGACATTATTTATTATTTATATGATATGGGAGTGTTTGGGGACCAGCCTCGCACTCCCTCAATTACGTACCATGCTAGCACATGTGGTCTGTACGCTGCAAGGGGTACACGGGCTATACCTTGCATCCGAATAAGGTCTGCTAGAACCTGCCTCGTTCAGTTTCATGTTGTGCCAGAAACTGATAAAACTGCGTGGAGTCGATGGGATTTGAACCCACAATCGCTTGTATGCCATACAAGTGCATTACCAGTTATGCTACGACCCCATAAGCTAGGACGCCCCTTCCTGAATTGCAGGCATTTAATTCCATCGGTTACAGCGATGGACTCCTTGCTACGTAGGAACGGCTGGATTTGAACCAGCGACCGATGCATTATCAGTGCATTGCTCCGACCAGACTGAGCTACGCTCCCTCGTTCTGTTGACTACTCTACACCCTACCGGGCCTCGCGTCAACCGTATCCCCAGCAGGATTCGAACCTGCATCTAGACTTTAGGAGAGTCTTGTTCTGTCCCTTGAACTATGGAGACTTGGCCCGAAGGCCGTTGCTTAGCGAATGCTTCGACGCTCAACAACTTCGTACTTGGTGTTCTGGTCAACAACCTGACGGTCAGAACCAGAAGGGCCCATGAAGACGATTTCGAACTGCTTGCGGTCCACAGGGGACTTCCCAACAGTCAGAACCTCGCCCTTAGAAGTGATGTCTCCAACGCGAAGCTGAGACGCCTTCTTCTGCATAGCCTTTACGCCCTTCGTGTTCTTCTTCTCGCCGCCCTTTTCCTTTTCCTTGGCCTTCATCAGCTTTACAGCAGCGAAGAAAGCCTGGCGACCCTTGGCAACAGCATACGCCTTGGCCGCGTCCTTGACAATCTCCTTGATAGGACGACCGTCATCAAGACTGTCACTGATTTCCTCTTCGGCCTTGCTCTCAGCCTCAGTGGCGTCTGACACTTTAACTCCAGAATATTGTTCGGACGATTGTGTATTTGCTAAGAACTACATTATCACTTCTGCCTGACAGCGTCAACTGCATCTTGCCATCAAGCATCTTCTGAGCTGCAACCACTGTACCATACTTGGTGCGATTTCCAGGTCTCAGATTTTTAGCAAACCTCATGATGCCTCCTATTTGTTTCAATAGGATAGCATACTTTTGTGCTGTTCGCTTGTTACTACTCTACTGGAAGCAAGGGGTGGTGTCAACCCCTCGCTACCGGGCCCTTCAACGCCGAAAACCCCCAACCGAAGTCAGGGGCACGGCGAGAGCAGATTGAAGTCATCTCACTGCAAAGTGTTTATTACTTGTTGGTGACCGTGAAGGGTACGTTAGTCCCATTGCAGTTGAAGCCAGCAGGCAGACTGCCGTTCTTCTTCACGTCCCAGTTGTTGACAACCTCAAGGCAGTAACGCTGTAGAGCCTCGGGCTTGAGAGCACCAGTCTTCTCACGAATCTTGGCAGTCTCGGCGTCAATCTTCGCTCGCTCCTGCTCAGCCTTTGAACGCTCAATGTCGTTGTTAGCCTGAACAATCTTGTCAAGAGAAGACTGGGTACGGTCGTCCAGCTTGATGTCCTTGATGCTGATGGAATCGATGATGATTCCGTCATCCTTGAGGCTGGAGGCCAGGTCACTCTGAACCTTAGCAGCCACCTCACGGACCTTGGTACGAGCATCGTTAGGAGTGTACTCCGTCAGAACTGCACGGAATGAATCCTTGGCAGAAGACTTAACTAGCTGGTCACGAACGTTGTCGAAGTTCTTGTACTTCTTCCACAGCTCACCAGCCATACCCTCATTGATGCGCCAGCGAGGAGTAGCGTAAACCACACCACGACCGCCACCATCGAAGGTAACCGTTGCGCCTTCATCCCACTTCTCACCATCAAGGTCAAGGTACTGAACCTGAGTTGAGAAGTCCTCATGCTCTGACCAAGGAGCAATGACCTGGAGGCCATTGTCAAGGTTTCCCTGGTATCGACCGAAGGCCGTCTGAATACCGACGTTACGCGCTCCAACAGAGGTTACTGAGTTGAAGAGAGTGAACACGGCAAGCAGCAGACCGACACCAACAGCAACGAGGTATCCACCCTTCTGCTTAGTTACGGCGCTGAAAGCGACTGCGACGAGCAGAACGAGCAGGAGGAGACCTGCAATAACAAGATATGTCATTGTTTTCCTTTGTTGTTGGGTTGTGCTTTGGAGCTGACCTAGCTGGATTCGAACCAGCACCTAATTGATTAACAGTCAATCGCTCTGCCGTTAAGCTATAGGCCATAGGAAGGGATGCAGCACTCCACCTTTGAGCGGTGCCTCTTGCTTGAAGCGGTCCCAACATCCGCTTATTTACTCTAACACGATTGTACTCAACGTCTTCCTCTTGTACAAGTAGGGCCGCTAAACCCTTCTTCATCACCGCCGCCGGGGCTGGGAAAGACGTAAAACCCCATCAAGCTAGTGAATCTACGTGTTGTGAGTAAAGCTTATCTGCTCACCTGATGAGCATATGCGATATGAAAACCTGGCCATCCTGGAAACTTGATGTAGTAAAACCAGTCTCCGTCGATAAGCCTCTGTTCGAAGCATTCGCCTTTAAGGCCAGGCTGAGGACCAGTGTGCTCCTTGTTGTCCCAAGCCGCTTCTTTGAGCGTCACATTGAATTTCTTTGTCTCTCGGACACATCCGAGTTCTTCATCGTAGGGCATTTACTGCTCCTCGTCAACTACAATCTGGCTAGGACACTGTAGAGTCCATTCATTTCCAGAATCACTCTTGAACCATACCCACAGTCGGCCATTTCGAACCACAACTTCATCCCTGTACTTGCCGTGGAGAAGAGTCGTTCCTGTAACCAACCATGCTTCGTTCTCTGTCATGTGTTCATCCTAGCAGATGTTGTTGGAGTGTCAAGTTGTCGCTTAGGCTCCGGAGGCAGGAATCGAACCTACAGGGAAACGAGTTAACAGCTCGTCGCTACTGCCAATAGTAGCCCCACCGGAATAGCCCTTTCGGGCGTCTTGCTTAGTCGAAGATACTTCCGATTGCGTCAGCAATACCTTCGAAGAGGTCTCCAACCCAGTTGCCACTACTTGACTTCCGGGCGCTTCCTCGGCTTGTGCTTATTACTCTACCAGACCTACAGCGTGAGCACAAGGCCCTCGCATTGCCTGTCGTTCCGAAGTCACTCTTGGGCTTATCTTTGTTACAGCCCAGACACTTCATCGTACCGCTGGTCAAACCCGACATAGGTCAAATCTCCTGGGGTTACCTTCTGGGACAGTCTACCATCTTCAAAGAGATGGACGCCAGCTCTCTTGTAAGCCTCATCAGCTAGCTGAGAGCATATCATGTGCTTGCTAGAAGTGACTCTATCTTCAATCCACTTCCAATGCAAGCCTACTCGCTCTAGTGCCAAGGCAACATAGTCAAGGAAGCTATAAGGCACTCCCTCTAGCTGCCGGGCCTCTCTTACGATAGCGTCTCGCTGCTCTTGTGTCAACTTGATGTCTAGGTAAGCTGCCAGTGGACTGCCATACTTAGTAGTTCCAGCATACTTGTCCAGTGGGCTGATGATTGCTCCACCTGGCATAGCTTCTATGACTTCCTCGTTGTCCAAAACAACAAAAACATGAGTGTATCTGCTCGCATCCCTCAAGATGAATTGACCTAGACCTACCAGGACGCCTGTGAGGCCCCCGATTCTGGTTAGTCCGATGTCACCTGGTCTTGGGGTGTACTTCTTTGGTGTAGTCATATCAATAATTGTAGCATATAAAAAACCCCAGCCACAAGGACTGGGGTGGTTTATGCGTAGAGCTGGGCGGGCACCTCGCCAGGTGTGCGTCCCCTAACCCAACGTGATTCAGGTGGGACTCGAACCCACATCCTCAAAGATTAAGAGTCTTTTGCAGTACCAATTCTGCGACTGAATCAAGTGCTGGTCCCTAACCCTCGGGCAAAGGATACGATGGGGTTCGTATCGGCCAGCCAATACTTCTTAGAGAATCCATAGGACTAGCGCTACGATGAGCAGGATTCCCACGATAGTCCAAATTACACTATCGCCTCTCATTTTAACACCTCCCTGCGCAGGAGTTGTGGACAATGGGGGACTCGAACCCCCTCTATCAGTGTGCAAAACTGACGTGCTACCATTAACACTAATCGCCCATAGCCCGTTTATTCCGGGCCTTCAATCATATTGAAGTTTTTAGCCTGCTCTGCCAGACATGATTCACATATCGGCATTGGTACAAACATACCAGGCTCAAGCTCTACTGTCAAGTCTCCGTCTGCTTCTTCCGGGCAAAATGTGCACTTGAGGAAGAACTCAACTCCAGGAACGTTAGACAGCATATCAAAGTTCATCGATTACTTCAACCTCGACATCTTTGATATCTATTCCGCAGATTTCGCCTTCACCGAAAGTGTCCTTGACTGCTTCAAGAGCGTCGGATTGGTCGGGAGCTTCTACCGACAGCAGAAGGCTGACTGCGATTGTATATGTCTTCATGCCCTTATTGTATCATCTGACCGTTCAGTTCAGCAGTCTTGAGATACAGGTAAACATCTGGATTGTATTCGTACAGAGCATCCCAGTCCAGTGAGAGAAGAACATCTCCGTTCTCATCAACTTCCTGAATCTGTAGAATTCCTTGCAGAATCAGCTCTGTCATTATCCCATTCTCGGTGCCATTCTCTTCGTTCACGACGCCTCCAAATTTTGTTTTTGACTGGAGAGTCTTCGAACGTCTGGCCTCTCCAGACTTTTCTACCGAGCATTTTCATAACGTACCCTGGACAGGAATCGAACCTGCCTGTAACTGTTTAGAAGACAGCCGCGTTATCCACTACGCTACCAGGGCATGAAGGTGAATATCAAGGAATCGAACCTTGCGGCGGGAGCTACCCTATTTGACCCAATATTTTATTACGCGGACTCGAACCGCACGTGACCATCACCTAGGCTGGAGTCGAACCAGCATACCACCCAGTTTATTCACCAGTCCCGTAGACGAGAATCGAACTCGCAACGCCTCCTTGGCAAGGAGGTATGTTACCACTACACCACTACGGATTGTGGAGGTTCCTGTTATGAGCCGGAACAACCAAGACGCTCTCACCTTGTAGCTTCGATGCCCCTTGCAAGGCCGTTGAGAAATGCGGTTTGGGATTGTACACTCCCTTGCCGACTTACATTCCTGCATCTAGCGCAGGCTAGCGGAGCAGCCGGACTCGAACCGACAACTGTTACTCTGATATCTACTAGTAGAGAACCCGCCTTTAGCTCAGCAGCATCTCTCGTTCGACAGCGCATTTCACGGTTTTACCAATTAAACTATGCTCCTCATATCAGGAGCGACCTGATATGCATTTGACTAACTCCGGATGCTAGTCAAAGTACGCCGGGTGAGACTCGAACTCACACTGTCCAGTTCCTAAGACTGGTGCCTCCTGCCATTGGGCTACCGACGCATAACGCCTACTACGTAGGCTGAATCTTACTTGTTTCACCACACTTGCGACAACGATACTTACCAGACCATATCTTCCAGTCGTGCTTACCGCCCTTTGGACAGACGCTCAAGTGTATCCTTTGTTTGTAGTTGTGGAGTACGCCGTGGGAGAGTCGAACTCCCAAGCAGTTGATTCTAAGTCAACTAGGTATGCCAGTTCCCGTCAACGGCGCATAAGGTGAAGGGCGTCACCGCCAAGTGTCCGGCTGATATGGAATATCAGCTTGGGGAGCTTTATCACCAAGTGGATTTGGAGGGATTCGAACCCTCTACAGTCAGCGGTCCATTGTCGGCTTTCACTGACCTTATACCAATCAAACCCATAAGTCTGAGGAAGGGCCGGATTCGTGCCCGGTGTGATGGCTGGTTAGACCTTACACAATAAGCAGAGATACTGAGTGACCAACTTTTCTCTCATCTTAACACCTTCCAACGTACCCAGTGAGGGAATCGAACCCCCGTATACGGTGTGTAAAACCGCCGCTCTCCCATTGAGCTAACCGGGCTTGGGCCTTTCGGCCTCTTCTTACAGAGACTCTACCATGAATCCCTGGATGTCGTCAACCACGAAGTTGAAGTGGTCGCCATCCTCGTCAACAACGCTGACCAGTGGCATCTTGGACATGATGGCGTTGGTGAACTGAGACTGATATTCATCTCGGTCACCAGGAGCGACAACCGGAATCCCACCATTCGGATGGTTACGAACGAGAACAGTAATACGAGCAGACATTTCTTGTGCCCTTCGGCTTGTTGTTTTTGGAGTACCCCGTGTCGGATTCGAACCGACGTTCACACGGATTGAAAGTCCGGTATCCTAACCGCTAGACCAACGGGGCATGTTTACTGTTTCTCTGTACTACTACTGTAGCTTGGCTGAGGAAGTCTGTCAAGCGGCTTCCTGCACTCTGGACCACCGGGCGCGTTTACCCACTCCATCTGTTTAGATACGCAGGCTTTCATCTTGCTTGTCTCGTTGCTTTCTGAGATACACCCTACCATAATGAAGCTGGCAAAGAGGCATCCAATGATTCCACAGAGGATACCTACAACAATTCTAGCTTCGATTTGAGTTGGTATTTTTGGTGGCACGTACTCCTACGGAGAATTGAACTCCGACCACAAGATTGAGAATCTTGTATCCTACCCTTAGACTATAGGAGCTTGAACGGATTTGTTAGCGCTCCGTCCTGCGCTGTAGTGCTAGTCTAGCGCGGCTAGACTTGTCTGTCAAGCTGGTTCTTCTGGGACTGGATTTGGTGGAGTTACGCTAGGTGCCTGACCGAGGTCACGACCGATGAACTCCTGAGTTACACTACCATCTAGCGCTGCTGGACGGTACTCACCAATCTTGAACTTACCTGCATCCAGGAAGAGTTCTGCCTCAATGACATCATATGGGTCGTCCATTTCTGCTGTTTCGTAAGTCTTTTCAGTATATACAGCGAACTGGACGATGATGTTGTTGGTTTCTGAGTCGTAGAAGAACTGATTGATTGGGTAATAGGCCATTTGTATCCTCCCTTCACAATCATTATATCTGACGAATGATTATGAAGGCTTTGGCCTATACTTCCTCTATGCTCAGATAGAACTTCTTCTTGTGGCCATCGTCATCTTCGACTTCCACTTGAAGAATTTCTCCATCATTGGACGCACCTACGAAAGCCTCAATCCCATCATTCCAGCCACCATCAATGGTGCCAGAGATGAGGTCAAGGATACGCTCAGCGTCAATGTGTTCCAAAGACATGTATCTCCTTACTCGTGCTCGCAAAACTCAACATCGAAGTCGGTCTCGCTAGCTGTAACTGTAGCAGGGTCACCGAAGTTTGCCAAGAGCCAGGCGTAGTGAGCCTTGTTATCAAGGACAGCTTCGAAGGCATCGAGAGTTTCCTTGATTTCCTTGGTCTGAATGCCGTGAACTTCGTAAACCTTGCTATCATAGTCTACACCACCCTGCTCGTTTTCGGCATAGGTGTACAGGTCATATGAGGTAAGAAAAATTTCCTCATCCTCATCGTACCACCGGCCTTCTGCCGTTTCAAGACCCTCTTCTGAGGCTACGAGGTTCTTGAGCTTTACTTCAACAGCATGAACAGAGAACCTGCATGGCTCTCCATCGTTGAAGCTTGGTGTGTACTGGTCCCATCGTACCGCCTCGACCTCATCCAACGCAAGCACCTTATCAAGAGCATCGATGAGAATCTGTGGGTCATCCTGGTCTGGCCATGCATCCTCAGTCTGAGGGTCACCGTTTACATTGCGACCAAATAGCTTGTCTGTCACTTGTTTCCTTTCAGGACATCTGTGCGAGAAACAGTCTTCTTTACCTTGCCGCCCATCCATTCCTTTAGCTCCATGTTCTTGAGCCAATCACCAAGGGATGGAATCCAGCCGAGGTCTTCAAAGATGTGCTGCTCAGCAATTTCACGAACAGGCACGCGAACTTCTACGCCTGTCCTTTCCTTCTTTACTGTGATGGTGAGGCCGAATACTCGTTCAGCTTCCCAACATCCTTCTGTGTGATGACGCAATGCTCTGTGCCTGGCGTCACCGAAATGTGCCTTGGATGCATCAATCCATTCGTGAATGGCAATGTAATCCTCTGGCACACCTCCCCACTTCCTTGCAGAACTACGTGCATGATAAAAACTGTTGCTCAAGAAAGCCTCCGCTTGGCGTCAGCCATTTCGATTTCGAAACGGTCCATGCCAGTAATGTCACCAAAAACTTCAAAGCGATGCTCTTTGCCGAAGATACCTGTAGTGGTTCGGTTGGAGACTCGACAGTGATTCTTCACGGCAAGATAGGCAATTTCGTCAGCCAACTTATTGCTGCCCTTGAATGTATAGTGACGAGTTACGTAGTCAGCCATTGTCTTTCAACCCTTCGTAGAGTTTCTTGATGTAAGGACACATATGTCCTTTGTGGATATCGTACTTGGTCTTACAATGGCCACAAGTAGACATCTCGACTACCGGCCTCTTTTTATTTCCACGCCTAAGCATCCTCAATAGACTGAGGATTGAAACGCCAGGCTCGTCTTGCTTCATGTATCGAGAGTACACCCTTGTATGGCTGCTGTCAACGCATGAAGTTTACGTAGACTAGGATGCAGAGAGTTGCGGTAGCCATCACCATTTGAAATAGTGCTGCCACGGTTCTTACTAGTTCTGCTTTTGACCTTGCTAGCTTTAGTTGTTTTCTTTCTTCTTTAGATATCATCTATTAATCGTATCATAAACAACAAAACCCCTCCGAAGAGGGGTTGTTGTCAGATGCGACCTGCGGAGAAGTCAGCGAGCACACGAGGTGCATTGCTGTCAAACCCTACGAAGTCCATCATTCCACGGTCGCTTGGGTCAGCGATGGTGAATTCAGTTGCCTGAACTCCCAGAACTGCCATGCGAGCGTCGATTCCGGTCTTCTTACGGTACTCCTTGAGCGCCTGGAATGGGTGAACGTCGCCAGCCCACGTGTCGTTATCAGTGATAACCACGAAGGTGTCAACCTCTACCTTGTTCTCAAGAGCCCAACGCATTGGGAGGGAACAATCTGTGCCGCCCCAGTTGCTTCGCTGTACATTACGCATTGCCGTAGCAAGGTTTGTACGAGCGGAGATGCCGAGGTCAGTCAGACCACTGTTCCTCCAACCATAGCCATCAGACGTGAATCCACGGATGATGTGAGCTGGCTCGGTACGAGCGATGGTCATTGCCATTGCAGCAGAAACCTGAGCACAGCTAAGGTCGAGACCGTTAGCCTTTGCACTCATGGAACCTGACACATCAATAGCAAGCATCGTTCGCTTACCGGCAGGCTGGACAGTCTTGAATGCCTTGTGGAAACCCTCATCGAGAGCATCGACAATGACACTTTCAGTCGTCCAATCCTTTACGCGCTGCTCACTCTCGTAGCCCCAGCGGTCCTTGGTACGCTTTAGCTGACCATCGTTATACACAACAGTCGCGTTCAGGAAGTTGATTGGGTGCAGACGAGTCTGCGCAATCATCTCCTGATTCGTTAGCTGTCCTGCATAAGCAGCCGCAAAACGCATGTCCTGGAAAGCACCAAGCCGTGCGAGACGGGTGATGTTTCGGACAAGAGCCTGACCACGAAGCTGACCGTTGGCGAAGATTCGCTTCCAGACACTCAAATCCTTGAGGAACTGAGTTGGGATAGTCTCCCAAGGAAGCATCTCGTACGCCCGGAGAACATTGTGCACATCCTCAACAGACTGAGCCTTCTGCATGAGCTTGAAGCCCTCAATAACCCGAAGGTCATCAACAGCATCGTGCTCCTTGCCAAGGGCAAAATCAGCAGCGGAAGTGTTCATGTTCTGTGGGTGAGCCTTGCGCATTACGTCACGCATGGTCCAACGGTTGCCAGCAAACTCACGAGAACGGTACTTGACCATCTGGTAAGCAAGCTTATCGGCATCGCGCTCGAACCAGCTAGCAACGATTTCGCGCTTTGCTCGACCCCATCCACCCATGGTGTTCAGGTAGTTCACAACCTCGTAGAGGTGTGTACCAGTACGAACAACACGATTGAATACAGCCTTGACAGACTGCTTGTCACGTCCATGGACAATGACAGAGGCTAGTGCGAACAGGACTGGAGACTGCTTGTACGCACGACCATTGACGGACACGTCCACAATGGTGTTCAGTACAGAGGCTTCGTCTCGCTCAATCATGTCGTTGAGGAACTGTACGTTGGAGCGCGCGTGGTCGGCTTCCTTTACGTAATAGGTTCCACCATCAACACCGAGGATAAGGAATCGCTCAAGGCGAGCCTGGTCAGAAACCTGGAAGACGAATCCACCAGCGTTGTTCTTGACCTGCCCTGCCTTGGCCTTGACAGACTGAGGAGTCTTGTTGAGACTCTTAGCTGCGTTGTTAAGTGCATTAGACATTTTACTACCGGCCCTTTCTAAGGCATAGGAATTTCGGGAACTAGTCCCATATCAAAGTCTCGCTCGAATTGAGCAAAGTCTTCTTCACGAATCTTGTAGTGGATAGCAGCCTCGATGAGCTGGTATCGCTTCTGTAGGTACTCTAGCATACCGTCATCAAGCCTTGCAAGGTCGTTGATGGGGTAGCGAGTTCGTTGAGTGCTGGCCTTTGCAGGTCCAGAGACGTAGTAGCGATTGTCGTCCATGTGTGAATACTGATACTGGTCCTTGTCCCAAATAGTTCTATTACTTGGAACCCAATGCCAGACAACACGGGCAGTCTGCTTCTGTTCGTCAATGTCGTCTACAACGCCGACGCGGAAAGAGGACGATGTGCCCTGCTTTCCGCCGCGAAAGACTACTGCGCCAACCTCGATTTCATGACCGAGCCAGTTTCTCATAGCTTTTTCTTGTCATTCCAATCGACTGTAGTGACAACCTTCTCGACTCTTTCGAGAAGGTAAACGTTCTTGTCATCAAAGATGTGCTCTTGCATCTCTGTCTTGCCTCGCTCCCAGCGTACACCAACGTATACGCCTTCGTCAATCTCAGCGATGTCAAGAGTGTGAATCATCCATCGTGACTCATGCTCCTCTACGGAGTCTACCAGCTTTGGCTTGAACTCATCCTCAGAAAGATGGTCTTCGATTTCTCCGATGGCATCCTCAAGATACCAACCGTCTTTCCAGAGTTCCTTTAGCTTCTCAATTCTTTCTTCTGTGTTCATAATTGGTGGATATGTTGGTGAGAGTCGGAGGTGGCCTAGCCCTGGCCAATGTAGGAGTCGAACCTACTATTCATTCATTTCAAGGGATGATAACCGACTTGCTCTTTCGACCCACTTTGTCCCGACGAAGGGAATCGAACCCTCGACATTGCGCTGACAACGCAGTATGTTACCATTACACCACGCCGGGATAACCCCGAAGGGCTTACTTCTTTTTGTGCTTGCCAGTAAGGTCATTTCTCTCGCCCTCATCAGGCAATGGAAGCTTTTCATCTACTGGCTTAGTTACTGTACCACAGTGCTTACAGTTTGGCTTCTGCACCAGAGTAACTACGTTTTGCATACATGATGGACAAAATCTGATAGTCATCAGATATAAGGCCCCCAAAGGTCATTGTCGTCAAAGTGCTTCGTACGCTTCTCATCGAACTCCAGCTCAATGCTGAACTTCGTGACTTCATCATCCAGCCAGCCGTTACGCTGGAAAGAAAGCTCTACCCGACGCTTGGCATCAGCAAGAGATGTTCCATGCTGGTCACCATGGTAAGCAGACCTGTAGTTTCCACGCCAGGACTGGAGGACGATTCGGTACCACTTCATTTACTTGTTCTCCTAAGAGATTGTTGGGAGCGCGCCTGACGGGATTTGAACCCGCGATTTCCTGATTGACAATCAGGTGCATTGGACCAGACTATACTACAGACGCAAGAGAGCTAGGCGGAGGGGTTGTGGCTCAAGCTCCTGTGTTCCTCACTTACCTGCTTGCCGACCTGCTCTACGTTCTACTTTAGCGGTTCTCGGAGAACCTGTCAACTGTGTGGACTGGAACTTCCTTACCAGCAACCTTCACAGTCCTGCCGGGCTTCTCATCAAGCCACACTACACGAGTCTTGCCATCATGTCCATGAATCTCAAGGACACGCTCGATGTGTGGGTAGACTTGAGGATAACCCTTCAATGCAGTCAACCATAGCATACAAACCTGGCCGTCATCAAACTGTACGCCCTGAGTGACCTTTCCTGTTCCAGAGACACCAGATTCATCGATGTCTCTATGAAGTTCAAAGAGTCTCATACTTCCTTCTAATTAATTACTATCCGGTTTCTAACCGGTTCTAGATGTTTTTCAACATCTTTTTCTTTATATTTTCTAGTGTAACTACACCTTAGCATCTCTTCTGGAATCCTGTCAACTCTCTCCTTGAGTCCTATTTGGCCTCCCCTTGTATCCGGCTCTTAAGACATTCTTCCGCCCTCACCCCCGCCGCCCGCCTGCTGACAAATGAAGAAACCCAACGAAGGGGACAACGCCGCCTCGCCTTTTCGGTAATCCGAGGACATGCCTGGGACATGTCCCTGGGACAACATGACATGTCACTTCGAGTGTCACAGGACAGATGACAGAGTGTCCTGGGAATGACAAAAGCCACCCTCATAGATAGAGGATGGCCAGAGTGTTGATGATGATGTGGATTGTGTTGTCCGCAATAATCATCAACCAAGTTGTCAACCAAGGTGGGGCGTCATTGCGATATCCAGTGAGGTTTCCCTCAGACCATGAATAGCGCCATTCCCTTGGTGCCAGTTGATTCTTTGCCCAGACGACATGTCGTGCTAGGCGGTAATGGTCAATGACAATGTGTGTCACGATGATGACAAACAAAGCCGGTAGTGACGTGGTGACAAAGACAAACGGGACACCATAAGTGACACCGTGGACGATGGCTGGCAGCCACCTCTTTGTCTTCAACTGTGCCATCCAATCCGTCTGAATAAGATAGTCACCAATGAAGTGCATAAGCACACCGAGAAGAACAGCGCTCACTTAAGACCACGCTTGCCCTTGATGGCCTTAATGGTGTTTTTCATGCCACCAATTTCCATCGCTAGAGTAGCTGCCTTGCGCTTAATTGCAAGAAGCTCATCGCCCTTCTTACCGCGCATATTTTTCTCCATTTCCTTGAGCTGCCTCTCCTTGCCGGGAAGGTCACGCTTCAAGTTCTCGTAGAAACGAAGCTCCTCTTCTGGATTCACTTTTCCTCCTATACAAAAATGCCCGGTACTTTTGTACCGGGCTGGAGCGGAGACAGAGGGAATCGAACCCCCACGGCATATCACTACGCCATCACGGTTTTCAAGACCGATAAGCCCACCAATGCGTGCCTCCATGGGGAAGTCAGCTTACAACTTCCAGGTCGTCTTCATTAAAGCCACCCATTACACCCATGATAGGGTGATTGAGTTCTCTTTCGAAGAACATAATTTCGTAATCTCCAGCACCGAGCTTTCCGAGAATACGAGTCCTCTTGTGAATCCTGCCACGCTTACCGTAATAGGCAGGGTCAACATTCGGACGGTCGTGCTTTACTTCAACTGTGTCTCCACAGATTATCATATTGCACCTCCTGCGGAAAGCCTGGGAATCGAACCCAGCCGGGCTGTAACACCCTTGGTACCGTTCCAAGATACCTGCTAGCCAATCGCTTACTTTCCAAAAAGCGTTCAGTCATTCCGAACGCTGATTTGCTTCTTTACACAGAGCATCACGTTTCCGGAGCCCTCTGGTACTTCTACCTTTGCCAAGGTTGGATTGTCAGAATCCCTGACATAGATACCAGGCTCTCCGTTTACCCAAACTTTCTGGCCCTCAAAGTATGCCATTTACAGCCTTTCAACCATGGAATCGCTAGCCCCATACAGAACCGGCTTCTGTCCACTGTTGTTGTCGATGTAGATGACCTTGTGGCCATCCTGAACTCCAACGGTACCGGTCTTGTTACGGTAGCTACCGTTTGTAACCCTTACCCTCGTACCAACCGCGTGTGATAGCGCAGCCACTATTTGTCCTTAAGTAGTAGTTATATGATGTGGATATGGCGTGACAATCGTTTAGCCCATTCGGGCAATGTCAGCTACTCTGCCATTGAGTTACCGAGGACAATAAAGTCCCCAGGGAGGATTCGAACCCCCAACACGCTGATTTGAAGATAAACAATCATCTTCGACCCACAAGTACGCCAGGAAGGAATTGAACCTTCTCTCGGTAGGATATAAGCCTACTGCATTGAACCGTTATGCTACTGGCGCTCATCTACCCCGGAAGGAGTAGGTTTAAATCTATCTTACAGCGGAGCAGGGTTACTGTCAACCCTGCCCACCGATGTCTGCACTCTGAACAATGGAGACCACAGCGTTACCCATGTTTTCCATTGTCTGCTTTGTCTGCGCTGGCAAGCTAGGAACCAGCGTAGCAAGCATAAGCCCGCCCACTGCTCCCCAAAGAAGGTAGTGAATCTGCCACCCCTTCTTCTTGCAAAGGTACGCACAGACTGCGAGGTAAAAGATTACACCCGCTGTCCACATGTCACTTCTCCAATTGCTTCTCGATGTTCTTTCGGAAGTAACCAGCCACCTTGTACTTGGACCCTTCCCAAATACGGCTCTCTCGGCCGGTATCCCCTAGAATCTCATGCAACTGACGAGCTGTCAAGGTGTGGCCGTAGCCCTTGAGTTCCTTGACCAAGATGCTGGCTGGTAGCCAGTCATGCTCGTCAAAGTTCTCAAAGATGTCAAGCACGTCCTCAAGCAGTCGCTTGTCGGTTGTATCTGTCACTGTAACATCTAGGTAGGTGTCTGTGTCAAGCTCGGGCATACCCTCTGCTTCACGCTCATCACCCATCTCGATTGCCTCATCTGGTTCGATTGGGAAGACCTTGTACAAGTAAGGCTCTCTTGAACCACCGCCCAAAATGTAGCACTTACCAGCGTCTTCCACGTCCTCACCTGATGCTGGATGTAGCTTATCAGGTCTCCAGCCCTGTGACAACATGCCCTCTCCGAACACGAGAGGAACGTCAGCGTGACGAGAAGCAAACATTACCTTGATGCTGACTGCATCTGCAATGGCGGCACCAAGAGTGTCCTTTGTAGCCTGCTGTGCAGCTAGCACGACAGTAATAGCAGACTTACGTCCATTGCGGATAATCTGGATTGCCAAATCCTTGCACTTCTTGTTGAGCTGAATGAACTCGTCAATGAAGATAATAAGGGCAGGGTGGTCCTTGGTTGGCTGCCAATTGTCACCCATTCCCAGCTTCGTCAGCTTCTTTGCACGAATCTTCGTGTACTCCAGAGCCTCAGTTAGCATTTCTTCAATTTCCTCTTCGGTCCTACCGCGTCTTGCGATGGCCCTTCCGAAGACTTCGAGTCCATTGCCACCAGGGTCAATGTCCCAAGTTACACAGTCTCTACAGCTAGTAGTGATGTCTGCTAGCTTACGCATGAACATAGACTTTCCACCACCAGGTGCAGCAATAACAACTGCGTGATTTCTTAGCAAACTGATTTCAAGAGGGGAACCATCCATTCGCTGAGCAATCTTGTACTTGTTCTTGATAGAACGAGACAAAGGTTCTGCTCTTGGCTCTGGAGCCATATCAGCAAATGGGTCAGTCTGCATAAGTCTGATGACAACTTCGGCCCGGAATCTGGTAGCAGCAACTAGCATTCCATCAGTTGGAAGTCTGAGCAGCGTTTCCATCTTCTTGGCCTTAGCCATTACATCATCAGGAGTACCCTTTCTCAATACTACCGGGATTTCCCAACCCCAATTGTAACGAGTTGGTTCCAAGATAACTCTGGGAGTGATTCCCTCAGCCAGTAGTGCTCGTCTCAAGCACTCCTGAGCCTCGTCTCTGTTGCGAGCGTCAGCAATAGGGAAAGGTTCCATGGGGTCATCCTGCTCATCACCATTTCCAGTAATGGCAGAGAAGGCGTCCTTCGGCTTGAAGCCGCTGCCTACGAACCACATAGCTACAAGGACTGTGCCTAGGATGACAGCTATTGGAACAATCTGCCAGGTGACATAGGCCCATCCCGTTATTGCAATCAGTACAGCAAGGACAGAGTAGAAGCGCTTACGCCTTGGTTCGCTACGCTTTTCCTGCTCTATCTTCAACTTCCGGGCCTTTTCTAGATTGCCTTCGCTTCTCGCCTTTGCAATCTCTTCCTTATAGTCATTCAGGTAGACCCAATCCAGAATGGCTTTACTCGTTATTTTGACACCCTTCCGGACATGCGAAAATACACCCTGACCGGAAGACCGAAAAGACCTGGAAGTATCCAGGTCTGTGTCAGGGCGTTTCACAAGTTCTTTGGAATGTCTCTTGTCGAAATCTACCATTGTTTTAGGTTTCTAGGATTGCTCTCCAATGAGAGCCAGTTGGGACGGTGGGAATTGAACCCACATGTAACCGATTAACCTTTCTACACTTTATCAGAGTGAGGGTATACGCCCCATTGGCGTGAGCCATCAGACCCACTTTTGTACTTCATCAAGGACGCCTAGGAAGACATCCTCGTATGCTCCAGTTTCACCCATGGAAGAGTTTATGATGAACTTGTCCATATTGGAAAGCTGGGGATTGAATTTACCGTATTCCAGAGCTGCACCAAGATTGAGAAGTAGGCGGATAGCGTGCCGCTTTTGCTTTACTCCATCGTTCTTGGCGAAGTTCAGGGCGGTTCGAATGTATACTTCCTTCATCTTGGCGCGATTCACTCGATATTGTGTCCGGAATTCGTGAAGTTTATCAACTTCCGCTACCGGCGTCCATAGCGCTTCAAGTGCTTGAGGTACGCATTCATCAACCATGTGCATGAATGTTGAGAGGTCAACGACCGTCTTGTCAACTCCATTCACGATGGTCTGCTTAATGTTGCGCTTTCGTTTGGTTCGCTTCGTGGCAATTACTTCGTAAATGTCTCGGTCTGAACCTGCGTGCGCAAGGCCATACAGATGGCTTCCGTGGATTGTCCGTAGAAGTACCGTCATAAGAAAGTTCCTTTAGGTAAGTGGCGAGAACGGAGAGAGTGTAGTACCTTATGTCATCCTACCACACACATCTGAGATGACTTTACAGAGCGCTTTTTACGGCACCCCTAGGAATCGAACCTAGTATCCATTGTGTAAGATAACCGTGTCTCAATCGACCCAAAAGTTTGGAGCCCCTAGTCCGGAATTTAACCGGTATTACCTGTACTCCACGTACAGGCGGATTAGTCATTATCCTATGGGGCTAGTCGGGATAACTGGATTCGAACCAGCGACTTCTGCATCCCAAATGCAGCGCTCTGACCAAGCTGAGCTATATCCCGGAAGTCAGGCACCTCGGAATCGAACCGAGTTTCTTAGGCTTCCAAAGCCAACGGATTACCATCTTCCCCGTGCCTGATAGCAGGTTTCCCTGCCGTTGTACTTAATCTTAGCAGACCCTCTGAGTAGTGTCAACTCTTTGGTCTCCGCCTACTTGATGGACAGCCTACACCATCAAGGTTCTTGTGTCCATCACAGACAACGACTGACTTATTGTAGTACCTGATTGTCGTCGTCGCCTTACGAGAACATCTTTGGAACCAACACTGCCCTTTGTTGCCTGTAAGAGCCACTTTACTCCTCCTGGCTTAGTTCGTCAAGCTGAGCCTGTAGCTTGGCGATTTCGGCTGCAAGCTCCTTCTTGTACTGTTCACCCAGACGCTTGTCAAGGTCTTTGTCGTATGGAAGGTGCTTGTCCAGGTCAGGCTTGATTGTCTCAAAGACAATCTTGGCCTCTAGCTTGTGCATTTCTCCATTTCGGAACCATGCCTTCCAGAGGTCACCGGTCTCTTCTCCATCACCCTCAAGGATGAAGAGAACGTTCGGCCATTCGCGGGAAAGCTGCTTCATGTCCCGCTCCCAGTCATACCACTTTAGGTTCTGGGAGTAGTTTCTGTCAAGCCACTCTCCAAGGATGAAATCGTAGTCTCCCTGTGAGAAAACAATCTTATCCTTCTGCTTCATCATCTTATCGTAGATTGGGCCACGACCCTCAGCACTTAGCGTAAAGTCAGTGTAGTATCCCACATTTCCTCCAGATATGATTGTGCCCCCGGACATTGCCGGGGGCTATTTTAATTGGTTTTGACGCCATTCGGGACCTTATCCCCTACTTCTCTACTCGACAGACCTCAGCATGGCCTTTGTCTTTTGATAGTTCTCTCGGATTTACTCAATGGTTTATGCTGACCACCATTTTTCAATCTGCTAAGGCGAGATTCGTCAAAGCACATCCTGTAGGAATCGAACCCACTCTAAGAGGTTTGGAAGCTCGTGTGCTAAACCATTACACTAAGGATGCATGAAGTGAAGGAGATTATGAACGACCCCATTTATTTACGCAGGGGGCGATTACACTAACTAGTATTGCGACCTGCTCACCTTCACAGCTCCCCCGGCAGGAGTCGAACCTACGTACCTGAGATTCAGAGTCTCAGTGGCCAGCCACACGGACCACGGGGGAATAAAAGGGAGATAATCATTGCCCTCTCCCTGCTAGGTACTACCTAGCGGACACCATTCACGCGCTGCCAGACGCCAACGGTATTCCCTCTGCTAATGCTGGCACTTCAAGGGACTAGTAAGAGCACCGAGCGGGAATCGAACCCGCGCTGTCTGATTGGAAGTCAGACGTTCTACCATTAAACTACCGATGCAGAGTGTGGATAAGTTGGTGAGAATCGGAGAGCCCCTATCGGAGCGTATTCACCATTATTGAAAGATAACCGATGTCTCTTTCGACCCACATTTACTACTTTATCAGCTCACTCGCTGTCTGTCAAGCCCGTTGCGTTCTTACGGTCTTCGTCCGTAAATTCGTAGGCCAGACCAGAGCGAGTCGCTGTCACATAGCTTGTCATACTCCTTGATACCGCGTCAAATCCTGCCTTGTCTGCGGCGAAGGTAAGGCTGGAAGCCACAGGGATTCCCAGCTTAGACCCTACTGCAATAGCGTCCTGATTGGCACCAAGATAGACAAACTCGTCACCGTGCTGCTTTGACTCAGTAATGAGTCGGTTGACCGTCTCTACGGTCCACTCCCTTGAAGCATTTTCCAAGCCATCAGTCATGATGACATAGATTGTCTTCTTGGTCTGTGGTACATAGTTTACTACGGTCTTACCGATTGCGTCAAGGAGGGCAGTCATGCCACGTGGCTCAATACTTACTGTACCGGCCGCATTGGCAAGACCAACCTTCTCAAACCTGGTCTCATATACATCATCAAACTGCACGTAGGTGACAAAAACGTCGCCTTCAACATTCTTCTGTTCCTCAAGGAACCTATTGAGGGCACCTTCTGCCTCGTCCTTGATGCGTGACATGCTACCAGAGCGGTCAACGATAAGAACGATATCTACATCTACGTCAGTCATTACTCTCCAATTCTGAGAAAGGAATCAGAATGCTGAAGTGTTCAGTATCCATCGTCTGCATGGTATAACAAGAGCCATAGCACTCGATACCGTTGGCGTGGACAATCATCTGGATATCAGTTTCCTGAATCGCTGCCCGGAGCCAATAATCACTACCGAGCAACTTTCTGTCGCCACGCTTGATGGCTCTGTAACACTTTTCACGAAGGTTTTCATACTCTTCAATAATGCCCTCGTAACGCATTCTGACTCCTTTATCGTGCCAGGGACTAGTCTATCCCCGGCTCTCCTCCATCAAACACTATCCTAGAAGCGGGCACTCTGTCAACTACACCGCTCATGCAGCACCAGCACCACCAGATGCCTTCGTGCGTACAATCGTTCGGCTTCATCTTAGCCCATTGAGGATAACGTGGTGGCATAGGACCGCTACCACATTGGTCACATTCCTCGTCTGGTCCGAGCATTCTGCCAGACTGACAGCGCTCACAGACTTCGGGACGCTCGCTCCGCTTTACAGCTCGGCTGACCCTCTCCTTCTTTGGTACCACAGGCAACGTACCGTCGTCAAGCGGCAGCTTGTCACCCTTGGCAGAGTTACACTTCTTGTGCATCAACTTCAAGTTGTCAAGGTCCCATGTACCTCCACCGCTCAATGGAATCCAGTGGTCGATGGTAGGTCCGTTATCCTTCGTGAACGGAAGGTCACAGCCTGGGTACTGACAAATGAAGCCATCTCGTGCAGCAAGCAAATCACCGATTTCCTTGCGAGAGATGTTCTTTGGCTTCCTTAAACCGGGCATGGCATACACCCTTTCTGTCAGATTACTTCAAGTTTCGTGAGGTATTCGTGAAGCTCATCTGGCATCACTCGTTGCTCACGTGGTGCTTCAATCACATTATCACGTTCACGAGCCATGTCAAGCTCCTCCTTTTGAGCCTGGATTTCAGCCCTTCGGATTGACTCGTACGTTTGTACCTCAATGGTAGCAAAGTCATCTCGTGGAGTATAGGTGATTGCATTGTGAACTGCTCCACACGTAGCGTCAGCCAAGTCCTTTGACCCCGTTCTAGGGTGGTCAATCTTGTCATTTGGCATGATACGTAGTGCCAACAGCTCCTTCTTGAGAAGTGGGACATCTGGACCAATAAGTCTCTGGTCATAAACTACCCAACTCAAGTCTTCATAGTGTTTCTTTGCCACTGAAAGAACCTCGGAATTAATACCGACTCCTCGCAGATACTTCATCTGGTCATTAGAGTTCCAGCGGTCAAAGGTAACAAGGCGGAGGTCAAAACCTCTGCGCTTCAATCCTGTAATATAGTCTCTTACATCGGCAAAGTCAACATCCTTGCCGGGCTTTGGTGTCCACCATCGGACAGCATCAACGACTACATAAGGAAGCACCTCATTAAGCTGACCACCAATCTTTTTCTGTACAAACTTTTCAACATGAGCAAGTGCTACAGCACAGTGGTCGTGCTTCTGTGCAAGGTCTACGTGTACATAGTAGCGCACCCCTTCCTTTGGTGTAAAGTCTGCACGATAAGAGCCATCTTCGTCTACACCATTTGGCCTTACGAATGCCGCCTCAACCTTCTCCTTGTCCTTGAAGAAGGCGTCAATTGCGTCAGGTGGCATACAGGCAAATCGAGACAGCGCGTCGATTGGGTCTGTAAAGAATGCAGTCGTGAAGTCTGTAATCTCTCTTGTTGGATTTACTTCCCAGGTGGGACGCTTTAGCGCAAAGACGCGAGGAACGTGGTAAGAGATGATATGGTCTTCTTCCCACTTAATCGTGAACTTGTTTTCCTCGATTTCGTCAGGAAGTTCAGGGTCAAGTTTGAATACATGACTACGCTCGACTACTTCCTTTTCTGCAACTACCGCGTCATATCTCTGAGAGATAAAGTCATTCTTGAAGCGAGGGAATGATAGAAGAACTACCTTTCCTTCTGCTGGGAATCGAGAGTCAACAGATGCTCGATACATCTTGTAGACAGCATCAGCGGTCTTGGCCTGCTCGTTACCTGATGTGGAGTCTAGCGCAAAACCGGAAATCTCGTCAAGCACGCAGTAGATGAGGTTATAGCCCTCCCAGGCTTCACGCTCTGAGTGGCCTGAGTAGACGTTGATGTTTTTGTCGAAAGCGATGTGGCCTGCTTTCGTGGTAAACTTTCCTACAAACCAGGGAGAGCCTTCGATACGGCTCTTGAAGCCTTTGAAGAAGACGTTGTTGGCCTGTGCTGCGTTGATAGCAATGTTGAGAATGTCAATGGAGTCGCCAGCGGGCTTTCCAAAATACTTTGCTGGATTACGTAGACACAGCAAAAGGTAAACGATATACGCACAAGCAATGGTGGAAGTAAAGTCCTTACCACTTCCCTTACCAAGACAGGCAATTACCTCGTTGCACGTTTCTCGCCAGCGCTTTTCTGCGCGCTCGGCTTCATAGAGGTTGTACAGAGTGCTCTGCTTGTAAATCTGGCTTGATGCCCGAATAAGCTGGTACTGATACTCAGACAAATGAGGCATACCAAGATAGTCTTCGCTCTGCACGAAGACTTCAATATCAACTGGAATTTCCTCAAAGTCATCGTCAGACAATGCATTGAAGAACTCAGTGAAATCAGTAGACAAAACTAAATCCCTTCATTGATATAAAGTATATCATGAAGGGATTTAATCAATTGACGACAATGGTTTCTGTTTCGCCGGTTACTCGACTGAGCCTTCGTGCGACCTCTACCTTACAGTGAGGACACTCGGAAGTGACTTCTCGCAGAATACCAATCAGGATTTCGTGCTTGCGCTCCATCTCCACAACCTCATTACCCATCTGCTGATTGTCCAGCAGACCAGCCTTCTGCAAAAGGTCAACTCGCTTACCTTCTACATCAGCCAGGTTTTTCAGAACTGAGTTCTTTGTCTTGAGGTCATTGTTCATATCAGCTTCCTCTAGGACTCCCCAGAGTTCTCTGATAATCATGGAGTAGTGCTCATCCATGCCTGTCAAGGCTTCCTGGGCACGACCCTGGATTGTTTTACTGTTCTGAGCTATCAGCTTCCACTCATCGATATACTCAATGACTTGAGCACGCTTCATTCCCGTGTTCCGGGCAATGACAGTTGGATTGTCGCCCTTTAGGTGAGCCGCTACGACCGAGTTCATTTGTTCTATGCGGTCGAGCGTATCTATTTCTTTAGGCAACCTTTCTTCTCCTACGTGGACGCCTTGGCTTTACCAGTCCCTTAAGCTTCTCCACATAGAAAGACTTCCATTCACCTGTGTCTGCATTGATGCAGTCAATCCAGGTCTTTCCAGTCTTTGTATTGGTTGCCACACATCGGAACTTGTAAGAGCCTCGGGTATTTTTGAACTTGATGAGAGCCTTTGGAAGCACTGTATCCCCATCAATTTCAAACTCATATGAAGCGATGATGTGTGGGATTCCGGCGTACGCTCCTTGCCACCAGCTATCTGGATTCTTTTCCTTAGAGCGTCGTCTAGTCGGTGTTCCCATAGTATCTCCTCACTTTCAAGATAATTATAGCATGTTCTGGAAAACTTCCATCCAGTAACGTGCCGCTTCGTCATCGAACTCTTGCATCTTACCTGCAAGCCAAAACACTCTGAGTTCCGGGGAGATATCTGGTACCGTCAGATATTCGACTCCAAGTAGGTCCAGAATCGTCTTGATATTTGAATCAATCGCCCTGCGATACTTCTCGTCAGGGTCTCTTACTCCATCATCCACATTGCCCCAATAGATTGGGAAGTAGAGAAGGACTGCGTAGGTATTCATGTACATTTGCGTCAAACGAAATGTCACATGCTCAACAAGGTCACCGCTCTCCCACACATGAGCGTTCTGATACATGGTGTAAGCAAGTGAATCGACCAAGGTACGGTCTGAGATGATTCCTTGCTTGTAGAGTCGATTGTGACCATTTGTGAAGGCTTCGCCCTCATCAACCATACGCAATAGTGGTACAAGAATCTGGCTAAGCTCTGTGGCTTCTCTATTGATGGGATAGCCATATGCCTTTATCTGCCGGGCCGTTGATGGAACGAGGGAAAATAGACTAAAGGCAGGGCTATTTACCATAGCCTCTGCCATTGAAGTCTTTCCTGTTCCATGAGCGCCCATCATGCCAATCTTAATCACTTGCGCTCCAAAACAATCATTCTTACGTCGCTGATGCCAAGCAGTTCTTGCTCGGTCAGTTCTCTGGCTGTTCCATCGTACTCTATCAGACTGACCTTGGCTTCGTCAAGCAGTCGATGACCAAAGGTGTCTGAGTACCTTGCATTGGACCACTCCATGAATACCACGACATTACAGGTTTCCCACGTCTTCTGCATTCCGGCCCAAATGAAAGGCTCTGCTCCTTCGGCATCAATCTTGATATAGACATCACTGCCGGGCTCGAAGCCATATGACTCATCTAGCTTCTGAACTCTTACAGAAGTCTTTTTGCCTAGCTTGTGATGAAGACTAGCCGCTCCTGAATGATGCTCTGGAACATACAAATTCATCTTGCCATTCTTGTCAGACAGGGCCCATGGCATGACCTCTATATAGAATCCATTTGCTTTTGCTGAATTCTCAATCATCTGAACAAGATGCTTATTCGGTTCAAATGCGACCACTTCACATCCATGGGCAGCAGCCCACAGAGAATAGTAGCCTACGTTTGCGCCTACGTCAACAAATACAGCTCCTGTCGGAACCCTCTCGCTAATGTATTTTGTAACCCAGCTCTCCCAGTAGCACAGACCATTCTTGAAATGAGGCGTCATAGCCTCATCGTCGTCCTCAGCGTACATCCAGAAGCTTCCAAGCATACGGAATCTTATTCCATGCTCATCCTCTTCGAACATCGCGCCCGCCCTGCCGATTTTCTCCACGTCATCGCGTGAGAAATACTTCACCTGCTTCTCCTTATCTTTATTCTGTAAAGCTTGAGGTATCTCGTGATAGTCATTTCTGATACACCACATTCCTCAGCAATTTGGGCAGCATTCATTGTTCGATACTTTGACTGGAGCCACGCCTTGCTTTGGTACAGCTTATTCGACATCTCTTACCTCCCTCATAAGTGGGTCAATAATCCTTATAGGCATTTTACCAGAGGCGTACTTCAAACAGTTATATGTTCCACCAGTCCTTCCAGCCTCAAGCAAAGCGAGCACACCTTCTGCTTGGTCAACCATATATTCATTTCTCTTCTGGTAGGCCCACGCACCGGGATAGCTATCGTTTGGCAGCACATTGACCACCTCTTCTGCTAGCTGTAGCGCTCTGTTGTAGTCATATTGGTCTGCTACACGTGGCTGGTGACCCCTCCAGGGCTTTGCAGCAATGAATGGAATCCCCAGACCCCATGCTGTTTTTGCCAATAGTAGGTCGAAACCAGATGCCATGCCAACATAAACCAAAGAGGCCCCCATATCAATGAGGGCCTTCTCAGTTTGGGCAGCAATCCAGTCACGGTCCCTCAAATCTCTATGACCCGTTCCCGCAACAATCATGCTTATCTCCTAGTCTTATTCTTGACAGCCCACCAAGCAATGCCTAGTGAATCTGCCACGTTATCGCTTTCAAGCTCTACGCCAAACTCTCGTCTGGCAAAGTCAATGGTACGCTGCTTCCTCATCAGTCTGCCCTTATTCTGATACCAGCTCGCAGACTTGCCGGGAAATTCTGCCTTTATAGCATCCTTCTCTGCCTTCGTAAGGTTCTTATTGCCAATGAATGACTGCCATGAAATAGGTGGTACTTCAATTACTGTCGCTCCCTTTTTCAAGAGAGCGGCAATCACGGCACCGAACACATAAGCCATCTTAATAGCGACTGATGTACTCCGAACCATAATGGCCGCTTCAATTGCAACAAAATCAGGAGAGAAATGTTCGAAGAGTGCTAGGGTTTTTACGTTCGCATCATGCACCCTTTCAAACACTGTCGCTCCATTGAAAAAGACTTCTCCACACTTCAAGAAATCTTCTCCGTCAAAGATAGTGAATGCTATGGATTTGGTAGAGCAGTCGATTCCCATGACCCTCTGAGCCTTCGTCTTGTGTATATCAGACAGAGGCACTACCAATCAACTCCAATAGTTCCACTCGTTCCCTACGGCGCTGCTCCGCTTTACAGCCCTCACACTTGTCAGAGCTGTTGTATCTGGAAAGTACCGTGGGGCACTCGCTGCACGTCCTTTGAATTCCCTTCTGACGTGCACGGCGAGCGTAATACTTCTCCATGATTCTTGCGTTGGTCGCCTTACGGCAACATGCTGAGCTGCAAAACTTCTGATTATGAGTCTTGGGCTCAAACATGTTACCGCATTCTCCATAGGCGCAAATCAATTACTTCTTCACCTCCAATGGTGCCTTAGTAATGTCGCCTTCTGGAGATTCGTTCCAACACACATTGAATAGCGCACATGACTTGCACGCTCGACTCTTCTTGGTAAATGGTCGGGTAGGCAGAGTCTGGTCTTCCCACAGCTTTCGTGTTTCACGCATCCACTCAAACAGGTAGTCGGTGTATTCCCCATTTGCCTCGTCCATTGTGATAGGGACAAGGAATAGCTCCTGCGTATTCTTGTTCTCGTAAAGGACAAATCCATCGTCCAGGCCGAGCACTCTCATGTAGATGAGAACCTGCACCTTGTGATAGTCAATGGGAGTTCCATTTACCTCACGATGGATATATGATTCCTGGCGAGTAGTCTTGAATTCACCAACAATCTTTCGTCCCTCAAAGTCTACGATTACGTCCACGAACCCACGAATTGGCGGGTCAGCGTATGTGATTTCCTTCTCTGCTTCGTCAAGCACTCCAGCATCTCCGAATAGCTTTTCGATGCGCGTATGTGCTGCTGTTCCGTTTGCCATATTGGCGACACTCAGTCCATCAAAGGTATCGACAAATGTTCCGCCCTCAAAAGCCAGATACCAGTACCTAGGACAGGTACCGGCACCATAGCCAAGAGAGGACGGACTGAATGAGACCTTCTTGGAATATCTTTCCTTCGGCCGGGAATTTACATAGGCTTCCTCAAGAACTGTTACCAGCTTCTTGATATCGAAGTCCGCCTTCTTTCCCAGACGAGCAATCTTTAGTAGTCCATCAGACATTGTTGTTGGTTTCCGTTTCTCTTAGTGACTATAATTGTATCACATCAGTAAGGCAGTTTGAAAGTATACTTCAATGCCTGTACCAACTTGTCCAGGGACTCTGCTGTTGTGTAGTAGATATTCTTTTTGAAGTTGTTTGGACTGCCAGCAGGTGCCTTCTTGATTGTGCTGTAGATTGAGGCAAGCATACTGAACTTGGCTGCATACGCCTGTAGCTGAACGATGAGTCGCTGATTGGTTTCTGGCTTGAGGTTGGGATTAACCATTACCTGTACCATAATGGCAAGGGCCTCATCCAGTTCCGGGTCTTCCATGAAATCATGAAGGTCCTGAAATTCACCAATCTTTGAAATCATTTCTAGAGGAGTCTGGTCAGTCATCGCCATCCTTAACCAAATCGGTAGGCATCTGAACTCCACCAAAGTCTTCGAACATTTCCATAATCATGTTCTCGACTTCCTGCCTGCTAATTGGACCACCGTATTCGCTGCCGTCGTCATACTTCTTGTATGCCAGCCATCCGCCATTGTCACGACGGATATACTCAATCCTCACTAGCGTTGCCATACTTTTCCTCCCATGCTTCTAGCATTTCTCTGAACATGTCGTCCCCAATAACCCAGAGACGCACCTTCTGATTGCCAGCCCCTAGGACTAGCTTTAGCGCAGGTATCATCCTACCAGACTTGAAGGCATCTGTGCAAACCTTGCCCCAGGATGTCTTGCTGACACTGAAAGAGTTGGCATACTCCTTGATGTCATAACAGAATGGACCTAGCGTTGCATCGCCTTTTTGATACTGACCTCGCCCAGAATTCTTCTGAGCCTTGCCACCATCTCTTTTAATTTCGTTCTGTTCGCTCATTTATACTCCTAGGCTGAAACCTTCAATTGCTGACCTGTGCTCAGCAGAGCAGAACCAGATGAGAATCTTCTCAACTGGGAAATACTCTGCCTCATCACAAGTCTCTCCACATGTCATGCAAACGAAAGTGCCATCGATGACCATTCCCACAGGAAGGTCATCGACAGGCTTCTTCGGAGGCTCTAGAAATGGGTTTTTCATGATGTCTCTACTTCCTTCACCAGCTTTTCGGCCAATTCAGGACGCTGACGTAGCTGGATGGCAAAGCTGTCCTTGCCGTTGACCTTGAGGTCTTCGTAGGTCAACCAGTTTCCAGACTTGTTAACAAGGCCAAGGGCGACACCCAGGTCTACAGCCTCACCAACATTGTCAATTCCAATGAAGTCGCCATCGTAGAACAGGCTGTATTCACCAGACCTGTTAGGCGGACCTAGCTTGTTCTTGTCAACATTCCAGATGACCTTACGACCAATTGGCTGCTTAAGTACAAGGTCACCGTTGTAGACCTCGCCCTTAATCTGGTCGTCGTCTCGTGCAGAACTCCAAAGCTTCACAACAGTGGAGCTAAAGAAGTCAACTGCATGTCCACCAGTTGCCTGGTGCATGGCCCCATAGGTGGTAATCTTGTTACGCACCTGAGAAATAAGAATCAGAGCAGTCTGCTTGTTAGCGTAGTTCAGCATCTTTACGCCATTAGCAAGCTCTCGTGCTTCGGAACCAATCTGCTTTGTGCCAGAGAGTTCCTTTAGTTCATCACCCTTCTTGTCCTTCTCAAAGTAGGCTGATGAAAGGAGTGCTGAAATTGAGTCCACGGTGACGATATCAATGCCAGCCTTCATGAACTCTACGCCTGCACTTACCATGTCTTCGATTGTTTTGACATCGGTATAGACTAGCTTTCTTGTGTCTACACCTAGACGCTCTGCCCATACAGGGTCAAAGGACTGCTCTGCATCAATGAATGCCGCCTTCTTACCGGCCGCTTGTGCAATGCCGAGAGTTCCCAGACAGAACGTTGACTTGCCTGCTGACTTGCTACCCCAGATAAGGGTCTGTCGGCCATATCCGATGCCTCCACGCAATGCAGAATTCAGCCCTGTGCTTGGAGTGGGCTGCTTCATCAATTGCACTTCGGAAGCCATCTTAGCTCTTGCCAGAACCTTTGGGCTTAGCTTCGCTAGAATCTCCTCTTCGATTTCCATATTCTCTTTGGTTCCATTCCTCTTCAAGTTTTTGTGCCATTGCCTTTATTTGTTTGTCGCGGCAGGCGGCCAACCGCTTAATGATAAACAAAATTTCCTCCGCATCGTCGCCTCGGAATACCAGCAGGTGTTCGTCTTCGACTCCACGGAGGAAATATGCTTCTGTTGCCATAGGCCCAGTATATCAGGCGTCAGCGGTTGTCGCCACTGCCAGCAATGACGCCTCGTGCCTGACGAGACTTGAGCTTTTGTAGATTCTGCTTGGCAATCAGTTCAAGCGGATAGCCCAGCTCACTGGCAAGGTTTGCAGCATACCAGAGCACGTCACCAAGCTCTGCGGCCAGGGCCTTTGCCTTCTCTCCTGTCACGATGCCATTTTCGTCACGGATGGCCTTCTTGAAGCTGTTTGCGATTTCACCAGCTTCACCAACCAGTCCGAGCACGCAATAATTGATTGCTGCGGTACTGGCCTCGCCATTGTCAGGATAGATTGCAGTCTCGTTTGCCGTGAGCTGGTAGTCATTGATGCTCAGGTCATTGCCCAGGTTTTCAAATCCGCTAATCATTGCTCTCCAAGTGTATTGTGAATTCTTCTTTGAATGGTTCGTAGCTTACAGCTACTTGGTACTGTGTTGCATCACCAAGGGCCCTGTCCATCTCCTCAGCAGAGATTTTGACAGGGCCGTTAGCGATAAGCAACAGGCGCAGAATATCTTCTGGCCTGATTGCCTCTTCCATTATCCTCCTCACAGGATATTGTCGTAGAACCAGCTACCTTCCTGTGTCTGCTTGAGAATGGCATCGATTACTGCGCCATCCTTGCACTTGCCATATGCCTTGTGAAACATGGTTGGGAAGGCCATGACTGGATAGAGATTCTTTTCAGAGTCACATACAGTCGTGTACGCCATTGTCTTCTTCGCCTTCGTCACGTACCTCTGGAAAGCAAGCACCTTGTACATCCCTTCCGGAATGTCACCGTACTCACTTGCGTAGAGGTAGTCCACGAAGCCGTTAGGAATCCTGTTAATCAGTTCGTCCATGGTCGCGTATCGCGCCACACGGTTGTCAGATACCAGGATAGCATACATCTGGCCAGGCTCGATAGGAGTCTCAGGATTCGTAAAGACACCTGCGGTGCCAGTCTCATCAATCAAGTCCAGTCGTGCCCATCCCTCGCCACGCTTGATTCCCTTGACCATAGCAAGGACACAGAACGCTCCCTTGTCCTTGTAGTCTTCCAGGTCAGTCATCTGTGCCCTGACCTTTGGTGGAATGAACTTCAATTCAAACGCAGGGATACCGAGGTATTCGTAGTAGTTCTCTCGTTCGTTTCCTGTGCGAGGATTGTCCTCGAATGCTGCCGCCCCTACGAGGTTCATAGCATTAAGCGCTCGCACGTTGAGTCCGTTGCCAGACTCCTTGACCTTAGACTCAAGGTCAGCGTAGGACGTGAATGGACGGTATTCGATTAGCCTTAGAGCACCAGGCTCACGAATGAACTTGATGTTTGACAGACCGAATCGAATAGCGTCACCCTCAATCTCGAAGTTGACACCTGAGACGTTAGCGTGTGGAAGAAGCATCTTGATGCCCATACGCTTTGTCTCAATCAGGTACTCCGTAAGGGAGTCCTTGTCTCCCTCATTCCTGAGCGTAGCACACATGAACTCAAGTGGGTAATGCCGCTTGAGCCACGCAGTCCAGTAGGAGAGTCGTGAGTAGGCCACAGCGTGAGACTTGTTGAAGGAGTAGCCAGCGTGAGCCTCAAAGTCGTGCCAGAGCTTTTCAGCAACGGCAGGATGAACTTTCTTACTCGCACCTTCCATGAATTCGTCACGATAAGCGTCGAACTCACTGGCATCCTTCTTCTTACCGATAATCTTACGTACCTTATCGGCAGTGGCCATCTTCATTCCGGCCAATTCAGTCATCGTCTGCATGACCTGCTCCTGATACAGAATCTCACCATAGGTCTCTGAGGTGAATGGCTTCATCTCAAAGTGGTGATACTTTACAGGAGACTTTCCGTTCTTTCGTGCAATGTACTCAGCACCAATGGTGTTCATGGCACCAGGACGGACAAGAGCGTTAGAAGCAGCAAGCTCATTGAAATTCTTGACGCCACCCATCTTGATAATCAGCTTCGTATATGCGGTCGCCTCACACTGGAAAACACCCTTGGTGTATCCATCTGAGAGCATTGCGTACACTCGACTGTCTGTCAGAGGAATGGTGTTCAGGTCGATGGCCTTGCCATGACGCTGCTCAATCATTCGAAGAGTGTCCTTGATAATGGAAAGAGCCTTAAGCCCAAGGGCGTCAAGCTTTACCAATCCAAGGTCTGCTGCCTGGTCCATGTCCATGGCTACAAGGGGAATCCTAGGACCGTTGGGGTCGTTAGGGTCCTTTGCAGTTTCGATGGGTGCGAAGTTGGCCAGAGGCTGATTCGCAATTACCACACCGGCCGCGTGCATACCAGACTGACGGATACGACCACGAAGGCGCTCTGCCAGCTTGATGACCTCTGGATACTTCTTACGAAATTCCTCAGTCGTAGGAGAAGTAAGGAACTGCTCCCACTTTTCTACAAACTTGAGGGCTCGGTTTACCTCACCCACAGGGATGCAGAATACACGCGCTGCGTCCTTGATTACTGCCTTGTCCTTGAAGTAGCCATAGGTTGCAATAGATGCAACGTGACCATACTTCTTACGAAGGTATTCCTTGACCTCACCACGACGAGCATCCTCGAAGTCAGTGTCAATGTCAGGGAAGTCGTTTCGCTCAGGGTTGATAAATCGGAAGAACAGAAGATTCTCTGCAATCGGGTCAACCTCAGTGATTCTCAGTGCATAGTTCACAAGGGAGCCAGCACCAGAGCCACGACCAGGACCGACCATGATTCCCTCTCGACGTGCGAAAGAAATCATGTCCTCAACGATGAGGAAGTACGTAGAGAAGTCCTTTGACTTGATGATGTCGAGTTCTTCTTCAAGTCGCTCTACATACTTAGGGTCATCTGCAAAGCCACGGTCCTTCAATCCCTGCCGGGCCTTTTCCTCCAGAATGTCATCAGGACTTCCATCCTTCGGACGAGGAAGAAGGTCCAGACCACGATGGAAAGGATAATCACCAATCATGTCTGCTACGACATGCGTATTGGTAATGATGTCCTCACGGTCAAATCCCTGAGCCTTGAATGCATCTCGATGCTCCTGAGCGTCATGAAGATAAATCTCAATCTTCTCAAAGGTCATCTTGCGGTCAGGGTACAGATAATTGAACCGCTCAAGCATCTCCATCTTCTGTGACTTGGACAGCTCAGCGTCCTTGTTCTTCTTAGGATTCGTGGACAGGATGAGCATAGCTTCCTGAATCCACAGGTCTTCCTTACGAGCATAGTGACAGTCAGACGTGACGACAGGAAGAATCCCCTTTTCGTCAGCAATCTTGAAAAGAGCCTCGTTCATACTCTTAGGGTTGTGACCCTGAACTTCGATGAAGAATCGGTCGCCAAGGATACTCTTGAATCGGTCAGCAATAGCCATAGCCTCTTCAAGATTACCGGCCTCGATTGCCTTACAGATGAGTCCATTGAGGCACCCAGAAAGAACAATCAGACCCTCATTGTCATTCTCCAGCACTTCCATGTCGATACGAGGCTTTGAGTAAAAGCCCTCGGTCCATCCAACACGGTTGATTCGGTTGAGAGTCTGTAGACCAGTTTCATTCTGAGCCAGAATGATGAGGTGATTATATGCATTTGTGCCGTCAGAGCGAAGCGCCTTGGAGCGCTTGTCAAAGCGGTCGGTCGGTGAGATATAAGCCTCTACACCGAGAATTGGAACAATACCTGCATCCATCGCAGCTTGCTGAAACTCGCGGTGACCGCCAAGGGTACCGTGATTTGTCTGGGCAAGGTGCGTCATTCCCAATTCCTTGGCACGAACCATATACTCAGCAGCAGTATTGGTTCCGTCCATGGAGGAGTAATGGTCGTGAAGGTGAAGTTCAACAGTCTGAGTCATTGAAACCTTCCTTGTTGTTGTAGGTCCACTCTATCAGATGAGGACCAGAGACGCAAGAAGCCCCGCCGAAGCGGGGCAACTTGTTACCAGGACTCATCCATGTTGTAGCCAGCGTTACCGCTAGGCTTTGACGTGGAAGCAGAGCCAGCGGAACCTGAATCAGAACCAGAGCTTTCACTCTTGTCGTTGTAGGTCTCGCCATTGAAATACTGCTCCTGAGAAGCCTTCTCAGAGGTAGCCTCGTAAGGGAAGCTCCTGATGATGCCGTTCTTCTCGTCATCGATGTTGTGCACGACGGCCTCAGAGTCGTCCAGAGGCTCATCCTTTGGAAGTGCCTTAAGCAGCCACTTCGTGTCGGTGCCTGAACCACGTCGAGTAATCTTGTAGTTCATGGCAGTAAGTGAGTTAGGTGGACCGTCAGGCGTGTCAGGCTCAACTTCGTCCAGAATCTGAGCGAAGAAGGTTGAACCCATACCACGAGAAACAATCATGGTCTTTGGCTCATTGCCATCCATGAAGTCCACAAGTGCATTGATGTAGAAGTTACGCTTCTGTACGAACTCCTTGTCTCCAGCACGAGCACGCTCGCAGCCGTAGCAGCGACCCTCGTCCTCCATTGTACAAGTTGCACGGTACATGCGACGCAGAGACTTTACGAATACAACGTGCTCTACGGCTAGGGTGCCGGTACCACGTGCCTTGTCGTAATTCTCTGCCTCAGCGTCCACTTCCTGTAGAAAGCGAACACGAACGCTCTGACCATCGGTAAGGTTCAGATACTCAACCTTTGGAGCATTGAGCCTATCCTCACGGTCCTTTGCTGCCTGCGCCTGCTGCTCTGAGAAAGCGCGGATAGCTGCTAGTCCCTTAAGAGTTCCCATTTAGTTTATTATCTCCTGTGTGAATTTGAGGCTACCTGGAGCCTGCTAATGTCTATTGTAGCAGATGAAGGCTTGTTAGTACAAGCCCCATCTCCTGTATTCGAAGTTGGACACGGCGTTCTGAACACAGGTCTTGATTTCCTTATCGGAAAGCATACCAGGGTCCTTTGCTGAATCCGGATAAACTTCCTTGTAACCGTGTGACGCCCAAAGAACTCGCTTGCGAGGAAAGGAGTCTACAATCAGTTTACCAAGGTCCCTACCAGGGTTGTGGCCTTCACACTTACCACGACATTTCTTGCAAACTGGAGATATGTGCTGACTCTTGTCATCAAAATCTGTCATGATGATGAGAGTATTGAAATACCTATTGAGCAGTTCGATATGCAAGAGGCTGAGATGCCCTCCTAGCAATGCTACCGTACAAGGGTAGCCAGCTTGATGGACTCTCATGCTGTCGAAAGAGGCTTCTGTGATGACCACTGCATCACCGGCCGCTTTTGCCCTATTCAGATTCCAGAGAGTACGACTCACTGGAAGGCCAGGTGAATTCTTGAATCGCTTTCCTTCAATTGAACGACCAATAAGTCCAACGTGCTGACCATCTGGTGAATGCATTGGAACAATCACCATGTCGTTCTTGGCAGAATAGCCAATCTTGAAATGGTGAAGAGTTTCCTCTTCAAATCCTCTCTCTTCAACCATGTACCTTACAGCTTCTGGATACTCCCAGAAGTCATTGTACATGCGCTCAAAAGGCGCGTCAGGAAAGATGTTGAACTCTCCTCCACGCGCCAGTCGCTTTTCTCTGCGTTCAGCAAGCGTAACATGCCGGGTGTCCTTGTGCTTCATTACGAAGCGAAGGGCCTCCATCATATTGCACTTACGTAGACGCTGAACCAGTCCAGTCAGGTTTCCCTGTTCTGCACAGGCAGCGTTGAAGCAGATGTAGGTACCATTACGCTTGGAAACAGAAAAGCTTGGAGTATCAGTGTTTCCATGGAAAGGGCAGTAGCAGAGAAAGTCGTTTCCCGTCTCGCCATCTACTTCTACGCCAATTCCCTGAATGACTACCGCGATTTGTTCTTCGGTGTAATCATAGATACTGGTCGCCCATTGGTTATCCCTTGTATTTCCCAAGCCTTTCTCCTCCCAACGTATATTCCATAGGCCGTTATGACAAAGTTGTATTTGTTCTGTTGATATTCAGTTGAGAAATAGGGTCCTAGGTCAAGGACAGGAACATATCCGCTGCCGCGCATTTCTTTAACCAGCATGTCTTCGAATTGTGCTCTCAGCCGTGGAAAATCAGCATCATCATTGATAATGCCGTCCACCTGAAACCTTTTGACATTGCTGTGCATCAGAAACCGCCGTAGGATTCCTTCCAGACACCCTTGTCGAGGTCTGCGTCAATCTCAAACTCGAAGTCTGAGCCGTGACGGTTCTTCCTGCAAATGACCTGCATGAGGCCACTGTCAGGGTCACGATGGACCGCAAAGGCCATGTCAGCATCGTACTCGATAGCCTTAGACCATGCAACCTGGTTGAGCATTGGAGCAGTCTTCGTGCTGTTCGTGTCATCAGCCGTTGCAGCAGTAATGTCAATCAGAGGAATGTTATTCGTGATAGCAAGCTGCTTGAATTCACGAGACACACCCATTGCTCGCTCTACAGGAGAGTTGCTTCGGTTGTTGTTCGTGAATAGCTGGTGATAGTCACAGATTACGAGGTCTGGACGGTGCTGCTCAATCTTAGCCTGAACAGTATTCGGTGTAACATCGCCAACGCCCTCATTAGAGACAATGATGAATTCTGGCTTGTCAACCAGCTTCTTCTGACCCCAGGCTCGGAAGTTGTCAATGTCAATCTGTCCCCTTGCAAAGTCGGTCGCTGAGAACAGACCAGAACCCATAAGAGTATAGATTCGGTCTCGCATGTTCTCAGGAGACATCTCAAGAGATACAATCATAGGCTTGAATCCACGTTCCCATGCCTTACAGGCTAGATAGGAAGTGAACCAAGTCTTACCCTTACCAGGCCAACCAATAGCCACGATGAGGTGACCAGGTGCCATACCTGTAGGATATGCAGCATCGATTGCCTTGATTCCAGTAGGAATACCAGGTGAACCATTTGCTGCCGCGCGCTCACGAACAACTTCAAAGTGTCGCTCAGCAGACTCGTAGTCCGTGAGGTCCAGGTCTCGTACGTTGTTTGTGAATCGATTGAGCTTGCCAAGCTCAGCAGACAGCTTTGCAAGAACTCGGGCTGGAGCCTCTGCTGATAGAGCAGTGTCCGCCTTGTCCATGATGCTGACCATTCGGCTTCGAAGATATTCGCCCTTAAGTTCATCTAGATAGAACTCAGGCTCGCCCTTCACGTCAATGTCCTCAAGCAGAGCATAGCGCTCCTGCAACACAGAGATGTCTGGGATTGCCTTGAACTGCATGTAATACTTACGCAGTCCAATCCAGACATCCTTGTGCGCTACAAAGAGGTCGTCAACGTTATCAGCGAGTAGGGCTCCCACTTGCTTAGAACGGCAAATGGAACTGATGAGCTTTGCCTCAGTGCTCGCCACTCGTTGCCTCCTTTTCCTTCTTATCAAGTGCAGCAACTAGTGCTGCCGTCTTACGTAGACGCTCTACTCGCTTCCGGGCATCTTCTTCAACCCTCAGCCTGTTCTCATGGAGCTTATCATACTTGTTCAGGAAGACCTGAACGTCATGACCAGGAGATTCGCAAGTGAAGAAGTATTCGAGCGCCTTACGTGCGTTTGCGTACTCCAGGTCATCAATAGCAGCCATGAAACCCCACTGTAGAACATTGCTGTTAATCATAGGGTTCTTGCCGTACTTCTCACGATAGAGCTTTTTGTAGACGCCGATTAGCTCGAATGCCTTAGCCCTTGGACTCTTCTGCTTCCTGGTCATCCTAGTTCATCTACCGCCTTCGCAACACGAGTGCCTAGCTGGTCTTCGAGCTTGTTGAATACTCGCTCAAAAGCCTGGTCAACACTCTCGCCTTCTCGGACCGTATCCTCAATACCAACGTCAACCTTCACGCTCCTGAAATTTCCAAGATTGTGGGTGTAAGTGATATTACCCTTCACTACTGTCATCCTCAGCGTCCTCCTCTCCAATGTCGCTCGTCACTGAGAAACCAAACGGACGACCTTCCTCCTTCTCCTGGGGGATGTCGTCCTCTTCTTCGTCATCGTACACCAGACGGCCACTGATTTCAACCCACTCCCTAGCTACTCTAACTAGAGTGTCAGTGTCCTTTGACTCCACTGCAAACTTGGCTGCGATATCCAAAGCATTAGCTGCCTGAACAATTGCAACTGAGGGATTCAGCCTGTCTCCAAATGGAGTATACTTGGCCTGCGCCATGTGTCACCAATCTTTCTCTTGCCATACTGGTGTGAATTCACCATCACGGGTCTTCGTGTATAGAACCACATCGTTGCGCATCATGGCAAGTAGCTCAGCCCTTGAAGGAAGTCGTGAAGCTGTAGGAAGTCCATCCTTACGCTTCCGGCCGTATCCTCTGCTTATGAGCAATTCATGAAGGTCGAGAATATCCTTCTCAGACCATAGATACATCCCTGGATTGAACTTTCCATCCAGAGAATAGGTCTTGAAAGGAGTTTTGATTTGCTGTTCATGAATGTAGAGATGAAGACTGTTTCTGTGACGATTGAGCATACGCATCACGTCTTTGCTGAGAAACGCCTTCTTCATGTTCTTTCTGGCCACTGACCATACATACGCAACTCGCTTGCGTTCAATATAATTCCACGCGAGCAGCAGGTCTGCTCCGCGATTGATTTGTAGTTTCTTGTGAGGGACGCCATCGAGAAAGAAGTATCGATTTGGATTTCTCTTTCCAGTACGATTTTCTTTTCCCATTTGGTCTCCAAACAATAATGTCCCCTGCGCACTTGCGTACGCAGGGGAGCGCTATGTCGAGTATAGCATCCTGTCCTTTACCGAGCAAACTGGGCAGAGTGGTTCTTCTCTCTCGCCATCAGCCACTGGGCAAGCTTATTCTTGGTTTTGTCAAGCATCCATCTGGCTCCGCATTCAATGCAGGCCAATTCTAGATGAGTCTTATCTGAAAAGACTCTATCGATGAACACTCGTCCACCGCACTTCTTATGGTTCAAGTCGTACTCCCTGTACTGAATCGCCAACCTTGTTAGGGACAGCGTAAATACCAAGAGCACCCAGTGCTAGGATTCCAATCTGGCCCCACTCAACAGGGGAGATTCCACCAAGAATAGCGGAAGTAAGGAATGCCAGAACTGCTGTGAGAACTGCGAGAATAGACTTAGTGTATCGTGAACCTGGTACATTAGGAGCAGCAAATACAGAAGCAGAACCTACACCAGCGATAGCGACGTTAATCCATTCTACGTCAGTAATACCTCCGCCAGCGAATCCTACCACAGCAGTTAGAACTGTAGCAACGACTCCCATAGCGAACTTGGCGTACTTACCCAAAAGACTTAACCTCCCTTGCTTTTTCTTTCATTATAGCATGGGAGGTCTTATCTTTATCCTCGGAATACCTTTGTTCCGATTACGCATGTGTAGTTGATGATGGGTACGAGGTCGATGAAGACTTCACCTGTACTGGCTACGATACCATAGGCGAACCCTGGCTGCCAGTTCCTTGTCCGGTCGTATCCCATCTGCTTGGTGTCGCACATGTGACCGATTTCGTAACCACGACGAGTTTCCCCAGTCAGGTCAAAGGTTCGGTTGTACACACCCATTCGATGAGAATGACCACGAACAAGGGACACGCCCCAGTTCTCGACATCGTTGCGCACAGATTCACCAGCGTGCTTTGAAATGCTATCGCCATGATGGACGTAGATGTCTCCATAGCGATGAACCGCTTGGTCAGCGTAATCATGCCACTGGAATCCATACTTGCTGTGCTCATACAGCACCTCTGGTGAGTATACACCATCAGTTAGAGTGAATGAGGCATTCTTGTCCAGCCACTTTTCGTGACGATACCAGCCGTGATTTCCGTCATGGAAATGCTTGTCTGCATCAGGGACAATCTCATGGATGTCCGCCTGGAACTTGCGTGTGAGCTGAATGCCAGGATAGTTCAGGGAAAAGCCTTCTTTGCTCGTTCCCTCTACCCACCGGCTCGTCTCTTCTGCATCATCAATGTCACCAGGAAGGTCCACAGCGCCAGGCTTGAGATACTTGAGTACATCAAACCAGAGTGAGACCATTCGCTCATCATGGTGGGGGAAATGAATATCAGAAGCGAACAGCCATGTCATGTCCTTAGACATACTTGTTCCTTTCCTTGTCGTAAGGACGAGTCTAACAGGTCATCATCTTCGTGTCAAGGCTTCCTGTCGATTGAGCCTGTCATGCTCCTCCCACGTGCAAAGGAACAGGTTTCTTTGGCTGTTGTCAGTCTTGATTCCAATGTGGTGTACAGTCTCGTCCTTGCGAAGCAAACGTCCTAGCTTGGCCTCAAAAACCATTCGGTGCTCATAGTACCATCCGCCATTGAATGACTTTGGGTGTTCTGGAGCATGGACAAGGATGTAGCCATCGTCTGAGACGATTCTCTTACGATTGTGCCAATTACGAATTGGTCTGTACATCAGTATCCGACAGCAATGAACTGAACATTCACGCCGTAGTGGAAATAGTTTGACTTTGAGCTAAGCTCATCTGAGTCAACGACAGCCGTAAAGCCTCTGTGGTCTGGCCAGTATTCTCCAGTTAGGCCACGAATGATACAGTGAATTCGTGACTGCTTCTGAATGACCTGACCCGTTACGATTACTGGCTTACATCCTACTGAGAAGAAGTTACCAAAGTATACAGCCTTCTCGTAGTGCCGGGCCTTTCCACCCTTAATGTAAACGTAACCAGCCATAATCTTGAGACCAGAAGTCTTCTTGATTCCGTGAGCATTGTAGAATGCATTAGGCTGATTCTCGAAGATATACTGGTCGTTAGAAGTCATCTGGTTTAGCTTCTCACGAGTAATCTGCTCACCTACTGACCAGCTTGTAGGCTTGTAGGGGGTAGTTGCCAAGTTATGTTCTCTCCTTCCTTGTGTAGGGCTATCTCCTCCGGAGACGCTTCAATCATTTTGTCTCGTGGAAATAGCATGACATCAAAGAAGTCTGGCGAAACTATCTGTCGTCTAAGGTTCTCTGATATCAGATACATTTTACCATTGGACATATCCTTAACCAAAGTTCCTTGACGGAAGCCCAGCTTACCACCTATCTTGTACCGGACGCAAGCCGCTTCACTGGAAGGAATCACAAAGGGATACTGCCAGCTTGACAGAATACGGTCAGATGTCACCCTGAACCTGAACCGTCCCTTGATGAAGAACACTCCCTTCTCCGTCTGTACGCAAGTCCCCGTGGGATAATCCACGGGGACCATAGGCGCAACTCTCTTAGTCTTCCTTCTCAGCCACCGCATCGCGTTCCGCCTTGAGATTGTTATTCTCTTCGGTGAGCTTGGCAATCTGACCATTCATCTCTTCGACGGTCAAGGTGTAGTCTGCACGCAGGTCTGCGATTCTCTCTTCATAGTCCGCAGTTAGCTGTGCAATTCTCTCCTTAATTGCCATAAACTTAAGAGCATCTTTACTCATCAATTTAATCTTTTTCTCTCTTTCTTCTCTAGTGTAATTTCACTTTAGCTCACCGAGCCAAGTCTGTCAAGTACAAGGTCATCCCTTGTGGTAGACGGTAATCTTTCCATGAGAAGAACCTGAACTCTTTCCGTAGAGGACGAGGTATTCGCTTGTTGTGCTACCATAACAACCTACACCTCTGAGCCTGTTCGCAGAAGTTGAATCCACGAAATTGTTGTACCAGCTTGAAGGAATTGTAACAGTTGCTGCCTCTCCTCTTGAAAGAGCTACAATGCTATCTCCATCAGAACCCTCATTGGTCATCTTACCTACCGGGTCTCCAGAAGGCTTTGAACCGTAGGTGTGACCTCGCAGATTCAATCCGACTCCAGAGTTATTACCATGGGAAGTGTTCTGTCTCTGAACATAGACGGTCATCTTGGTAGGAGTTCTCACTACACCACCCGTCGCCAGCTTGTTGTAGATTCCATCTCCATAGAAGAATAGACCTCTGTGGTTGTCATTTTCAGTCCAGTCACCCTGGTAAGGAGCGTCACCGTCATTACGCCACATACCACCGTATCCAAGACGGTAAGCATCTGAATCCGTAGCATAAATGGTGAAAGGTGATGCAAGCAGATACCTTGATGCGGATAGATATCCAGAGTGGTTTCCTGACTTGTCGTAAGCAACAATTCTGTAATAGATAGTCTTATTGACTGGAAGTCCAGAATGGTTGTAAGACTTGGCCTGAGAAGGAGTACCAGTTACTGTGATAATGCTTCCATCAGTAGTCAGTGTCCTTGTACCAGATGCAGGAATTGTGACTGTTGGATAACGGTCAGTCCTCCAGATAATCTTGACACCGGCCGTGTCAGAAGTGCTTGGATTCGTCCACTTCAATTGGTAAACGCCCGTTGAGGAACCAGAGCTGTACGCATTGATGCTAAAGCCAGAAGGCGCAGCAGGAGGCGTTGTGTCACCAGTTACAGGAGGCGCAGCCGCTTCCGGTGCAACACTGAACCATAGACCGTCAAGAGAGAGCTGAGACAGCGTGCTTGCAGAAGATGTAACCTGAACGGTTCCAGTCGTATTGACCTGGAGCAATACAGCACCAATTGATGTCGTGCTGCTCCACTGAATGGCATTCAAGTATACCGTCTGTGCCGGGCGATATCCAGAAGGCAGGGTGAACAGTGTTGTCGCCTTGGTGTATGTCTGGATAACTCCACGCAGATAAACATTTCCATTGCTCTTGAAGTAGGCCACATTGTACGCTGATGAATAGTTCACACCGTTTGAAAGCGTTGGAGCTACCCAAGGTGGATTACCCTGAACATCCAAATGGCCTCCAACTCGAACATTGGTGCTCGTAGTCATGTCAGCACCATCATCAGCATAGGTTGAAAGAGCAAAGGCACCTGTAAGGTTTGTCAATGCAATTCGACCTGGATAACGGTCATCCTGACCGGCATAAATTCTTACTGCCGCCTCTTCTGTTCCATCTGGAGCAAAGTTTGAAATAGTTGTAGACGCACGGTTTCCATAAGAGTCTGTGTAGTTAATCGCTCTAAAGATACCGCTACCACCATCAGTTTGAGATACAAATGATGGATAGGTTGTCACGTCTCTACGCTTAGCTCCACCACCCCAAACGTTTGTAGGGAGGTCGAGGTCAGAGGTTGAAACAATGATTGAGCCTGTTGACCTTACGGTGTCGCTTGTCAGAGAAATCAGTGAAGCCTGTGCATCCCTGTAATTGGAAATGCCACCAGTTTCTAGCTGAACCTCATCAACCCAAATGGTGTCACCGGCCGCAGCATTGTTCCACCACCAGAAGTAACGGAGATAATACGTATTGTCAGGAACAACAACTGGCATTGTCCATGCCTGCCTAATCCAGTCAGTTGTATTGACAGGAGTCTTCTGGAAGTAGTAACTGGTAATGATTGCGCCCGTCTCATCGTGACAATTGAGGTACAGACGAATTGGCCTAATCATCCCAGGCTTGAACCAACCTGATACGGAAATGTTTCTTCCGATAAGGTCTGGATGGTCAGCCGTGTAAATGTCATACTTTCCATAGATTTCGGTTGCTGCAACAGGAGTACCAGTTGTAGTAATCTTCAAGGAACCAAGTTCAATTCGTCCGACAGTTTCATCCCAAGAGACAGCGGAACCAGGTGTAGCCGTGTTGGCAGTCCAGTTCGTAATACCCTTTTGGAATGAAGAGTCGTAGATGTAGTTAGGGTTTCTGTCATAAATACCCATGTAGACTCGACCATATGTACTCTCGTTGTTGAGCATTGGAGGAGAGATACGAAGGTGTCCAGCACTGTTAAGGTCACCATCAAGGATGTGACCAATCATGCCGGGCCTCATTTCATCTGATGCGCCAGTGTAGAACCTGATAGCGTGGTCGAATTCAGAGTCATCTTCAATATTCTCAATTGAGATACCCTTTGTTCCACTGATATCAGTTGTGTCAATCTTTGCTGGAGCACCATTCTCATATGCTTCAATTGAGAACTGGTCGAGCTGAGCCTTTGAACCAGTTGCAATGTCGAACTCTACATAAGGTACGAGGTATCGAACGGACTGGTTCAGAGCAGCAGGTGCATATGGGTCATTTGCCTGTCCCTGAGTACCGAATAGACCATCTGTTCCAGTACCACCACGACCACGGACATAACCAGTTACAGTAATCCAGTCGGCAGTAGTGCTACCAGTACCAGAAGCGATTGCTACTTCCTGGTCATTTGATACCATCATGTACTGAGCACCAGCCAAAGTTGCTAGCTGGCTGTAATCTGTAGGCATTGCGTGCATCTTGGTAGGAGTCGTTGCGGCATCAACAAAGTCCCAGTCAATGACATTGTTTGAATTGTCAAAACCGAATAGACCTACCTTGACACGAGGAGCTGTGGTAATCAGAACATCGTCAAACCATCCCTGAATACCCGCTACAGGGCTTCCAGAGATACCGGCCTGAATTTCAAAGCTAGCGGTTACCGCACCTACTGGAGCGACACCCTGAGAAGCAAACTGAATCCAGGTTACTCCATCAATTGGAATTGCTACACCATTCTCGTCTACAGGTGGTGCCATATCGTTGAAGGTGGTTGAAATCGTTGCATTTGCAGCATCCTTCCAGACAATGTTCATCTTGAGATTGTCTCGAATGACTGTGCTATTTGGCAGTACACGAGCAGCGAAGTTATACGTTCTACCAGCCTTGACATTAACGACAGTTCCCATTCCATAAACACCATTTGAAGTACCAACCTGGTCCCAGCGAACAGATGCAGTTCCGGCATACTTCTTGGTGGTGTCTCGGGTAATGCTGTTTGAGCCATAGGCGAACCAGCCAGACGTGTTTGTTTCAAATCCTGAGTTGGCGTTCAGCGTTGCTACGTCATACGCACGGATACGAGCTGAGATACGGTACAGAATGGTTGGGTCATAAGCAACCTTAGTAACACCGACTGCATTTCTGAGAACCAGTCCAGGACCGGTGAATTCAAAGAGGGATTCAGCGGAGTAAGCACCAGGGTCAGTCTTCTGAGTTACAGCACCAGAGGTAAGCCAAAGGGTTCCATCCTGCATGTAGTCGAACAGCTTTGCATAGGTGTTGTTCTGCATTGGAGAGTCCAGTGCAGTTACCTTGATTGAGTTGACTGCTAGCTGACGGAATTCTGCATATCCATCATTGCGGATAATCCATCCATTCACACCGGCTGAATAGTTGGCGGAATGGATTCGTGAATTCGTTCCGTCAGCGGTTGGGTTAGCAGGGTCACCTACAACAATGCGTCCTCGAACCGTGGCATCACCAAACTGCGCTCCACCAGTCATGTTGATTGACCATGCTGGCTGACCAGAAAGGCCATTTGCCAGAGCGGTAGAGCGGATTTCACCCGTACGGATAATTCCACCATCAATAGAGGTAGTGCTTGGTGCACGCCATGGAGAAGCAGTTGTTGCGCTAGTTAGCTTTCGTTCAATCTGAATACCATCGAAGTACACAGAACCAGCATTGTAGAGGCTCATGTATGTCATGAGCGTGCTGCTTGCTCCAGAGTTGAATGTACCCTGAATTCTGGTCCACGTTCCATTAGCGACAACAACTGGCGTTCCACCAGGCTGTGGATAAGTTGCGAGGTCGGTCTTTACACCGAATCCAACAGTCTTGTCACCTGAACCAGATGGATTGTAAACCCATACAGAGGCAATGTAATCAGTGTTTGGCTCTACAATGACATTGTAGTCTGTGTAGCTAGCACCTTGGTAAACTCGGGAAAATGTTCCTCCACCAGTCCATGTGTGCTTGAGGCACTGAGTACCGAACTTAGGTGTGACTTCTGGTGCGGTTGCAATCGCCCATGTCGTTGTTCCACCGTCATTGAAGGTCACAGTCTTTCCTGTGTACCAGGTTGACTGGAATTCAAAGTCAGCGTACTGAGGCTGAACGATGTTAGGAGCGTCCTGCAATAGAAGTGCAGCAGCACGAATTGTACCCTGATTGATTTCAAGGGTATTGTTGGATAGCTGATATCCAGTTGAGCCCGCTGCATAGTTTGTGCTCTTTACAGTACCACCCGTATCAACAGTTAGAGAACTCTTGATAAGCAGAGCGTTGATGATACCAGTACCGGCCGTAATCTTGTTCGCGTCCAGATTGTTAATCTTGGCAGAGGTAATGGTCGCATTGGCAATGTAGGCATTACTGATTAGACCGACAGTGACAGAAGCAACTGCGGAAGCAGCAGACTTCAATCCACCTCGGTCAACGGCAATGACTCGCACCCAACGGGCCAGAGAAACGTCCTGAGCAGGCGTGGTGAAAACTTCGGAAACGAATGTGCTACCAGGCTCTACCTGCAATTGTCCAATCATCGTGGAGTCGCTTGCAGTGAATGTAGAGGTTGTTCCCAGATGAACTTCGAAATAGCTTACGTCAGATTCAAGTCGTCCAGAGGTAGCCTTCTGCAAAGAGTGACTTACCTGAATGCTCATTACGTCTGCTACAGCAGTTGGAGCCGCTGGAGTTGAAGGTGCAGTATTGACAGCAGTGCCATTGACTGCCGCAGAAAATGCACTTCTGTTCGTGCTTCTGTCGAATGACTGAACTGAGAAGTTATACTGGACACCAACAACTAGACCCCCAATTGTAATTGAGGTCGTGCCTACAGGGACATTTACGTAGTCGTAGGTGCTACTTGCATTCTGCTTGTATCGTACAACGTATCCAGCAAGGTCGGTGTCAGATGGTGCAGTCCAAGATAGGGCAGCCGTTGCAAAGGCTGAGTCATTGGTATCTACAGCCATAGTGACTGCTAGACCTGTTGGAACACCGGGCGCTGTTGTGTCTACATCAGTTGGTGAAATTGGAGTCGCTGAAACAGTGACGTAGTTTGAAATGCTATCGAATACGTCACGAGAGCGAATCTTGAAGTAGTGAACAACTCCAAGAGAGCTGCTGTCGAAAACAAAAGTATTTCCTGTGCCGCTATATACTCGATTCGCATTGGTTGGAGTGAATCCTGAACCAGTGGTGCTCATGTATACGTCATAGGCTGCAAGGTCATCAATTACCTGTACATCCCATTTCATGCTGACGCCACCAACAATACCGGCCGCAGCTACACCAGTTGGGTCAGGTGGTGGTGGATTGGTTGCAGACAGAGTTGTTGATGGCTCTGAAACGTTGCCGGTAAGGTCAACTGCAAATACGGTAATGCTGACAGTAGCCTTTGGAGTACCGAAGAAAGCCTTGTTTGTCTCGAAGGCGAGGTCGTAGAACGTATTGGTTGTCTTGACGTTAACGACAGTCGTTCCATCAGTAAGCCTGACGAGATAGTGAGAGAAGTCTTCCAGAGGGCTTGCGTCTTCATTCTGAGTAACCGCATCCCATTTTGCTGAGAATGCGGTTCGATTGACAACCCATGTCAGATTGACTGGGTGTGCTGGAGCTAGAGTATCCTGAATCGTGGTAAGAGGAAAGATACGGCTCCAATCGGAAACGTTCGTTCCATCATTTGCACGTAGCTGGATATTGTAGTTCGTGCCTGGTGTAAGGTCTCTAAGTAGAAGTCTCATATATTGATTTCCAATGCGTACTCGATGTCCATTTCGGTATCTGAGGTCTTAACCTTTGGAGTACCGAGGACTGACCTGGCAACAAGGGCGTAGTCTGTGCTGAGGGTATCGGCGTCTTCTGCTCTAATGCCATCAAAAACCACATTTCCCGTACCGGTCGCTGAAACGGTGATTGAAGTGATATTTGCCCAATCTGGTGTTCCAGTAGCAGTAAATGCTGTTTTGCCCATAGTCTTGATTTCATAACCAGTGGCAGCAGCAAAGCTGTATTCGTAATAATTCGTACTGTCTGTGCTGAATCTCAGAACGACGTTGTTAATGGCTGCATCAGCATTGTAAGCCAATGACATGAAGTCGGCGTCAGAATATACAGACATATCCAGTGCGATTTCTGCCAAAGTGGAGCTTGCTCCTCCTGCTACCTGCAATCCATCAGCACCAATTCTGGCAACTGTAGTATTCCATAGAGCAGGCACCCATCCTTCTGTGTCAGAGTCAAAGCTGACAATTACAGTGCTTCCTCCAGATGTCTGCGGAGGAGTTCCATACCACAGTCCAACCTCATAAATGGTTCCCACATATTCCTGTGGGATAGTGCCCTTGAAAATAATCTTGTCGTTAAGGATGTCTGCGGACACCAAAGTAACAGGGATTCTTTCTGCTTCGAAATCAAGTGTCGTGTCATTGACATTCTCTGCTGAGCTACCAATGCCAATAGCAATTGATTCTGCGATACGAGGAAGATTCCCTGCTAGGTATCTAAAGATTACTGACTTTCCCTGAGTAGTTATCATGCCTTTGTCATCCTAACGTCAACCTGAATTGAATCCTGAACATCTGGAACTTCAAGAATTACATCAACCACCTGCTTGCCAGTCGCATCAAATCTGATGGTCTGGCTAACGACAATAACTGTATCTGGTGGATAAAGAATAACCGTGTCATTGTCTTCACCAGTTTCTTCTGGCTCGTCCAGAACCACGTCATCATCTTCAACGTCAAGAATGTCGTCTGTGTCTACGACATCCGTAACCTCTTCCGTGGTGACTTCAATCTCGTTTGGGTAACGAGCATCAACGACCCCAGGTGGAAGAAAGAAATTGGGGTCGATGACGACATCAGGCTTCTTGATGATTTGATTGCTGTTAATGCTCATGGATTGATTATAGCTCAGAGTTGCACAAAGGCAAAATTAAATCTTGACTCTGCGCAACGTGAGCTTCGTGTTTTCGTATCCGGTGTCATAGCCTCTTTGGATTTCAACTACGAAATATCTGTGATGTACCGGGTCGAAATCCTTCTGCGGATAGTTGACTGAGACGATATCTCCAAGCTGTAGCAATGGGTTACCAAAGATTTCAGCTTCCACCTCGTCACAACCATCTGCCCAGTGATGAGTCACCCAATCAGCAAGGGCCTGAGCACCGCTTTCTGTCTGAATCCATTCTGGCTGAATTTCTGTATCAACCTGGCCACGACGACGAATAGCATCATCATTCTTTGAAATGATTGTCTTCTCGTCTTCCTTCGTGATGGTTCGGCCATAAATCATGAGCTTCTGCTCAACAGAATTATCTGCTCCATAGCTCAGGGTGTCCTCACCGTTCACAATGGCATTGCTTCGATAAGCGTTGGCCAGAATGAATTTCGCCCCGAATGGGTCAGACATGTATTCTGGACATACAATTTGAGTATTGTTGGAGAAATAGATGTTTGAGTGAACGGCAGGTGCCTTATCAAACTTTACATCGAATTCTCTTACCTCATGACAGATTGCTCCAAAGTCATCAAAGAATCTCTGCGCATATCTGGCCCACAGATACTTCTTCTTTCTCTTGACGATGTGGCTGGTATAGTGCCACTTGTAAAGCCATTCAGTGTATGCCTGGCTACTTACAATTCCGCCTCGAATTCTATCGAAGAAGTTCGTGGTATCAATGTGCAGATTCTCTGTGGTTCCGTTTCCGTAAAGATATTCAAAGTCGGCATGAGTGCTTCCACGAGTAAAGACACCAAATCGGCCAGTCAATGGCTCCTTCTTTGAAACAGGAATTGTGAAGGTCATCTTGCTCTGACCATTAATGGCGACCTCAATAACGTGACCAACAAAGGCTCCTGGGTCTCCGTAGACACCATTCTCCATTCGAATGGCAATGTCAATGTCGTACCAGATGTTCTTAGAAATGGCCATGGCCACACCCTTACCCTTGTCCGGGCCAAATCGCTCCAGCTTTCCATTACTTCTGCGAATGTAAAAATTCACTTCATTCTGGTACTTCCTACCTCCAGGAAGTCTGTCTGTTCGACAAAGCTCAAGGAAGTAGCCCTTGTCCTTGGTGCCCAAGTTGAACGCAATGCCAGCCATTCCATGCTTGTATCCAGAGTCTCTGAAACGTACACGAGTGCCAACGTACCAAATGCTTTTATCTGTTTCGGAACCTCGTGAGGCTACGTAACAGGTATTTACATTGGTGGTCGTAGTGGCCTTCAAGCTGACGGTTGACTGGTCCTTGTTGTGAACAAATCCTCCACGCCACGTCTTGTAGTCACCCTTGTAGTTTGCGACCTTTACTCCATATCCATTCGCATCGTCGGTATGTGCTGCTGGATATGTGTTCCAAAGACCTCTTTCTACAATTCTGAACCAACCAGAGAACGCATTCTTGAATCTCAGTTCTGGAGAACTCAGCTCCTCGTCAACCTGCTTCTTTTCATCGGCAGACTTGATGGCCTTGAAGGTGCTGACGCCAGACTTGTTGTAGTACCAATAGCCCTTTGCGTCATAGCGCATTAGCTCACCTTCACACTCGATGATTCCCTGATATGGCCAAGTAGCTGCTTCGCTACCGGTCATTCTGATAAACATCTGTGAGCTGTTCATTGCCTCTCTAAGCTGGCTTGAACGCAATACGACATCACCCTCTGGCTGCCATACAATATCCATTACTGGAGTACGGCCCTGCTGAGTTTCAGACATGGTTGCCTTGGAATAACGAACCGTTACGTTGTTTGCCTCGTAATCGTACTGCTGTGAAAGGTCAACAATGTCAGGCTGCTTTGTTCCGTTCTTTACTCCATCGAGCTGCCAGGCGATTGGGTTGCCAAGATTGTAAGCCTTGTCTCTCGTGAGAATTTGCAGTATTCCAAATTCGTCGAAATAGATTGCGCTCTGAGTCGTGGCTGCAAGACTGCTGAAGATTTCCCAGATAGTCTTCTCTCCATCAGTCCAGAAATAAGGAACAACAGTAGCCTTGTCGTCGTCAATCTTTTCATAGGCGTAGTCACTAAATCCCATGATGTCACAAAGCTGCCAAACAATTCTAGCAAGCGTCATGTTTTCAAAGAACATCTTCGGAGGCTTCATTTCCTGCAAGAACTTAGAAGCATCCTTCATGGAAACTGTAGCAATTTCCTCTCCCTGACCTGCCCAGCTATCAGCGAACATGGTGTATTCTCTGACATAGACGGTGCCACTTCCACCTACCGGCGTTGTGTCGTATCCCATGCTGTAGGTGAACTTGACGTTCTTATCAATGAGACCATAAAAGAGAGATTCGTCATTGGTGTTGTTGTAGCGACCATCAATGTTGGATAGCTGGATGCTAGCCGTATTTGATGATGCTCCACCCAAAGGGGTAACGAATGACGTTGTTCCCATGCTGAACTGAGAATCACTACTGATGAGTGTAGAGGTCAAATCCTGTTCAAGGCGGAGGGACATCTCAATAAGCTCCAGGTACTTTCCTAGAGCTGAAATGGTGTTTACCTTGATACGGACACCCTTTAGCTTTACCGGATTTTCTCGGTAGACTGTGGTTCCCCAGGTTCCATTTGCCTGACGATACAGAGTGACCTTTCCATCTGCTGGAGGCTGAATATCTCCACCAACTGTGGTCCAGTTCGTTCCATCGGTTGTTACGTCAATGTCATAATCAACAGGATAGGCTGCTGTGTTCTCGAAAAGCAGATGAATCTTATTAACCCATGAAGCCGTCTTATAGACAATGTATGGGCGAACAGTGGTTGTAAATCCATTCTGTCCACCCACATTGGAGCTAGCCTTTGGGCTGCTCCAATACTTGTATGGGTCGTCTAGGCCAGAGAGATAATATCTCTTATTGCCGGGCCTGTCCGTGTATTCAGATACAATGCCTTCCACGCTCGCACGTGCCTTGACAATTCCACTCTTGGATGGACGGAGAGGAGATGCAATGGATTCAATTGGGTAGTATTCTGGGTCACCCTCATCATATTCTGATGGAGTGTTGTCTACCGTCTGAATGCCAGCATAGCGATTCATATTCCACTCAGCAATAAGCTGGGGCAGTGCCTTTACGGCAAGCCCCTCCTTCAAAAGCTTATTGACCTCAAATGTCGTTGTCTGCATTATACCTGTTCCATTGAAACTGTGACTTCGTAAAAATCGTAAGCTCCACGCTTAGTCAGGTTCATGTTGAAGTCAGCAAACATGACCTGATATGTTTCTACTGTTCCATCTCCATACGTCAATTCCAACGTAAAGGCCCCTGGGGTGGCGTCAAAGAATGACTTCAATTGACGCGCACCCCAGAAACCGTCTACCGTATAGGAGGAGGAATGCGGTAGGTTCTGCCATGACACACCGAAAGTACGCTTGTCTGCAACAATGTACTTTCGCATCGTACCGTCTGCCATGCGCTGCTTTTTCTCAATTCGCTCTACGTCGATAGACAGCTCACCACGGTTGTGGTCTGTCACTGCGTTGTTGTTGAAACGCATTAGACGAGGCTTAGCAAATACAATAGCCATTACTTGACGACCCTGCTCCTTCCCTTCTTGCTTTCGATTCTGTCGAGAGCCTTGGTAACAACCTTCTCGAAATCAATCTCAGTGTTGATAGCCTCTGCATTGATATTGAAATTGTACGTGTTGCCGCCTCCTGAGTCAATCTTATCAATTCCACTCTCAAGCTTTGCTGTGAGTGGAGCCGTTAGGACTGCCTCATTCTTGTGAAGGTTTGCAATGGTGTTGTCATACTTAATCTTTCCACCTACTGCAAGACCAGGAATTCCAAATGTACCTGGAGGAACTGTCTGGCCACCTCGCCAGGTTTCAAAGTGAAGGTGAGGACCAGTTGAATTACCTGTATTACCAGAGTAACCAAGTAGCTGTCCTGCACGAACATTTGTGCCTGCACCAACATTTCTTCTGCTGAGGTGAGCATACAGAGTCTTCTCAGAACCATTCTGAACGACTACGTATCTACCATATGAGCGGTATCCACCATTTCCATTTCCACGAAGGTCTGTAGACGTGGTGACATTACCATTCATTGCTGCATAAACTGGGGTTCCAACTCCTACACCGAAGTCAGTTGCTCGTGGTAGGTTGGAGTGGTGAGCATAGTCTCTGGAGACCGGGCCATTTACAGGACGACGCTTTGCACCGCTACCAAATGGCTGGAATCCAGTTCCCGCAACAACTGCGCGAGCCATCTGCTCCCACTTTGCATAAGCCATTGGGAATCCAGAACGCTGAACTCTCTGAGCCTGCTCCCATAGAGGTAGCTTTGCTCGACCCTTCATTGCAAGCAGGTGCTCAAAGAACTTACGTGCTGCATAAGAAGGAGTTCTAATCTGCTCTGGAGTACCCCAACCCTGTGAAGGACGTTGCTGGAATAGACCGAGAGAGTCACGGTCACCGTAGTTGAGATTCCTTAGAGTGGACTCCTGCATAGCGGTCATGATGGATACGATAAGGTCGGTGTTTGTTGCACCCATTCCCTTACCGGTCGCAATAATGGTAGCTGCATTCTGTAGCTGCTCTGCATTTAGACCAACGCCACCATACATTCCGGCCGCTCCAGGAATACCCATTCCATCAATGCCCATCATCATGGCCATGTCGGAACCTTGCTGAATACCCTTCTGGATTAGCGCCTGCATCATTCCTGCCATACCTGCGCCAAGAAGTCCTGGCAGACCCATTCCTTCGGCTCCACCAATTCCACCAGTTCCGAACTTTCCAGAGTTAATGTTCTCCATGAAGTCAAGACCGTACTTATCCACAGCCTTGTCCTTCATCATGAACTCACCCTTCTTGGCGCGAATGTCCATTTCAGAGTGTGCTCGGCCACCAGAATATCCGGTACGTCCAGAGCCTCCAGACTTTCCGCCAATAAGTCCACCCTCGTGGTGAGCATCAAGAGACTTGTTCTTTCCAGACTTTTCGTTCAGACCAGACTTAGGAAGCTTACCGGTTGAAACCCAATCAGAGAACTGACCAATGGTTAGACCGAATGCACCCTCAGAGATTTCATTGGCGACAGACTTTGCAATCTTGTCCCATGCAATCTTGTTCTTTAGGTCTTCGGCTGCCACCTTGACGTTCTTGTTAAGGCTGTCCTTGATGTACTTGGACCAGTCATTACCCTTGCCCTTTAGGTTTACACCATATTTCTGATAGGCAGCCTCAATCTTCTTGATTTGCTCATCGAGTTCCTTCTTGTTACGTGGAACGAATGCCTTTAGGGTAGCAAGCTCAAGTTCAATGGCACGCTTTGCAGCTTCGTACTTTCGCTGCGTTGCCTTAATCTTGTCCTGCGTCTCCTTCTGCAATGCCTCACGCTGAGCCTGAATTCCCTTATTGTAAGCTTCACGCTCAATCTGAATCTTCTTGAGTGCTGTCTCACGAGCAATCTGCAAAGCCTTGTTGGCAGCTTCACGCTGAGCGTTTAGAGCTTCCTGCTCACGCTCCTTACGTGCCTGTAGCTGCTTCTTCTCGGCCTCTTCCATCTGCTGAATGACCTTGAGACGACGGTCTCTTTCTGCTTCAACAGTTGTCTTCTGATTGTTCAGAGCCTCAATTCGCTTATCGGAAGCAGACTGACTTGCACCAGCGGCATCTTCGGCAGCCCATGAATCCAGGTCTGCCTGCATGTTGTTACCAATTTTGGCAGCCTCATCGAGGTTACCAGAATTGATAGCCATGTTGAAGTCGATGTTCTGATTGGCCATCTGAGCAGCACGCTGAATACGAGTCTTTTCGCGCTCAAAGATTTCCTGACGCTTGTTTTCGGCATCTTCCTCGGCCTTGATTGCAGCGTCAATCTTCTTGACCTTTGCGTCGTAAGCCTTGTTGATAGCATCAGTACGGCCCTCCCACTTCTTGTCGTGGTTCTCCATGATGTTATCCCAGCGCTTGTCAAACGCCTTCTGCTTCTTCTCGTAGCTCTTGTCAAGGGCCTCCTGCTTGGCCTCAAAACGCTTTTCAGTTTTGTCCTGTCGCTCATCGAACTTCTTATCTGCTCTTTCCTGAGCGTCATCCAGGGCCTTTGAACGTGCCTCTGCACGAGCGTTGATGCCATCGATTTCTCCCTGCATCTGGTCATTGAGCAGAGACTCTGCCTGTGCCAATGCTTCGTCACGAGTGTTTGACATTACGCTCTTATATGCGTCAGTGAAGTCTCCGATGTTATCGGAGTTCGCTTCCCATGCGTCCATATTCTCAAGAAGGGAATCGGTTGACTTGTCTAGCTCCTTCTGGAATCCCTGCTCAAGAGAGGTAGCCTCTTCGAGACCGGCCAATCTTCTGTAAATATTAAGCTGGTTAAGCTTCTCGGCATTGCTGGTCTCTACACCAACACGGCTTCTTTCACGAAGTGCGGTGTAGTATCCATCCTCAGCTTGCTTTACAGACCACAGCTCCTGCTTGGTCTTCTGTAGCTCAGGGATTTCCTTTGAAAGGTCATCAAAGTTAACTCCAGCCTTACCCTTTGGAATACCCTGCATATCAGCGAATTCCTTGGAGAATCCCTTTACTGCGTCTGCTGCACGCTGGACCTTGTGAATTTCACCATCAGAAAGGCCAAGCTTTACACCAAGGGCCGTATCTGCGACACCGGATTCGATGTTACTGTCCTTGTTGAGATAGTCAGTCCAGTCCTTGAAGGTCTCAATTCCCATCTCCTTGAATTCCTTAGAATACTTCTTCTTGTAGGTTTCAAAGAGCTTTACGGATTCAGAGTTGACGGAGGTGGCAATCTTATCGAACACCTTCTTCTTCTCTGCTTCCTGGGTGTTGTCATAGATGTCCCACAAATCCTTTGCATTCTGCTTCATTGCCTCACCGGCCTTCTGCTGAATGGTACCTGGGTTTGCGAAGAATCGTCCGAAAGACTCAGACTTAGACTGGTCAAACTTCAAGTTGGTGGCGTCACGCATATCCGTGGCAGCATCCTTTAGACGCTTCTCGATAACCTGAGAAACGTCGTCAAAGTCAATCTGTGCCTTTAGCTTGTACTGGAACTCGGCATTGGAGTAGCGCTGACCCATGATGGCAAGAGAGGTCTTTACGGCTTCTTCCGCCGCGCTTTTTGTACCACCGTGAAGACGAACCTTTACACCTTCCTCGATAGCACGACCCCACTTCTCTGCTTCCTTTGAGTCGTAGAACTTCTGGATGTCGTTGTAGGCGTCCTTGTTGTTCTTCTTGAATTCGTTCATCTTGTCATTCAGAGAAGAAACATTGTGGGTGCCCTGTGCAACAATCTTCTGCTGCTCAGTGTAAGTAAATCCTAGGGTCTTTGCCCATGCCTCGGAGGACTTTTCAATGTTCTCCTGCTCCTTACGAGAGGCTGCTACATTCTTGTTAATGATGTACCAGGCTGCACCAATCGCAAGCGCTACTGCAAGGACCGTTCCCATTACCGCGCTTAGTCCACCCATGGCTGCAACTGCCCCACCAATTGAGCTACGAACTGCTCCCATGGCTGCTCGACCTCTGGTAGCTACCGTTCCGAATGCTGATGTCGCAGCAGAACCAATTGCACTGATTGCTGGCATGACGAGTCCCTTGATAGCACCAGCGAACTTGGTGATAGGACCGATAAGCATTGGACCGAATAGAGCTAGAGGGATAAGCATCTGAGAAATGTTGTTAGCCATGGTTCCGGAGTCGGTAACCATTGTTCCCATGAATCCTGCTGCCAGAGCAACATTCTGGAAGCTACTTCCCATTTGCTGCCAGGTGCGACGAGTGTTCGTAGCATTCTGATTAATGCTTGCAGAGGCTGCCTGAGCTGCCTGCCAATTTCTTACCTCTGCCTGAGTAAGAGCACGTCCCGTAGCATCACGATATCCCGCACCAGTCATTGTGATTGGTCCAGTTACAGTTGGTGTCGTTGGAACTACAGGTGGAAGAGGCGCACCAGAAACTACACCAGGTCGAATTCCTGATGTTGCCTGGCCAGTTCTCTGCGCCTGAGTCAATCCCTGCTGTGCCGCTGTTGCTCGTCCCAAGGCTGCGGTAAGTTCATTTACCGTTGCGATGAGAGCCTGAGTCTGGCCCTGCTGAGTCTGCATTGCTGCCGTCTGCTGCATTGATGCAAGACGGGACGCTACCTGCTCTGGTAGAAGTGCACGGAATCGGAATACTAGTCCAAGAAGACCTGCACCCATCTTAACTGCCTGTCCTGCCAAGTTGGCGAACAGACCTACGAGCATGATGATAGGACCGGCAATAGCACCGGCAATAATTGCAATGGTAGCGAATGACTTCACTGGTCCTGGAAGGTCGTTAAATGCCTTGACAATCGCAGTCACACCACGAACGATGTATCCTGCAATCTCAAGGAATGGCTTACCCGCTTCGGCAAGCTGAACCTTTAGGGACTCAATAGCAATCTTTAGACGACCTGATGCAGACTGCTGTAGCTGCTCCATCTCTCGGCTGGCACTATCTGCCCAAGTTGAAGACTCTTCCTGAGCAATCTTGTAAGCCTTACCAACCTGAGTAGTTTCGTCCTCAAGGTTAGCCATTTCTTCAACGATTGCCTGTAGTCGGGTGGTCTGCTGTGTACCGAATAGAGCTGCAAATAGAGCCTGTCGCTTCTTACCTGTAAGACCGGCCGTTGCCTTCTGCAATGCCTGGAAGGTAGGAATAACCTCACCATTCGTCTTGTCAGTAAGCTCTGTCAATGACTGCTTAGTGAGAAGTTCGAACATGTCTCTAGCCTGCTTTGTAGGCTTGAGGACTCGGGTGAATGATGCCTTAATTGCGTTAGCACCTTCGACTGCATTGATACCACGCGCACGCATAGCAACAAGCAATGTACCAACGTCCTGCAAAGAACCGTTCAGAGTCTTCATTGGAGCAGCGACCTTTGGAATAGCCTTTGAGAAGTCCTCGATAGATAGAGAGGTTGCGTTCTCAACAGAGTTCATGTAGTTGAATGACTCTGCTAGCTGACTTGTGTTCTGTCCATAAACGGACTGCAAGGTAATAGTCGTGTCCAGAGCCTTCTGATAATCCATTTCACCAAGGGTGGCTAGACGCATAACCTCGGTTGTCTTACCAATAAGCTCATTACCCTTTTCACCGGTCGCTGCCAGATTAGCTTCTACGGTTAGAGTGTCCTTCATTGATGCACCATACTGCTCTGCGGCAGTCTTAGCTGCCCTCATAGAATTAGCTCTGAGGGTTGCAGTTTCCTGTGCATTCTTTGCTGCGTTTTGGTCCTTGTTGGCAGAGAAGTCGTATACCTTATTGATACGAGTCATCTGTGCTTCTACGTCATATGCAAGCTTACCCATTGCAGCACCGGCCGCAACAACTGGAAGGGTTAGACCAACCATGAGCTGACGACCAGCCCACTGAGTGTTCTTACCCCACTTAATCATGTTGGCTGCTGCGGAGTTCGCAACCTGGCTGACAAGACCCATCTTGATGGCCATCTCGCCCAGTGCAACGTTTGTAGAAATGGTTCCAGCACGTACTGCGCCAAGTGTTTGACGGAATCGTCCTAGACGCTCTGGAGCGTCACGAGGAACGATAAGGTCCATGGTAGAGCCGCCACGAGTGTTTGTGCTCCACTGCATTGAAGCGGCTCTACTCAACTGGTACTGCTCTCTGAGAACCTGGTTAAATGTCTGTCGGTTTCTCAGAGCCTGACGAAGAGTAATATCCTCCTTTAGCAGAGCCTTGGTGTACATCTCAGACGCAGATGCGACACGCATAGTCTCGGTAGTCATGCTACCAAGACTGCGAACGCTGTTTCTGAATGCCGCCTGATTTGTTGCCAGAGCTGCTGGCGTCATTCCGCGTGCCAAATTAGCCTGCATTGCTGCAAGCTGTGCGTTAATGGCCTCGATTTCACGAGCGGCCCCACGGAAGTCCGCTGTAGCTGTAAAGCGGATATTAATGTTCTCTATTGTCAGTCATCTCCTTCTATACCAATGCCAATTTCAGCAAACTCCAGCTCCTCGGCTGATACGCCTCTGTTCTTGGCATCTGCTCTGCGCTTGATATCATCGAAGCTAGGTGTTTCCTTATCACCTGGTTCATCAAGGTCGATACCCTTCAACGCTGCCGCAAATTTCTTGCTTTGCCAGTCCTGGTCTCGCTTTACTTCTAGTAGCTTTTCCAGTTCTGCCAGCGTTAGGTTTTCCTCAATCTCTTCGAAGTTCTTCCAAATGCCGAGCAAAAATAGTTCTGCTTCGAGTTGGGCTAGGTTTAGCTCGTCCCAGCTTCCTTCTCCATCATTGCCGCCGCTGCGGCCATCAGTTCCGGGTCGTTAAGCTTGACCCCTCCACAGATTTCGATAATCTTGTGAACTGTTGGCATGTCAACCGCGTCCTCAAACTTTTCGGTGTCTTCGTACTCCTTGTACAGAGATGAAAGACATAGCTGTCCAACCTCAATAAGGAAGTCAACTACCTGGTCGTCATCCTTTAGCTTTTCAATCTCCTTGAACTTCTTCATGAACTTACGGAGATTCTTAATGTTTAGCGGCTTGAGTGTTACCTCAGTACCGTCCTGTAGCACAATCTCTTCGACTGTGTATACGCTTGTTGCCACATTTCCTCCTATGTGTTTAACTTGATTATATCAACGCCTTCTCATAATCCAAAATGCGAAAGCCCCCTTTCGGGGGCTAACGCTAAAGTCATCGGATTAGGCGATGTTCCTGTCCTTAATCACACCGTACTCCTGACCTGAGAAGCTTGGGTCTGGAAGAAGTCGGAATGAGACTGGGAATACCGTTGCCTCGTTCCTTCTCAGTGAGTGAGAAGAAGACTCAATTGATAGAGCACGTCGTACGTGGTAAACACGCTCACGCTTTGTACCGGCGTCTGCACGTGGTGCAGGACCGACAAATGCTACGGAGCGCTCCGTTGGCTCGTCACCAAGAGCACCTGCTGAAATTCCAAGAGTCTTGTCGCTCGCACCGGAAGTCAGAGTGGTATTCTGCTGACCCCAAACGATGAGTAGGTTCTCAAGAGTAGCCTCTGAGAAGGTCGTGTTAACCATTACTCGCATAGACTGCTTGAATAGCTTCGCGGAGTCAAGGAGCTGGTCAACCTCTACCTCACCGTAGTCTGGCTCGTAAGAAACCTCGACACCTTCGGACGTAAAACCGGAGTGACGCCAGTTAGTGTCTCCATCTAGTGCAGGAGTCATGCTAGCAGTTCCGGAAACGGTTGGAAGGGCTGGTGCGCTGGTCCATTCAGTAGAGTCTTCTGCTGATAGGTAAACGGCTGCTGCACCAATGATAATGTTCTTAACCTGATATGCCATGTTTTTCTTTCACCTCTTTTCTTGAAAAAGTGTTGCTTGGCTAGAGCACTTCCTCAAGATTATGTTAATGGCTCAGAGGTTATGAAGCAAACTAGGCTCTCATTCCCATGCCATTGCCACGAGGTGGGTATGGTTCACTTGGCTTTGTTGGGCCTCCATACAAGTCTCCAGTAAAGCAAACGTGCAGAACAATCATTGCCGAATGCCTTCCGCCCTCTTCTGTCGCTGGCTCAATGCTTGTGGCATTCACTACTCTGATGTACTTCATATCGAATGCCTTCTGATTTGCAGTTCCATTGACTGCCAGCCATTGATTCACTTCGTCAGCAGACCAGTCAAATCTACGGAATAGCTGAGTCAGATAGTGGATGATGTCTCTGATTTTGTTGGCATCGTCTGTGTACACTACATAAGCAAGCTGTTCGTGCTCAAGCCACCAGTCCTGATAGGTGCCCTCCTGTGCATAGTTGTAGACAATGAAGGGAATTCCCTTTGGAAGGTTTGTCAGCTCTGGTTGCTGCTGAGCAGGGATGATTGGTGGAAGATTGACATAGTTGCTCTGTACGAGAAAGCCAGCTTCCATTAGCTTTGCCTGAGTGAATGCATTGACTGCATGTGAGCCTGTTAGCTTATAGCTCGTCATTTGTCCTCCTTCGTGCCGCGTTCTTTCTATTGCGCTCTGCAAGGAACTCTTCTGCAAGCTTGGCTCCATTTGCGAATGCGGCATTGTTGTCTGCAATGGATAGCTTTGTTACCTTCTTGCGTGCTGGCTTGAATCTTCTGAGGAACTTTGCCATTGCCTTTTCTGAGAAGTCATTCTCCAGCGTCCTTCTAATCTCGTTATTGAAGACCTGCTCTGCACCGGCTCCTGACCACCAACTTGTCCAAGCTGCTGTGAAGGCTCCAGTGGTTGCAGCTCCACCAGGATTCTGTACCTGTACCGGCCCCTTTGTAAAAATGATTCTGTCGTCTACAGGGAATGCCAGCATTTTTGCTCGCTTTGGTCTAATAGTCACAGCCATGTTGTATTCCATGACCATGGCCTTGTAGATGAATCTATGCTTTCTCTTGAATGGAACCTTATCTCCTTCTGGCAAAGGAACGGGAAGGACAGAGGCTCGGAATTCAAATGACGCATAACGCTCGCTTCCTCGCCCTCTCAATACGTTCTTCCATAGCTGTGCCTGTGGAACACCTATACGTCCCCAGTCATAGACATGGTGAAATTGCCCTGGCGCTGCCGGGGCAATTACTGACATATAAGCATCGAATCTCTCAGACATTCTGCTGTGTGCGAATTTGATGACTGGACCGGTATTGACATCCATTCCTACCTTCGCTGACAGATTGGTGAGAAATCCAGTGAGGGCAGAAACTTCAACTGTGTCAGCATTGATTCCAAGAAAAGCTTTTCCTTTTGCTACGGCCATTATGACTGAACCTGTGCCCTCTGAATCAGAGCTGTATTTTCGATGTGATTTCCGAATGGGTCTACGACAGGAGTGACACCCATGACAATGAATACTGTCGCTGGGGCCCCTTCGATTTCTTCTTCCTTCCAGATGACCTCGCCCTTTGCATTGGAAACATTCGTAATCCTGTCACGCTTTGACAGAATCACTCCCTTTGGAAATACCAAAGTAGCCCAGTCGATATTTTCATAAACCTCACTGTATCGCTGGGTTGTTCCTGCTACTCGAATACCACCGTTTGTCACACCACGAACAATGCATTTGATTGTCAGGGTCTGATTGCCTGGAGTATCGCTGTCTTCGTCTGGCACCCAATCACGGATAATGTCACCTGTTTCTGGGTCGTAATGGGTCTCCCAATGACCACCGGGATTTTCCTGTGGATTGGTTCCGACCTGACGAAGAACTGTGGCGCGCATATTGAAACGAGAAGAAAGAAGACAACTCATATGACCACCATGTTGGTTAGCTTGTAAGGCTCAAGAAGCTGGTCTGCCTTTAGATTTCCGGTACCGTCATAGGCTGCCTGGGTGAACTGAATTCTCCAGTCTGCTGCCTTCATTGATTCGAGATACTTGTCTCGATATGAGGCGTCCTGACATGCATAGTCAGAAATGAGCAGCTTGGCTGCCTGAACAACAGGATAAGGGACTGATTCATATCCCCAATCTCCAGTGATTGTGTAAACGGCAGTGTATGAGAAGTCGCGCTTCTTTATTACTCCTGGTGCATAAATGACTCCGCTGTGGAATTCATCAAGGACTTCCTCTGGTGGAGCCTGCTTGATTGTCCACCATGCGCCTGGAGCCTGCCCTAGGAACCATCCCTCGCCTGTGATACGAAATGCAGAAGGGTCATAGGACAGGGTGCTATCCGTCATATCTGTAAATGAGATGAGGGGCATTGGAAGCGCAAGACGGCTGCTGTCATTGCCAGCCACGTCCTTGGTTCCACGGAACTTGCCGAAGCTTTGCCCTGTATATACCTCAATGATTCTTCTGGCTACCGCCTCTGCGTCATATCGGTCCTGCTGAGAAACATCTTCGAGCAGGGCTTCTAGCTGAAACAATGGAATAATTGGGGTTACAACTTCCACATAGGTGGAGCGTGAAAAGCCAGTCTTCTTCCAGACCACCTTAAGGGTGCCGTCGTATTCTGTCAATGACCAATCAATTGTGGTCGTGTGAATGCCACCGCTTGAGGTAACAGGCTGGTCAGCGGAAATCACCGCATCACCGCGCATTACGTCAGCGGTTAGAGTTCCTGTTACTGGGTGTTCCAGAGTAACAGTGCTTGTAGTGTCTCGGTAGATTTCCATGACTGCATTATAGATTGTTTCTGGTTAAATAGCAAAGAGGCCCCGTAGGGCCTCTGTCAGCTATAAAATTCCTTGACTTCTCGTGGAGAAGCAATGCGGAATCCTTCGTACTTCTCAAGGATGTAGTCTGCGTCGCGCTCCCTCACAATAGCGTAAGGATTAGACCTGGTGAATCGTACACCTCTTACTTCGAAGGTGCCATTCTCTCTGGTCATACGAAGAAGAACCTTGGTCTCTTCGTCAGTTTCCGCAGGCTCATCAAAGCTAGCCTTTGCTGCAACTGGTGCCGGGGCTTCCTGCTCCGCTCCAATTGACTGCTGGTAATACTCCCAAGTGACTCCATTGCCAATCAGCTTGGAGATGACTACCTGCTTATTGTCCTTGGGGTCGATATCAACTGCAAAATCGTCAGCAATCTGACGCAGCTCATCGACCTTCATCTTGTCAAAACTCATTCATCCTCCATAGAATGATTGTATCATAGAAAGCAGAAAGAGGGCCGAAGCCCTCTTTCGCTATTAAGTTGTTCCAGTTTGATTAGGCTGAAATCTTGACGTTCTTGACGACAACGAATGCGTCAGCGTTCTCAATCTGAGTACCTACACGGCAGTACATGGTGTACTCCGTGGTGTCCTTCTTAGGCTTGAACTCACGGAAGACCTGGATTTCACGCTTTACACCCCATAGCATGTTGTTAGGGAATGTTAGCCATACATCCGCGTGGTCACCGGAAGCACCAGAGTAGTCACCGTCAAGGGTCTCCTCGAATAGAGGAACTTCCTGGACTGGGACACCGAATGCATTACCGGTAGAGAATCCTGCTGGACCCTCGGTACGGACTGCACTGTTGATTCCGGAGGCTGCCATTGCTTCTGGAGTTACGTAGTCAGCAGACGTGTTCTGTAGGCTGAATAGGTAGTCCTGAATTACATTGGAGCCAGTGAAGAACTTAAGACCGTTTCTACGCTGCATGTACTTACGTGGCATAGCCTTAAGTGCCTTGTTGAAGACGCTACGGTCAACACCGTTACCTCCGTGGTCGATTACGTGGCCTCCTGCGAGTGCACGCTTACGCCATCCATCGAATGCCTTGAGTAGAGGGTCGGTGGTTAGGGCCGTGTTACCGTTAATGGCTACGTCCTCAAGGTCGTTACCGGCCTGAGTCGCCATTAGACGTGCAATGTGGTCCTCTAGGGCCTCGCCCTCGATGTTGTCCTCAAGGGACTCGGTTGAGATTTCCCAGTCTAGACGAAGCTTCTTGGTGGTAAGAGAAATCTTGGAGAAGGTTGCTCCGGCGTTTACACCGTCGTCAACTGCCTCAGTGGCTACTCTCATTAGACGCTCACCAATTCCGAGCTTGTCAATGTCAACTGTGTCGGCTCTCATACGAATGGTTCGAACCTGGTTACCGAGAACTGTGGATTCCCACATATAGTCGATGAAACGGTTGGACTGTTCTGCGTTAAGCAGACCACCGCCACCAGATGCTACCTCAGTGGTACGAATGACCTTTTCAATTAGCTCATCGCTCATGTTGTTTGTTCACCTCTTTCCTTTTCTTGGATTACTTGATGTCGGATACACTGAGGAAGTGTCCGCCCCACTTTGAGCCCTTAGCCTTGCTAATGGTCTCTTCCTTTGACGTGCCAACGTCGCCGGACTTCTTGATAGCAGTCTCCTTTTCAACACTGTCAAGTCTCTTAGTGACTTCATCGTGCTGCTCAGTTAGACTGTCAAACTTCTTGCTAAGCTCGCCGTGCTTTTCGACTAGCTCAGAAAACTTTGAATCGAACGCCTTGTTGATTTCATCAACCTTGGTTTCGATAGTCTTGATTTCCTCAGCAGTAGCTTCACGAGTCTGCTCTAGGCCCTTCTTGATTGTTTCCTGGACCTGCTCAAGCATCTTCTCGAAGTTTGGCTCCTCTGCGCCACCTTCGTCTACTTCTGCTGCTGTTTCCTCGGACTCAACAGTTCCGTCAGCCTCGACTACCGGAGCATTCTCAGTAGTTGATTCCTCAACTGGAGTCTCGGATTCGGCTCGACCCTGCTCCGCAACGTCGTCCTTACGCTCATCTGCCATTTGTTCTGCACCTCCCTTTTCAGTGTCCTTGTCAGAAGACTTTGTAAATTCCTGTACGAGATTCTTGACTGCTTCCTGACGGTTGCTGTCTGTCTCGAACCAACCAATATTCTGCATTGACTTTCCGCAAGCGGAACAATCTGCGCTTTCGTCGGTTGTAGTCTTTGCGATTTCATCTGCTGGACACCAGAAGACGTTCTCTACGGAGGTTTCCACGACCATACCCTTCATTACCTTGTCACCGCTCGCTGCCTTTTCAATACTGAAAATGTTGGCTAGCTGATTAGCTGGATTATCGACAAGGGAGAGTTCGATGAGTTCGTAGTCCTTAATGAATCGTACGTTTGTCTGGGCATCCTTATTCCACTCAGTGTCAGAGTCTACGATGCTACCGCCGATACTAAAACCGCTTAGAGTACCGTCAAGTACCTTTTCCCATGTGTCCTGAGCACCCTTTGAGACATACGCTGTCGCGTAAATGCCACGGTAAAACTTCTGAGTAGATGAGTCATAGAACTCTTCCTCTCTGAAATCCACCAGCTTTCCTACTGCAATAGGCTGATGCATCTCACGGATGTTTCCACGGAAACGAGCAAAAGCCTTCTGTGAAGCCTCTGCTAGAACCACGTCACCATGAGAGTCGAAGTTGTCAAGAGTGGCAAATCCACTGACCTGACGCTTCTCCACATCATACTTCGCAATTGGCATGGTCAAACGAACAGAATGTTCATCAGACTGCCAGGATGCCTTCTCAATCTTCATGGTCTTATCTTATTCACTTCTTTATTATCATGCAAACTAGAGTCAATAGACTTGCGATTTACCCTCAAGTTAATGGCTACAAAGGCGCAGTAGATAGCTACCATGAAGGCATTAATCCATCCTACTGACTGCCAGCTTCCAATCAGGTAGAAGCCACTGACCACAAACCAGTAGTAGAACCCTGCCAGGGCACCCCTGAGCAATGCCTTATACGTTGAGTTCCATACTCCGTAGAGGATTAGTCCACCAATGCACATGGCAGCCAGGCCCCACACCAGTTCCGGCGCAAGATTGCTCATGAGTTCATAAATAGGGCTCCTAGCAAATGTCTGCCATGGCAATGCCAGCCACAATCCCCATATGAATGTGTAAGCACCCATGATGGAGATTGCAGCCGTATTGATTGGCTTTCTCAAGCCTCTTGCTACTTCGTCTGTCTTATGCCAAATTCTATGTGTCACTGAACTGCTCTACCTTCACCCTTCGGCTGCCGGGCCTCTCCATCCTTATCAGGAGATGCCGCTGAGCGCTCTGCGTCTCGGGCTCTTGTCTGGCCTGTCTGCGCTCTGGCTTCGGCCTGCTGCTGTGGCTTTTGTTCCACAATCTTGTCACCGCCTGGAAGACCTGGCTTGCCCTGACGAGCACGAATTTCATTAGGAGTAGTCCACTGATTGCGGATTGCTCTTTCGTCAATCTTGCTCTGGGTGTCTTCGTCGGTAAGAGATAGCTCATTGAGGTGAATGAGGAATACGTCAGTGACCTCACGCATAATCTTGTTGAGCTTGTTTTCGAAAATGGTCTGCTCTGGACGACATACCTGTTCCTTAAAAGTCTTGTCTGCGTCTCGTGCAACTGCTAGACTTGCACCCTCAGCAAGACCGACCTTTGTGATAGGAACTCGATGGGCCATCAGAATGTCATTCAGATTTCCCTTGCGGTAATTGTTGAATGAACTGTCCTGAGTACCGGCCTCAACTGGCTTCATTTCAAAACTGGTCTTACGGTCCTGTTCATCAGGTGGAAGAGGAACATACAGAGTCCTGTGATTCTTACCCTTTAGGGAAGTCTGGAAGAACTCGGTAATTCGTCGCTCTGCTGCCGGGCTGAGCTTTCCTCCCTTGATGACAATGACATACCTAGGAACAGCCTTGTTCTCGAAATAGTCCAAGTTGAATCGGGTGGCGAACTCATTACCTGCGACAGCAGCCTTAGCTGCCACGATGTCAGGGATTCCGTAATACCCGTTGCTTGGAGCGTACTTCTTGATGTGGATGACTTCATTTGGTCTTGGGTCATTTCCTACCGGGTCCGTTGTCTCATTGTCTCCGAAGTTTCGGAAGAACACAGCCTTGTTTGAGATGATTTGAACAAATCCATCTCTTCGCTGCCTGATTCTCATTGTGGTGCTTGGAATGTGGCCAATGTATCCGATTTCACCATTGGATTTACGACCAACTTCAAGGTAGCCGTTTCCGGTTACTTCGTAATCAGTCCACACCTTGATAAGAGTCTCAAGGAAGTCGTCTTCCTCGTTGCACGCTGCAATCCATTCCTTGATGCGCTCCTTTTCGGTCGCAATCTTCTTGCGTGCCTTCTTGGTCTTGTCTTCGCCTTCAATTTCGTCCAGCTTGCGCTTTGCGGCTGGGGTCTCCACAAGGTCAAAGCCCAGGCCAACGATGTTTGACACCTTTGCCTTTACGGCTGAGTAGTGTGGAGAGGAAACCTCGTAAAGCTTTGCAAGGTAATCGAGATTGTATGGAGGAAGCATTACCTGGAAGGCATTGTAACCCGTTACCTCCTGGCTTTCTTCCCTCTTTGAGGCAGCACCATCTACACCACGATAGAACTTCTGAATTGACTTCGTGGTGCGAATCTTGAAGGAACGAGAAAGGCCATCCAAGCTCTTGTTCAGCTCATCGGCTGACTTTAGAAATGGGTCTGGGTCGTGAGCGATATCACGACTATATTCTGAACCTAGAGAGACTTCAATCATGCTCTCTTCTGGCTCTGCCTCTACAACTCGATTACTGGTCATTGTGCTCCTTGTAAATCTGCTCACTTACGAGAGCTGGAATGTCATTCTCATCTGGAATTAGTCCGAATGCCTGGCGCTGCTTCTGATATTCAAATTCCTCGTCGTCAATCTTTCGATGACCTGAGAGAAACAGGGGCTTTCCAACCATGATTCCATAATGACGAGCTGCCTGAGTGAGTTCGTTAATGCGCTTGAGGTCACCCTTCATCGCAGAAATGCTGAGCCAGTTACCATCGTCGTCTCCGACCCACCGGCCGTCTGGCATTTCCCAAACGTAAACTCCATAAGCAGCTTCTTCAACTGTCTGGATATTGGTCTTCTTCATATCCATATCTTAAGGACATTGGCGTTATTAAGCAAAAAGCTCCCGATATGGGAGCTTTTTCGTTATCCTGCTGCTGTGATTCCCCAGACATGCGCGTATAGGTTGGTAGCAGGGCTTCCTTCGCCTATATCAATGACTGAGGAGTCGCCAATGACGAGACCTGGCAATCCTAGATAGGCTGCATAAATCTGTTGTAGACCTAGAAGGCTTAGGCTTCCGTAGATGATTGACAGTTGTGATATCAGAGTGTTGGCTGCTCCGACAGACATTGCATAATTCCCCGGTGTTGAGAATATTCCTGCAATGTGATACCAGCTATCAGAAGTAAATACAGTGGCACCACTTGTCACAGACTGTCCATTGACAGTAAGAGAACTCAGGCCCGAAAAGACAATGGTATTTCCAGAGCGAGTGACACTGATGCCTGATGCGGAAAAGATATTTCCTGCTGCTGGCTTCACCCACATGTCAAAACCATTTACATTGAGGTCACCTGGCTCCTCTTCTCCATCGTATGAACTGTCAAGAGAGATGTCGATGGTGCCAGAAGTCATCTGGAGGCCGTTCACATCAGCATACTCAATTGGTTCATAGTAGGCATCGCTTGAGACACCGGCCCCATTAAGCAATGCCGTTCTGTCTGACCTGCTTCCTCGATAATATTTGTCCAGGTAGGCAACGATTTCGATTGAACTTACATAGCTTTCGTCATCGACAATGCCACCATCAAAAGTGACTCGTACATCAATGACGCTTTCGTTGTCAAGAACAGTGGAACCGAAAGTGGATGGAGCTAGCCAAGTTGTTCCACCATCTACTGAATATTCTAGAGTGAAGCCTCCCTCGCCATGCCAGGCAATTTTGGCATCAGAAACAGTTGTTTCTGGAATTGCTGTCAGAGCCAATGAGGCGTGCCATACACCTGGAAGAGATGTATTGGTATAAACAGGAACAATCAATCCGTCCTCTACGACCTCTGATTCTGTCTGAGAATAACTTGGGACAATTGTGCCAGCAACAATTCCAACATCCGTCAATAGAGCGTCCGCCCAATCATCATCAGTTGTCCAAACCTTCCTAATCGCAAGGTTTCGAGTTTCATCTGAGAAGTTCCAGAAGATAGCATCATTGAATCCAGCGATTGCTTCGCTGGCGTCAACATCTACTCCATTTGAATAGTGTCGGGAAATGGCTTCTGACCCAAGGGAGACTGCGTAGATTGCTGGAGCGTCAAGGGCTATGGTTCCCGTTCCTTGGCCAGCGATAAGGTCTGATGTCAGAAACTCATAAGCGTCTGCCTGCTGCTCGTCTGTAAGGTCTGTCTCTGCCACCAATACACCATCAACGTAAAGTGAATTCTTTGCGTTTGTGTGAACTCCTACGACATGAAATGACTTCGCTGTTGGGTATTCATAAGATACCTCACAGATTCCGGCCGTAAGATACTTCGTTCTGAAATAGATATGCGTTGGACTGATGACCAGGCCGTCATAGGTAGAAGAATGGCTCATCACTGAGACTTCACCAGTCACGTTGACTGGCTTCACCCATGCCTCTAGAGAGAACTGACGAAGCTCGTAGCCTTTGTTGAAAACAGGGTCGTCCATGTCCAGGTGGTTCGCATTATTCAATACGAGAGAGCTTCCTGAGCCCGTTACGAGAGCTGGGTGTCGAGTGATGGTTCCCACTAGGTCAGCGGTCCTCATGCTTCCGGCTGAATCTGGAAACGCTGGACCTGTCTCATCCAGCTTCCAATAGCTGAATGGTGCATCTGTGAGAACTTGTAGTTGGTAAGACATATATTGATTTTACCACTGAAATGCCAAAAGCCCCAACTCGAAAGCTGGGGCCTGGCAGTAATTAACCATCCTAAGCTAGCGGCACGAATGTCGCCAGACAGTCTCGGACTCATTTCCGTAGGCTGTAACTACAGGATAGCATATACGTTACTTCTTTTCAAGTGCGGCGACTCTCTTTTCGAGGTCAGACACTCTCTGCTCAAGAGTAGGCGTTGGAGTAGTGGTTGGTGCCACATCCTTTGTAAACGCTAGTCTACCAAGAACGTCGGCAGCATAATCTCCACCGGTCGTCGCAGCGTCAGCAGACTTTAGGGCTGCCAAAGCCTTCTGCACTCCATCGACACCTGCATTGTACGCAGCTACTGCGTAATCCCAACTCTTCAATACCTTGTAGTTATCTGCAAGGAGCTGGGCTGCATCCTCGGCCTGCTTCTTCACATCATTTAGATATGATTCGTCAACTGGCCAGTATCTCTTGTCACGCTGCCATACACCGAAGCCGTTTCCATTGTCACCAATTACATTGGTGAGGTTCGTTTCACGAGAACCAACTGCTAGAAGCAGTCCTGTTGGAAGACCCTTAGCCTTTTCTATATCACTGATGAAAGGCCATGCCTTTAGCGCAACTGCTGCCTGAGCAACAATAACATCCTTTGTCTCACGAGACTTAGGGATGATTACTGGAACTGGCACAGGAATTGTAGGAACCGTTGGTGGCTTTGGAGTCGTTGTAGCAGGCTTCTTTGTCTTGAGAACCTGACCGATATCTAGGTCATCAGTCTTTAGTCCATTCCAAGACTTTAGGTCTGCAACAGTTACCTTTAGTGCCTGGGAAATACTCCATAGAGTATCACCCTTCTTTACAGTATACGTTCCGGTCGTTGGAGTAGGTGTAGGAGTTGGCTTTGGAGCAGGAGTTGTTCCGCCTGGTCCGGCAGCCTTCGTTGCCTTGATATCAGCACGAACCTTCACCATGTCCATAATCTTTCCAGAAGCATAGCCTGGGTCCCACTTGTCATTAGACCATTCTCCATGTCCAATTACAGACTTTTCAGTCCACTTGTGGAAATCTAGAATGGCTGCTGAAAGCTTAAGTGCAGTCTTGTACTGGGCGTCTGTCATCTTGCGACTTCCAGAGTACATGATTTCTACGCCATAGAAATGAGCGTTACCATCAGTACCATTGGAATTACCACGAGTAGGCTTGAGCTGACTGGAGTAATCTTCATTGATTACGTGATTGAGAACCGCAGGGTCTCCACCTCCAGCGTGATTTGCACGACCCCATCCTACTAGATAGACCATGCCATCTGGTGCTAGACCAAAGTGGCATAGAGGACCAGGAAGACCAGAAATACCATTGTAGAGGATATTTCCTGCATACTCTCCCGCCTTTGCAGCGGTTACGTCAGCGCCAGTGTGATGCCAGATAAATCCGTTCATTCCACCCCAAGCACCAACAGAGTTTCTATTGTGGGTCTTCCAAGACTTAACTTCCTTGTACTTGATTCCCCACTTCTTGAGCTGAGCCACAATCTGGCTCGCTGTCATTGGTGTTGCCATTTTTCACATTCACCTCCTTCGGTTAGTAGTATAAATCCGAAGAGGCTATGAAGCAAAAGGGCCGGTACTCGAAAGTACCGGCCTCTTTTAGGCAATCATGCTTCCAACCCTAATCATGTTATTGGAAGATGTTCGTTCCACATAGTCAGCGACAGTTCTTAGTTCCCATGGAGATGCGTTACTTTTTAGTACATTGGCTCTATAACTAACCACCTGTACGTTTCCTTTAACGTATCCCTTAGAGGAATCAATTCTGTCTAGTGATGGAGAATTGTCACCAGCCTTCCCACCAAGATTCTTTACTAGTCTGATTCCTAGAATTGGACAAAACTCAGGAACATCAATGTCTGACACTTCAATATCAAACTTTCTCCCGAGCTTCTTGGCTCGTGCCTTAGCTCCATTCCACAATTGATACTCAACTGTTTGGTTCATATATTCATTTTTGGATTTAATCTTCTTGCAATCCTTGCACTTTGTGTCGAGACCAAACAGAGTTCTTACATTCTTGTGGAACTTAGAAAAAGGAAGAACCTCCTGGCAGCCGCGACATCTCTTATGTTCAGCGGGCCAGGAGGCTATTTCCTCTGGGCTGAACCATTTCCAATCGGACATGGTTCTATTGTACTATAGAATTCGCTTGTGTGCAAATTCAGCTAACTATCCAATATCAACTACTTCACAAGCCCCCGCCGCGCACGCCAGCTCTTGACTTCCTGTCGTGTTGTCGCCTTCTTCGTATGTAGGAAGAAGGTCCCACTGAATTTCATCAGGCATCTTCTCAAGCCATTCCTTGTACTCAGCCTCAGTAATTGACTGGTAAGGAGCCTGCTTGTAAGTGTGCTCTGAGAATGGTAGGAATGAGATTCCAGACACTTCATCGAAGTGCTTGTAAACCCAAGCTCCTACTTCCATCCACTCGTGCTCCTTTACAGAAACAGTGATAGATGGCTTGTGCTCACACCAGGCTCGCTGATAAGCTAGCCAAATCTCAAGGTGCTCGATTGCTGTAAGGTCATTTCGAGTGAGCGCACCTTCTGCCGCCTTCTTAGGGAAGCTAAAGACTGTGGTGTCATTAGGCTTCATTACGTCAGGCTCGTTTGGAACGCCACTGTCCTTGAGGAACTGAGTAAGAGGGTCCTTGTTGTCTCCTCGTACCGTTCTGATGTAGAAGTGGTCATGCTCGGTGTGCATTCCAGAAGGAACACCCACTAGCTGTGAGACAGTTCCAGAAGGCTTGACACAGGTAATTGCAGCAGAGCGAGGGATACCGATTGCATCGGCAACCTCAGCATTTACTGCCACCGCCTTGTACTTGAGAGCTTCAAGGGCGTCCCTTAGCTCCTTAATGCCTTCCTGGCCTGACATCAGTCTGTTACCGAACTGGCCGGTAAGAGAGACGCCAAGTAGTCTTTCTTCCTCTGTGTTCTTCTTCCAGACCTTGCGAAGGTACTTGAAATTCGTAAGTGTTGACTGCCACGTTCCGAGAATTGTGGCGGCCTTTACCTTGCGCATCAGAGTCTCTGTAGTGTCGTCTGGTCGAACAACAACCTCAGTCAGGTTACAGAACTGGTTAGGTCGAAGGATAATTTCGCTACATGGATTAGTTCCGAAGTCGAAATTGCCATCTCGCCTTTCATTCTTAAGTACCTGAGCCTTAGCAGCCTGCCTATTGAAGATTCCACGCTCTCCAGACTTGGAATCGTAGAGGTTCTTCCATTCAGCCATGAAGGCGGTCATATCAGGCTTGCTGGTGTAAGCTACTGAGTTGTTTGCAAGGGCTCGCTGACCATTTCCTTCCCACCAACTACCGGACTTTGCTGTAGCCATGCGGAGGTCAGAGAGGTCGGAAAGAGAAATAAGCGCTGAACGCCTTACTCCACCGACTACTACAACTTCTGCAATCTTACATACAAGGTCATGAGCCTCAAGAGAGGTCAACTGCCTACCGGCCGCCTTGGTGAAGATGTCAATGGTGAACTGGAAAAGCTGTTCTAGTGGCCCTGGACCAGATGCCCTACCACCAAAAGTCTTTAGCCTTGCGCCTGCTGGACGTACCTTAGAGGTGTCCCAACGAGGTACACGACCGCCCCAAAGAAGGCTAAGTAGCTCACGATATGCTCGTGCCCAACCTTCCTTACTGTCAGCAACCTTGATTACTGTTTCTGTGGCTTCAAACTCTTCTGCAATGACAGGAAGCTTTCGAACGTACTTCTCTTCGACAGAGAAGCCAACTCCAGTACCATTCATAAGAATGTACAGAGTCTCATCGAATGCTCGCGGGTCATCAATTGTGACGTAGGAACAGTTGTAGGCTGCAACATTGTCGCGGTCTAGTGCTGGACCAGCAGTCATCATGGCACGCATGGAGGGCATTGAAGCCTGCTCAAGAATAAATTCCCGTACGAGGTTGTAATCCTCTTCGGGAATTCCGTATCCGTGATTATTAATCAGACTGTTGCGCATGTAGTTCATGTATCTGTCAACAGTCTCCACATAAGTCTCACGTCGTCCAAGGTCATCACGGTACCTTGCGTATCGACTGGTGTGGATGAAGTTTCTGTAAGGGTCCGTTAGGAAGCCCTTGTCATCGACCAAAGTCAAAGTAAAAATCCCTTCTGGCCGTGCTTGTAGAGGGCACGGCTAATCATCGCGTAGTTCCTCAATGGTACAGCAAACGCCCACCTAAATCAAGTGGGCGAAAGCCTTCTCTGTTAGAGTTTCCCAGTTGTACTCTTCGTGCAACTTGGGTGCCTGAGCGTAAAAGTAGTTGCTCAGTTCATCGAAATTGTCGTATGCATAGCGGTACTTATCCACAAGGTCATCGAAGCTTGGTTCAAGCATCTTTCCTGGATGAACACCGGGCCATGGTGAGTCTGTGAGCTTTGAATCAAGGCCGAGCGGACCGAGATAGCTTCTGTATTGTGCCCATTTCTCAGTGCAGATGGTGGGCATTCCTGTGGCGATTGCCTGGAATGGGATGAGACCGAAGCCCTCTCCCCAGCTCGGATAGACCATGACGTGATAGGATTTCACAAAGCTGACCAGATGGTCTTCTGGAAGTTCCTGTGTAACCAGTCTGACATTGTTGTAGTCAGTGATTGGTCCAAGAATGCGACCATCGAAGATTCGTCTAGTGTTGTTGAGTCTATGAGCTTTTACAGTCAGCTCTACATCTGAATTGTCTCCGAATGCCGCCCGAAACGCATCGACGGCCATTTGTCCACCCTTTCGAGGCGCAGGCTCTCCCATGTGCAGGAATCGCATCTTCTCGTAGACATTTCGCTTCTTCGGAGTCCATTGAGGGTCAATGCCATGAGGATAGACCTTTACGTTCTTCACACCGGCCGCTGTGTACCATCGTCTGATAATCTCTGATGTGGTCCACACCTCATCAGCAAGATTCATTTGTTCCAACCAGCCTGCTGGCAGACCTGTTGACTCCCATGGGGTGTATCCGATATGATAGGAGAACTGGTTGCTCCATTCCCAGTAATCTGGCTGTGAGAAGAAAATCTCAATCTTACAGTTCTTGTCTGCAAAGGGGACTCTATGTCCTAGCTTCTGTAGACTGCGAACCATGTTGAATCCGGCCACGCCATATCCGATGGTCGTGTTCAAATTGCCCGGAATCGTTGAAAAGCTGATATCCATAGCTTCCCTTCGTCGTTGACATGCTCTTTGAGCTATGCTACGATTATATCAGTGGTTGAGGTACGCCTCAAATTCACTCAAGTTGACACACGATGTTGGTAGTGCTATCCTGATGGAGAACAGGATGTTGATGCGACCAACATCGTGCATTTTTGCTAATGCCCTAGGAGAGGTCGCATCCTCCTAGGGCATTTTATTTTGCCTAAAAATCCGAGCGACAGTCGAAGGGTTCTCCAAGGGTCTTACCTTCCTCTGCGGTCACTGCTTCCAGTTTCGACCTGGTGGGGTGTGTAAGACCCGCTATTTCATAGCGGGACTATATAAATTAACTACTAACATCTAACGATGTTAGTAGATGAGGTTACTACGTAACCTCATAGAAATACTTACTAATCTCTCTCAAGGAAGGTAGTCAAAATACTATGCAAAATAACCATAGATTCTATCTAACTTACGAGCTAGATGGAGTAAAACTAGAAACTGATGAACTTTTCAATCGCAGTTCTGCCAACATCCAAAAGGCTATCCTTGAGGAAGACGGAGCCAGGAACGTGAAGATTGTCAAGTTCGACCACCTACGATTTGAGGAATCATGACAGAGGTCAAGGGATACTTTCTTAAGTACAGAAACACTAAGGGAGAAATCAAGGAAACGAACGAAATTGTTTCACACGCGGAAGCTCTCCTTGAGAAGGCCGAGCTTGAGGCTGATGGAGCTACTTCCATAAAGATTGTGAAGTACATCTCTGTTCTGACTTGACACCTAACTCCAGTCCCTGTAGTCTCGTTGAACTGACTCGGACTTGGAGGTAACAATGGGTCAAGATATGAGGGGCAATATAGCCGCTGGTGCTCTGCTTCTGGGAGTAGCGACATCCGTATTCGTCACTGCTTGGTCAGAAGTAGGCACCTTCCCTCTTGATAAGCAAGAGCAGAAAGTAGCTGAACGTCCGTCACCATCGCCATCAGCAACACCAAGCAAGAGTGAGACGCCAACGGCTGCAACACAGCCAAGTCTTACGCCTAAGCCTTCCTTGAGTTCGCTTCTGGAGCGGAAGCCGCTTCCTAAGCCCACTCCAAGGGAGTACGCTAAGGAAAAGGTCGGTCACAAGCAGTTCTCATGTCTGAATAACCTTTGGAACAATGAGAGTGAATGGGACCACAAGGCAGTTAATCCTTCATCAGGTGCTTTTGGGATTCCTCAAGCGCTACCGGCTTCGAAGATGGCGAGTGCTGGGAAGGACTGGAAGACGAATCCTTTCACCCAAGTAAAGTGGGGTGTGGATTACATCGAAGACCGTTACGGCACACCTTGTAACGCATGGTCATTCTTCCAGCGCAATAATTGGTACTGAGCTTGACAAACATGCTATGCTTCTTGTATGAAAACTGACGAGGAGCGTTGCATAGAGTATGGCGTTCCATATGACCCATCCATTACCAGGCCGGTCGTGTACGCGCAGTCAAATTGGAAATGCCATCTGTGTGGCAAGAGGGTCAGACGTAATCTGAAATACCCTCACCCCAAGTCTGCGTCTCTAGACCATATCGTGCCACTATCGTGGCGAAAAGACTCTCCCGGTCACGTTTGGGGTAATGTGGCTCTTGCTCACCTGAGATGCAACCAATCAAAGGGAGCTAGATTCGCTGGCTCAACACGCCCGGCACCAAGACGACCAAGCTTTATTACCAATCTGTGGAAGCTACGTATAGCTCTCTTCGGATTCACAGCACTTCTGTTTTATATCGGAGCACAGCCTCTGGTATTGACTATTGCTGTCGCTCTGTGTATACTGAGTGTGATAAAGGTAAAGAAATCCCGTCGTCGCCGTAGACGAGCCTGGTGGAAGCTCTGATTTCACCAAATGCCCCGCTGGCGTAATGGTAACGCACTTCTTTCGTAATGAAGAGTTAAGAGTTCGATTCTCTTGCGGGGCTCTCCCTATTTTAAGGAGCTGTGATGCCTGACAGTCTTGGAAGAGACAAGAAGGGTGAGAACACTCGAAATTCAAAGGGCAAGTGTTATATGAAGAATTGCCCTAACAAGCCTGCTGTCCAAGTCACCTATTTTGGCAAGCAGGTCACTGTCTGCAAGGGACATGCACATGTGGACGGTGTAAGATGAGAGCAGAACTTGAATTGCTATTGCTGACAGATTCCGCAGGATTGAACAGGAATCTCGTCACTGCTCTTATCAGTGAAATCAAGCAGGATGCTGTAGAGGCCGACAATGCTTATGAGAACGAAGTCAGCAACCTGCGGAATGCAATTGAGGAAGCCACTCATAATGTAGAAAGCGTGCTGCGCACCCTCAGAGATGCGTGATACACTTAATGCATGTGGAGCGATTTCCATGCGTACAATAGACTAGTTGCCGAGCAAATTGCCCCGGCACTAGAGTGCCCCGATTGTGGGAATAACTTAATAACAAGATTGAAGCCTGATGCATCTTCCGACCTCAGACTATGGTGTCCGGTATGTGATATCTACATCCTCCCTGGTCTAGAGATGCATCACCAAGTGAAAAAGGCGATTAAGGAGGTGGAGAGTGCTAGAAGCAAAGCTGGAGGAAGCTCTCGAATGGCTTCTGATTCTCTCCTTGGTCGTCAAGGAGAGTCATTGGAATCTCAGAGGTAGGGAATTTCTTTACCTTCACGAGAAGCTTGACGAGCTACACTCCGACATAATTGAATATGCTGACGTTATTGCTGAACGAGCCAGAGCCATTGACATGTACCTTGCTCCAAAGGTAAGTTACGAGTTTTCTGGCGAATCAGTAAGTTTCAGTCAAGTAGTTACAGGAACGGTCAGTTCTCTAAGAGGATTGACCCAGACCCTGCAAAGTGCTATACTGAACATTACCGATGACCTTGCAACACAAGATGTTCTCATCGAAGTGAAGCGGGGAGTCGATAAGTGGCTCTGGATGTTCAATGAGTCAGCAAAATAATTACATAGCAGGCGGTCCAAAGCGGGCCGCCTGCCTTTTTGTTAAGGAGAATGATGAAGACGCCAAATGTCAAGAGAATTCTTGATTGGCGAGGTTCAATATCATTCGGAGTGGTTCTCATTGTCGCGCTGGCACTGAGTTGGTGGAGTCTTTATTCGCTCGCAATTACGTTCTATGGCGTGCCTCAGATTCTGGCTATCGGTGTAAGCGCGGCATTCGATGGTGCTGCTTTGTTTGTAGCTGACCTTGCCAGTAAGTACGCCAGAACAGAAGACTCCGGTCTTGCAACAAAACTAGCGACGTATCTGTTTGTTGGAGCGTCTGTATACCTCAACGTAGAACATGCCATCCTGCTATCCTATGGCATCCCTGGAATGGTGCTTTTTGGTGCCCCACCAGTTATTGCAGGAATCCTTTTCGAGCTTTATCTACGCTTCGTTCACCGAAGTGAGATGCGTGCCAATGGCCTTGTTCCGAAGCGTATGCCAGTGTTTGGTAAGATTAGCTGGCTTATCTTTCCGGGCAAGACTTTCCGTGGATTCAAGGACGTGGTATTCTATCGTCTGAACGAGGTTGTCACGGGTGTCACTGGACAACCCCTCGAACGGGACAAGAAGCGTGACATCGTGACACCAAAGAAGGACAAAAAGGACAAGACATTTTCTGTCACGTCACCGGACATCCCTGTCACGGATAATGTCCCTAGGACAAAGAATGTGACAGAGCCTGTCCCGGTGACAGATGACATGAGTAAGGACAAATCAGTGTCCGCGCTGGTCAGAGCCCTATGGTCCCAAGGTGTCACGGACAGGACAGAATTGCACAAGCGTATTTGTGACATCAAGGAGAAGGACATTCCCTTGAATACGGTGAACAAGGCCGTGTCACGTCTTGACAGTGCCCCAGGACATGTGACAAACTGAGGACATGAACAGAGGACAACTAGAAGACCTCGTGGACAAGTGGCATGACAGCGAAAGCAAATTGTCACTCCACGAGTTTCTAGGAATGACAGAAGAGGAGTATTCAGTTTGGGTTGAATTCGATATCCTTCCCGATGAAGAGATTCCTCGTGATAAGTTCCTAGCACTTCGCAAGGATGCCTACCGGTGGGCAAATGATGCTGACGACTATCTGTCAGAAAATCGCCGGTACAAGGAGGCAGTCTCAGAGTTGAGAATGCTATCAAACTACGACGACATTGATGCCGATTATATACACGGCATACTTGACAGGAATAACGTATGAGTGACAAGGTAAAGATACAGCAGGAGCTACGAAGGCTCCGAACACTGTATCTTGAATTGCGAACGAAGAACCCCAAAGAGGCTGCTAAAATTGCGGCCAAAATCCACGAGCTGAATGACGAGTTGGTGAAATGAGCGACAAGGCAGACGTACGTAAGGCTCTGAACTCATTGTATGAGCAGCGCAGAACGGCTGCTCGTGGACTAGAGCTTGCAAAGCGTAATAAAGACCGCATAGGCGAGCAGCGCCAGAAGCGCGAAATTGCGCGGCTCGACGGAGAGATTGCGAATCTCAAAGAATAAGGATGAGGAAAATTGACAAAGATTGACGTACTAGACCAGGGTTATGTTCGCCTGGTGGACCACATGGGGTCCGATTTGAGTATCGTCAACGCAGCACGAGTAAGTTACGCAAAGGAGAGTGCGGAGTTCTCTGACAAGGATGAAAGACTGATTAATTACCTTGTCAGAAACAACGAATACTCTCCTTTTCGTCATGTTGCGATGACTTTTGAAGTATATGCGCCACTATTTGTGGCCCGGCAATGGTGGAAATATACGGTTGCCAGTACAGCCCTTGATGACCAAATCGGCTGGAACGAATCATCAAGAAGATATCTGACAGAAGAAGCAGCATTCCATCTGCCAGCAGAAAACGAATGGCGCTCAAAGCCTGCTCATAGCAAGCAGGGCAGTGGTGAGCCTCTACCAGCAGAAACACCAAATCAAAAGGTAGTAGGCTGTCAGCCAGATTACGGAGACTACTGGACTGGTGCTCTGGCCGATTATATCGAAGAAGGCCAGGAACTATATGAGTCTGCTATGCGTGCAGGAATTGCGCCGGAACAAGCAAGGCTATTCCTCCCAGCATACGGTATGTATGTAAGATGGAGATGGACTACAAGCCTAGCAGCAGTAATGCACTTCATGAGAGAACGTCTTGAGCACAATGCACAAGTCGAAATCCAGATGTATGCTAAGGCTGTCAGAGACTTGATTGTGCCTGAATTCCCAGTCGCTCTAGCACCATTTGCGAGCAAGGATGACTGACAAGACAGAGACTGATATGTTCGATGAGGATGCTTCTTCTGTCGTCAATGCAATCATGCTGATGCGTATCTATGATATGCTGACTTGCATTGCACGAGGCGTAAACAAGGAAGAAGCAGAAATCATCTTTCGTGGACACGCATTGGGTAAGGTATTCGGGCCTGCTCCGAGCTTCGATATGTCCGACGAGTCCGACCCGGACGTTACCTAATTGTTACATTAAAAGGTGTGCGAAATGTTAGTAATTTTTTGTGATGTATGATACATGCTTCGCATACCTTTGTAACAATCCAAATAGTGCGCCCATACCCCTTGACATTCTGTCGCGGGAAGGTTCCGGGGAAGGTTCCACCCAACCTGAAAGCCGTTTTCAAAAGGGCTGAGGGCCCGTCTGCGGGCATGAATTAGCCCCCTAGGCAAACTACCCTAGGGGGCACCTTCACAGCGTCTCAGACGGTCACAGGGGCGTTCCAGCGGGCACGTCCACGGTTGCTCTCAGGCTTAGCGGCCACCGTGCCAGGGTCGGGCAGAACCTTACCGTTCCACATTTCCCGATTGTCGTAACGAGGAATGAGCACATCGGTAAGGGTTTCCTTACCCATGTCAGCGTTGCACTGCCTGCACAGGGGGAGCAGGTTGCAAGGGCAGTACATCCCACCCTCAGCGTCTGCCAGCACGTGCCCCAGGTTGAACGTGTCCATAGCCCTAGGGGTACCTCCCACGTGGGCACGCTCCCCACACCCCACACAGTTGGCCCACGTAGCACCGTCACTGTCACCCGTAAGGGTGGCCAGGTACAGCACCGTAGCGAGCACCTGCCTACGGATACGGGCGTTGACCTGGGTCTCACTCTGGTACTTGCACTGGTGAGTGGTGGTGTTCATGTCCCTGTCTCCCTTGTTCGTTGCTGTGCTTACAGCATACCCGCCCCGGACACCCATGCAACCCCAATTCAGCAAGAATCTTGGAAGCTTTACCTAAGCGTTACCTGTCCGCCCCGGACGACATATGGGGCAAAACGGACATTGGGTACATACCCATACATAGGGGTACATATAGGGCATACCATCCCATACCCACCCATATAGGGCATAGGGTACATATGGGACATCTAGGATATAGGCCCTTTTAAGGGGCGTTACGTACATACCCCACATTTCCCCCGCGCGTGTACGATAGGCACGAAAAATTCCCGGAGACTTTGGGCTTGCATCTGCCCTACCCCTTGTGTAGACTGGTACTACACCAAGCGAGAGGAAGTACACACCATGGACCTTCGTGACCTTCTTGAGCAGGCCGCTGACGCGGGTGTCTTCACCACCATCACGGTTCCCGTTTCCGACGTTCGGGATGCGGACCGTGTGGACGGCTTCGACTGGGACGCCTACCCGCACATGGCCGAACTGGCGTAACACCTAAAAGGGGCATTCATGTTCAGGAAAAGGCCGAAACCGGTACAATTCCACAGTATGTCCCTTTTGCTGGAAAGGGACGGGCTGAAATCGAAAACTTCGGTTTTCAACTCGTCCCTTCTGGCGAATCTCCTCGCACGCTACGAGGAAAGCGGTTTTACCGCAATCGAGGCGACACATTCGAAATACTGCCTTTGTGAGGCAGGAAAGGACGAAAAAGTCGCCATCTGACCTTCGAAAAAACTTCATAGAAAAAATTCACCCCTCTTTTCAAGGATTTTCGCCTAGATTTCCTTAGAAAAGAGGGGTGAATTTGTGGGCGAATTTTTTGTCCGGGCGGGACACTCCTTAAATGAAAAAATATCCTTACAAGCATGTTGAGTCTGTCCTAGGCGTCTGTTAGACTTAGGTCATCACCAAGGAGGAAACATGGCGAAGAAGTCGCTCCGTATGGGTCAGCGTCGTCGGAACAAGCACTGGGTGAACATTTACCTTATCGACCGGGCCTGTGGAGGGTCGGAAGAAGGCGGATGGTGGTTCAACTACGGAGAGAACATCGAGGCATGGCCCTGCCGTTCGGCCAAGCAGGCTGAGAAGCTGGTCAAGTGGGCCAAGGCGCAGAGGCGCTATCAGGGCTCGAATCGTTCCCTGTACAGCGTGAATCACCGTCTGGGCGACACGGTGGAAATCCTCATCGAAAACCGTGAGGGTGCCGACTGGAGCGACTACCGTCCGTGGGAGTAGGATTTGGGCCCTTCGGGGCCCTGTCCGCCCCGGACTAAAAATCTGCGACTAAAAATCTGGACTTTGGGGTTGCGACTCAAAAATTGGCCCTGTAGACTAGAGCTAACGAAAACGGAGGACAGGATGTGTTTCCACAAGTGGTCCGACTGGAAGCAGATGGTGGGAACGTTCGATTCCCCTCTGTTCCCCAGGCTCGGTACCTGGAAGGCGCTGATTCAGGTGCGCCAGTGCTCCAAGTGTGGTAAGGTTCAGCGTAAAGACATCTGAGGAGGCGTCATGACCAACCTTTCGAAGCCCGAGCGCGTTTCGCTGGACAGCCTGACCTACGTCGGTGGGTTCGACTGGGACCACGAGTCCTATCAGTTCAACGAGACGCGAGTGTGGAAGGAAGCCCGAGGACGGTACTACGTGGCCAGCGACTCCGGTTGCTCCTGCCCCATTCCGTTCGAGGACATTGACTACGCCGACCAGGCACACGGTCCGTACAACAAGACCGAACTTCGTGCATACTTCGAGCGTCAGTTGAAGGCGGAGCGAGGCTACCGGCCTCAGTCCGAACTCCGCCAGGAAATCAGTTCTCTCCTGGCCCAGCTCACCTGACAGAAGGGGCCTCCGGGCCCCTGTCGGGGCCGGACACTTTCATAAAAAGGCTCGGTAGGTGTTGTGGTCTGTCCTTGAGCTGTGTTAGACTCTACTTACACCGAGGGAGAGGAACCCACACAATGCGCACTCAGATGTTCTCTCTGGAAGACGTCAAGGCCATCGCCAAGGACCAGAACAACCACTTCTTCGACCGGGCCACCCTCCGCTTCTTCAACTCCCGCATCTCCGAGATGTGCTACAGCGACTTGCAGGGGAAGACGATGTTCTTCGTCTCCTCCGAGCGCTTCGACGACATGTCTCCCCGACTCTACACCGTTCGCGTGGCCAAGCTGGACGAAAACGGACATCTCACCATCGACACCGTGTCGGAGTTCCAGGAGTACGCGAGCCGTGACGGTGCTCACAGCCGTGCCAAGCGAGAGCGTGCCAAGTTCTTCGCTGAGTCCTTCCCCTCCGAGTGACGGACGGGCCCTCCGGGCCCCTGTCCGGCCCGGACGGACAAAAAGGACATAAATTCAGGGGTTGCGCGATGTCCCTTGGGTCGTGTAGACTTTAGCTATCAGCAAGGGGGAAGGAACCCCCAAGCGAGACTCTGAGGAGCTTCAAATGGCCGTTACCCTCGCCAAGAAGACCGACGTCAACCACAACATCGTCTCCTCCGTCACCATCTCCGAGGGCTTCAAGGTCAAGGGTTCCAAGTCCGTCTACAGCATCCGGCTGGAGACCTGGAAGACCACTCCGGGCAGCGACTCCACCGAGGTCCGCATCGTCATCCGTGACCAGGACGGCAAGTTCCACGGAGCGACCAACTTCAAGCAGAACATCATGCTGGACTTCACCGCTCTCATGAACGGCAACCACAGCAACCGTCGCGCCAAGGCCAAGAAGTAACATCCTCCCACCGGGCCCTTCGGGGCCCGTGTCGGGCCCGGACATTTTCAAGTTGGGGTTGTATCTGTCTCCCACATGCTGTAGAGTTAGAGCATCGAAAGGGAGAAAAACTCCCGGAAGAGAGGATGCACCATGCTGAGCGACGTTCGTGTTGAGCTGTACTTCCACGACCGTGACAAGACGCTGGTGGCCTACATCAAGGACACCACGCCCGATGCCATCAACCTGGCATGGACCGAAGCGGTTCACAACGACATGAAGCTGTTCACCCTCACCGACGCGAACGGCTCCCGCCTTTCGATTCGAGTCAACCGAGTTGAGATGCTGGTTGCCTCTCTCTACAACCTGGGGCGCTGATGTGCATCGAATGTGGCGCTGCCATGGGTGACATGCACCGTGGCAAGTGCAATCCGGACAATCGTGAGGGCTACGCATGGATGGTGATTTTCGAAGACACCTTCCTTGAGTTCGAGCCCGCTCCGGATGCTCATCTGGACGACATGGGAGACTGACAAAGGGCCCTTCGGGGCCTGTCGGCCCCGGACAACTTAGGCAGACTAACGAATATTGGTTGTTGCGCCTGTCCCATCGGTCATGTAGACTTAGAACATCGAGAGGGAGGGAAGCCTCCCAACGAGAGGAGCGGTCATGACGTTCGAGATTCCCGAGGGTTACAGCATCATCTCCGAAGAGGAGTACGCAGATGCGGTTCGTGAGTCCGCTGAGCCGCACAAGTTCGAGACGGCCGGTGTCATCCGTAAGGGTTGGCTGGCCGACATCTGGACGGTCTCCGAGGACGACGAGCCCGAATACCTGGTTGACTGCAACTAGGTCAGGCTGATAGACTCTAGCTAAGCACAAGGGGACAGGCCACAGGGCCTCGCAACGTGAGGTTTTTCCCTTCCTGCCAAAGTCTCTGATAACTGAATACCCCAGCTTACTTCGACTCTCAGGAGTTCACATGATTGCCGGTATCGTTCCCGTCCGTGACGCCCTCTCCCTCCGCGTGGCCATGATTGTCCAGGGGGTGGACATCGAGTTCGGCCCCATCGCCACCCGTGCCCCCTTCCAGCGGTTCGACATCCTGGAGGCGGACGAGACCCGTGCGCGTGCCATCATCGCTCGGTTCCCCCGTGTGCGAGTCGGCAAGCCGGTCAAGAAGTGGAAGGAGGCCGACGCCTCTCTGCTCGGCCGTGCGAAGCTGGTGAGCCAGAAGGACACCAGCGAAGACTGACCCAATGGGGCCCTCCGGGGCCCCATTTGGCCGCCCCGGACAATTTGGCCCGGCACTAGACACAGCCCTTGTACTCATGTAGACTAGACCTATCAAGCCAAGGAGGGCGACATGGCCAAGGTATCTGTTGCGAAGCTGATTGAGTCGGCTATCTTCAATGATGCTGAGGCCAAGGGTCACACCACCTGGCAGATGTTCGAAGAGAAGTTCAACGACCTCTTTGAGGGAAACCCTGAGTTTGTTGAATCTTGCTCCAAGGGCATCCTTGACCCCATCATCTACATGGTGGAGTCGAACACCGTTTTCAACGGACACCACCGAGTTCTTATCGCGTGGTTGCTGAACGTCGAGTTCATCGAGTATACTGAGGACTGGACGGAAGACAGCGAGTCCGGACCCGAACTCTTCTAGGAGTGTCATGTACTTCGTAGAATGGCTTCACTTCTACCTCTACACGCACTACGCTTGGTACCGGGAGGTGTGCGAGAATGCGTGATGGGTATGTGTGGCTCATCGCAGTCCTGTTCATTCTGCTCATTCTCTTCTGACACCGGGCCCCTTCGGGGGTCTGTGTCCGGGCCGGACAAAAATCACCTCAGATTCAGGCTTGCACACAGCCCTAGGCGTCGTGTAGACTTAGGGTATCGAAAGGGGGAAACACCCCCTAGAGAAGGAGAATCACCATGCAGCTCGTCCTCGACACCATCGCCCGTTCCTTCGCCAACACCCCGCTCAAGGCCAGCACCCGGCAGACCCTCGTGAACGAGGCCATCGCCCACCTGGACAGCGAGCAGGCGCAGCGCTTCCTCGACATCGCGTTCGAGCAGGGCGAGTTCGCTCCTTCCGACTCCGAGTGAGTCACCAGTTCAACCCACTTGGCCCCCTCCGTTTGGAGGGGGCCTTTGGCCGCCCCGGACATCGGGCAAAACGGACATTTTGAGGGCTTGTTTACGTAGCCTGTCTCTGATAGACTCGACTTACGTCAACGAAAGGACTGTCATGCTCAAGCGCTCGCACGACCGTAAGACTGCCAATCGTGCAAACGGTGCTGGCACTCAGTCTCTCATCAAAAACGCATTCTCCCTGCCCAGTGGCAAGGCGTATTCCTGCCCTGGCGCGACCGGCGTGTGTGAGACGGTCTGCTATGCCGGTAAGCTGGAAAAGCAATACCCGGCATTCCGTGACCTTGCCCTGCACAATTGGGAATTGCTGAAAGACGCAAGCCTCATTCGAATGGTTTACTTGCTTGCCGAAATGGTGAGTGAGTTCCGAGAGGAATGCGAAAAGCACAACGTTCCCAAGGTATTCCGCTGGCACGCAGATGGTGACATTTTCTCTGCCACCTATGCAGAGGCCATCGAAATGACCTGTGAATCCTTTCCGGATGTGCAATTCTGGATTTACACGCGCTCTTTCGAGTACGTGGGATTCATCTACGGTCTGCCCAATCTCTCTGTGTATCTCAGTGTAGACAGTGAGAACAAGGAAAAGGCGCTGGAAACGCAAAAGGAATATCCGTCTGTGCGTCTTGCCTACCTTGACGAGACTCACGAAAAGGGCAAGGAATTCATGCTTACCGAAACTGGTAAGCCTGGCGCTATCTGCCCTGAGAATGCCAAGCGCATTCCCCTTATCACTAAGGATGGAGGCGCATGTGTGACGTGTGGCCTTTGCATCTTTGGTAAGGCGGATATCCGATTCGCCTCTAAGGTTCCTAAGCGCAGGAAGGCTTAGCCCCTTGCCCCTTCGGGGGCATGTCGGGCCCGGACAACGGGCATATCGGACAAAACGGACATTCTAGGCTGTAGACATGACCCTGTTACGTCCTCTATACTAGAGACATGAAGGGGAGGGAAACCAACCTCTGCACCGGGGCTTGCCTCTCCGCCTTCAATCCGATAGACTGAGTGCACACCGAGGGAAGGAAACCCCATGAACGTCAACATGACCCGTCGCGCGTACGCTGTCTCTCTGGGCCTGGCCAAGGAGTCCCGTGGCCGGATGAGCGCTGCCGCATACGAGGCCATCGCGGAGGCTGAGAAGTCGGGCAAGGTCTTCACCGACACCGACGCCACTCCGCGCAAGGTCGTCAAGGCCGCTCCCAAGGCCGGACAGTTCGATGCGAAGGCGGTCCGTGCGTGGGCCACTTCCAAGGGCATGACCGTTTCGGCCCGTGGTCGTCTCTCCGCTGAGGTGCTGGCCGCTTACAAGGCGGACAACCCGGAGGTCAAGCCCGCTGCGCCCGGCGTCCACGTCAAGGTGACGGGCAAGGATGTCCGTCCGCACGCCAACCCGACCCGTGGGCCCCGTACGGAGTACACCGCTTGGTACGGCAACAAGCGTATCCGTCTCTCGGAGCGCGAGGTGTGCAAGTGCGGTTACAGCCTGTCGCACTGCGGCTGTGGCTCCCCGGTGGTGCTCGGGATGGACGTAGAGGTTCACGCGCGATAGGATAGGAACATGTCAGTCATCATCGAAATCGACACGCCTGATGATGACGCTCACGACAGTGCCTGGCCCTTTGCCACAGCTACGGCTGAGTTCATGGCAAAGGTGCTGGGCCTGTCTGTCAGTGTCTCAGACGGCTACGGTACAACGCAGGATTTTGGGGGAGAGGGTGGCGCGTAGTCCCTTCAAACGAACAAGCATCATCGCACCTGACATGTATGAGGGTGCGCGACTCGTAACACCACGTCCCACATCGTATGAGCGTCTGGCGAATAAGCTCATCGATGAAATGGACAAACGGTCTTTCGACCCCCATGCATTCGCCTACCTCCTTTCTACCTACCCTGAGCCTGTGCAAGCGGTGATGTTTCAATTCATCATCTCTCTGCTCAATGCGTGGGCAGGAAGAACGGAAAGTCGCTCAGATGACGAATTCAATCGTGTGATGGATTCCAAATTCGTCATCGAACAGATACTACTGAAAAGGGGACACACGAACCCTTGACCCTACCGGGCCCTTGACTTCTGGGGCCCGTGTCGGGCCCGGACAAAAATCAGCACACAGGCGGTGTTGACCCTTGTCCCTGTCATCGTGTAGACTTAGAACATCGAAAGGGGGACGGACCCCCTGAGAAACGGAGACTAACATGAGCGCCAACGTCAACCTCGCCGTCTACCTGGTCATGCTGCACGACGAGCAGCCGCACATGAGCTTCGACCAGGCGATGCGTCTGGCCCGTCGCATGATGGACCACCACATCGAGGTCCAGCGGGTGGCCGAGGACAAGGGCTACAACGAGGGCCACAAGAACGGCTACGCCTCCGGCAAGGCCGACGCCGAGCAGCCCACGAGCTGGGAGCTGACCCGTCTCCGGGACATCGAGAAGCGCGTCAAGGCGCAGGGTGAGGAGCTGGTCAAGGACATCGTTCGTGAGGTCGGTTCCCACAAGAAGATTCAGTGCATCAAGCAGCTCCGCGAGAAGACGGGTCTGGGTCTCAAGGACTCCAAGGACATCGTGGACGCCTACGTGGCCAAGCTGAACGGCATGTACCTGGCCGACTGGGAGCGTGCCCTGCTGGACGCGGCCTACTGAGTCTCCTAAGACTCGCACTCTGCCCCCTCTCCGGAGGGGGCTTCGGTGTGTCCGGCCCGGCCAACCGGCAAATCGGACATTATGGACATCGAGCCCGGCAGTGTGGGTAGACATCCACCCTTGCTTACTGCTAGACTAGAGACATCGAAGGGCAGGGAAACCAGCCCTTACACCAATCTGCCTAGGAGGCACAACATGCACGGTCTTGAGATTGGTTCCAAGGGTCAGGTCGCGTTCGCTTCTCGCAACGAGCCCGCGTGGCACAACCTCGGAACCGTGTTCGAGGGAGAGCTGACCACCGACGAGATGCTGTCTCTGGCTCACCTCAAGGGCTGGGACGTCCGTCTGGAGTCGGTCAAGGAAATCATGGGTCTGGTCTCGGACTCCTATGACTTCGTGACCGAGCCGCACATGGTGGTCCGTACCAACCCCTTCACCGGTCGGAACGACGTTCTGGCCACGGTGGGCGAGCGGTACAAGGTCGTCCAGAACGAAGACCTGTTCGGCTTCGGTGACGGCATCCTCGCGGGTGGTGGAACCTGGGAGACTGCCGGTTCCATCAAGGATGGGCGTGTGGTCTTCGGGTCTCTGTCCATCTCTCGTGACATCGTCATCGGTGACGACGACGTGACCAAGCTCTATCTGCTGGTCAACACCTCTCACGATGGTTCCGTGGCCGTTCAGGCGTCCGTCACTCCGGTCCGTGTCGTGTGTCAGAACACGCTAAACTTCGCACTCCGTAACGGTGTGAAGCAGCAGTTCAAGATGCGCCACACGCAGACCATCGAGGGTCGCATGGCTGCCGCGCGTGAGGCCCTGAACATCACCTTCGCGTACGGGGATGAGCTGGAGCGTGAGCTGACCACGCTGGCCGCTGCCAAGTGCACGCGCGACCAGTTCGACAGCATCGTTCAGGCTCTCTACCCCAAGCCCGAGAAGGATGTCAAGGGCAGCATGGTCAAGTGGGAGTCGAAGCGTGACCTGCTCATGGGCATCTTCACCGACACGGCCCCCGGTCCGAAGACCACTCAGTCTCTGGCCGGAACCATGGCCGGTGCCCTGAACGCTCTGACCGAGCGTATCGACTGGTACCGGATGCCCCGTGGTGGCAACGTGGACAACCTGTTCATCGCTGCCAGCGGTTTCGACCCGGTGGTCAACGCCGAAAAGAACCGCATCCGTAAGGCGGTCCTGAGCCTCGCTGCGTAATGCAGTAGGCACGCCAGTCCCCCTAGCCCAGAAGGGTTTAGGGGGATTTTGGCGGCCCCGGACAATCGCCCGGCAGGGTAGACAGTGTCCTTGTAGTCTGCTAGACTCGTATCAACGAAAGGGGAAAGACATGGCGATGGTCATGGCCTTCGGTCCGGAAGAGAACGAAGACTGCGAAGGTTGCTTCGCTCGCAGGGCCATCGGCACCTTCAACCTGAACGATGTTGAGACACCTCTTTGTGGTCACTGCTCGGTTTACCGAAACGCTGACAACACCGAGGTAATCATTCCGAACGAGCCGGTGTAAGGGGAAGCAATGACTCACAGGGTAACCGTAATCGTTCTGGAAGAGGGAGTCCGAAGGGAACTCATCTTCGATAACATTCAGGGAGGCGGAAAGGGAATCGAGTTCGATTCCAAGACTGCAACTCTGACTCTGTGGACGGAGAGGGGTCATCTTCTCAATACCCGATGGGTCGTTCCGTTCGTGTCCCACTACTGCGTGGAAGACGAGCTGGAATGGTGACCTAAAGTGATGTTGACAAGGTAACACTGCCTTGCTAACATAGAAGTATAAAGTGTGTCCCTGGGGGCCCTATCAGTCATTCTGGCGAGGGCTTAATTAGAGGAAGGTCGGCCTCTCCCCAGGGACCTTTCAATTGTCCGCCCCGGACACTTAGCTAACCTAACTAACTAGATGACTACCAATATCGACAACGATTTGTCCGTCATGTCCGACTTTTTCCCCTTTACGATAGCGTCCTAAATTTCCCGGAGATTCCCTTTACGAAGGGGCCGAAAACTCCCGGATTTTGGAGACATATTTGGTTAGAAAAATAAGCCCACACTTTGGTGTGGGCTTTTCCCATATACATGGACAACAAAGCTATGATTCAAGGCCGGTAGTCATAGGTGTCCTTGTACCCCATATACATAGAACAACCTATAATGCGTGTATGCTTACTTAATCCATTTACGAAAGGCTTCTAAGGCTGCCGGGGATTTTTGATGCATCCAATCACAGCCAGATTGGGCAGTGTCTCGTGTATATGGGGAGAATCGACACCAATCCTATCAATCTAAGGCATGTGAGCCTATTCAACCTTAGATTGTGGGGCCCATTTACGATGAATGCCTGATTTTCTGGGCATCTGGGCTGATTCATGGGCTGAATGTGGGCTAGATTGGGGCTGCTTTACGAATGACTGTTAAAATTGCTGGATTTGGGGCAGAATCGGGTCAAAATGTCCGATTTAGGGGCGAAATATCGTGATTTTGCCTTGTTTTGAGTGATTTTTCGGGGCTAATTTCGATGCTTGTGAAGCCTATTTGCCTTGGATTCGAGGGCCAGATGCGTGTTAGACCTAGGAATGTGCCTCCAAATGCTTGTTAAGCCTGCGAGATATCCCGGAC